TACAAAATATAAATACATTTATATTTTGTATTTAAAGGAATTATTAATGAAAACATATGGACAAACAAAATTTAAAGATATTATAGATAATACTCCTGAATTTGCTTATAACTTGGAGTTAACTATAGGTAATGGTGGAAATTTTACAAATATACAAGACGCACTTAATTACTGTAAAAGATATATTAATTATCCTAATTATGCAATAACTTTAAAATTATTAAATAATCTTACTATTAATTATACTATTAACATTGCACAGACAGATTTTAGAAATTTAATACTTGATGGGAATGGATTTACAATATCAAAAAATTGTAATTCACAATATGATACTGTATTTAATGGTGATATGTCTATTTACCCTGTAATTAAAAATCTAACTGTTGAAAATACAAATAACAGGAGTTTTGGTATAGCATTTACTAATTATCATGGATCCATATTTGCTTCACATACAATTGTAGAAAATAACTTAACTATAAAGAATTTTTATAATGGTATTAGACATGCATGTTCATATTTATTTACCCCAGGATTAACTTTAGATAATTGTGAATATGGATTATATGCATTTAGGAAATCAGATACTTGTTTAGATTCCCATGTAAATATTAAAAATTGTGGAACTGGCATAGCTGTTTATAATGGTTCAGAAGTTGTAGCACAAGGTGTTACTTTTGCTGGCAATACTACAGATTGTAATATAAGTTATAATACACCAACTACAAATGGAACTATTTGGAAATAATTATAAATAATTATAAATAATATAAAAATAAGGAGAACTATAAAATATGATAATATCTAAAAAAACTCTAGCTGATCAAGGTCAATTGAACAAAAATGTTATATTATGGGCAATTGATATAGGATCAGAGTTAGCATTACTAAATAGACCTATGACAGTTAGGCAAAATTCAGAGAATATGATGGTTGAATATGTTGATGACATTACACCTGAAGAAATTGAGGCTGGAAAACAAGCAATTAAAGAATATTGTATATCAAATAATATTATGGATATATATTATGATTTTTTAATAGCAACTACTCAGGAAAGTAATAAATTAGATATCTTAAAAGAGAAGAAAAGGTATGAGATCCAATCAAATAGAGATAAAGCTCTAGAAAATGGAATTGTATATAATGGTCATACTTTCCAAACAAGGGAAAAAGATAAACTAAATATCAATGTAGCTGTAACTAATTTAATGCTTGATATACAAAGTGGAACTAATTCAGTTTCTGAAATCATTTGGATTGACATAAATGATGAAAAAGTAACTTTTAACCCACAGGAATTTTTAAACTTTGCCTCAATGGTTGCATATAACACACAAGAGATTACTTTTAAAGCCAATGTTTTAAAAGCAAAAATAGAAGCAGCTAAAACAATTGAGGAACTTGAAAAAATACAATGGGATGATTCAGTTAAAACAACACAAAAGAAAAGATAATACATGAAAAGTTTTTCAGATAAAATAAAATACTATTTTTTCATATTTAGATGGTTTTTAATTGGCAAATATCACTGTGATATTCCACAGAGATACAAAAAGTATTATAAAATATCACACAGAATATTATGGTTAAACATTCTATTCTGTGTGATTTATACATGGTGTGAGCTGATAGGACTTAAATGAATTACCTCCTAGAGTTAAGTCCTATTTTTATTGTTGGATTAATTTGTGGCTTATCAAATTATTTGTCTGATGAAGAAGATACTTGTGCTGGAAAACATATAAAATGTATTCTAAAATACATTTTTAACAGTGCTGTTTTATGTACTATAATTTATTGTATTTTAACTTCATTAGAATTGCCATATCTTACAAAAATAGGTATAGCAAGTGCCATTACATACTTAGGTATAGATAAAGCAATGTCACTTATTAAAGAATTTATACATTTAAAAAAATGATTATATGATTTTCATATAATCAAAATTAAGTGTTATGTCTAAGGTTATGATATTATTATCAGTTGTAGAATATTCCAATTCACCTACCTCATCTAACTTGCTTTTGTAAAATTCAACTCTAAACAAATACTTATTTTTAGAATCATGTATTTCTAACCACGATGTAGCTTCAATGCCACATCCAGTATTTGTAGAAACTTTATTATATTTATTAATTAAATTGACAAAGTTTTTCCACACTTCTAAATTCTCATCTACTAACAGCGTCAATGTTATTGAATCAAATTTTGCTACTTCACCACCTAATGTTAAAGTACCAGTTGAATGCCCTACTTTTTGTCCTTCTAAAGATATTCTAGGCAATTTAACTTTTTGACAATAATATTGAGTATCATCAGAAAATAATAATGTCCTAAAAACTATATTTGAGTTTAAAGCAATATTTCTAAAGTTCATATTATACCTTTTTACATTATTTATTTAAGTATTAATTAAGATAAATATGGTATAATATTTCAAATTAAACTTTTAAAGGAAAATTATGTATTTTAGTCTTAAAGAAACATTAGAGTTTCTATCAACTAATTCAAAAAATGGTGTTTGGGAATATGATGATATTTCAGAAGCTGATACAACTGTGTTTTGCTCATATTTTTCAGACAATAGTGATGAGAAAGACATATATATTATATTGAGTAATCCTACTGGTAAATCAGATATAGATTTACAAGGCAATGTAACAGATACAGATAGTGAAGACGGAATACCTGATAGATTCTCAACTTGTATTATGAAGGTTAATCTTGCAAAACTAAACATTAGTAATTTTGATGAATTAGGTAATGCAATAAAAAAATATAGATTATAATTAAGTTTGATTTAAGGTTTTTCTGGTACCATTACGGTATCAGAAAATTAAGGGTTTTATATAAAACCACAAAATGAAAGGAAAGAAAATGAAAAAAGTTTTATGTAGTGCGGTTATGGTTGCAGGTTTAATGTTTGTAGGTTGTTCAACAACTACTCCACAACAACAATTTGCTAAACCTATGTTAGAAAAATATGATGATTTACCTAGTTGGGTTAAAGAATATGGAGATATTAATACAGCTGTTGGTTCAGCAATGTATATAGGTCAAAATTATATTCAACAACAAACAGAAGCTATTGCAGTAGCTAAAATGAACTTAACCCAAAAACTATCTTCAAAAGTTGATAGTATGATTAAACAATATTACCAAAATAAAGGGATTGTTAAGACTAATAATAGCCAAGTTTCAGTACAAGTTAGTTCGTCATTAGTAAAAAATGTAAAAGTAGTTGATACTTATGTTGCAGATGATGGTGAGCTATTTGTAAAAATTGAAGCATATAGTACTAATTTATTAGAAATTATAAAAAATGATGATAGTGAGTCATTATTTGATGAACTAGATAGAAGAGTTGGTAATGTTAAATCCAATTAATGTAAAATATTGGGAAATTATTCATAATAAAGAAGATTTAGGAATAAAAAAATCTGATGATTATAACTGCAAATGTGATGTTTGTGGTGATTCAAAATATAAAAATAAGAAAAGATTACATCTGTATAGAAAAGATTCCTATACAGATGATTCTATAAAATGTTTTAATTGTGGTTATACAGCTACCATGTATTCTTACATTAAAACTTTTCATCCAATATACCTTAATAACTACTTAAATGAAATAGGTGAAAAATACATAGATGATTTAAATATTCAAAACATAACACTAACTAAAAAAGAACCACAAAAACCTAAAGAATTTTTTAGTTTAAATCTACCAAAAGCTAGTGAAATAAAAGAGGCAAAAGAATACATTTTGAAAAGAGGTGGAAACCCTGATGACTTTTATTATTGTAAAGAATCATTTGTAATAAATAATAAAACATTTAAACTACCAAATTTTATAATATATCTAAATACTGTAAATGATAATGCTTTTAGTTTTTATAGTCGTAGTATAAATGATAAAATATTCTATATATTTAACTCAGATGATGGTTTTAAAGTTATGAACTATTTCAATATTGACCCACTAAAAGAGGTATATGTATTTGAAGGTTTATTTGATATGTTATGTACCCCATTTAAAAATAAAATAGCTATGCTGGGTGCAACTTTGCCAAAAGGAATGAAAGTTATACCATATATAATATGGTGTTGCGATAATGATGAAACTGGTAGAAAGGAAATGTTAAAACATACAAATAATCCAAATCATAAATTTGTTGTATGGTGTGATGATGAAAAATTTAAAAAATATAAAGATATAAACGAAATTTATCAAAGTGGTGTTAATATTGAAAACTTTATAAAAGAGCATACTTTTGATGGATTAATAGCCGAATGTAAATTGAGGATGTGGTAAATGGATACATTTAAAAGTATATTAATATTGCTGATATCAGCAATAATGTTAAAAATTTATGTTATATTGCTTTTAATAATATCATTAGGTGTTTTATATTATGATTTAACAATAGGTATACCAGTAACAGCTACATTAATGTTTATAAGCATGTATTTAGCAAATAAATTTGAAAAGTTTATATCATGATAAAACTTATAATTGGTCCTATGAGATCAGGGAAAAGTTTGGAGTTATTAAGAGAAGCTGAAAAACTTCATTTTGGTAGAAAACAATACATTTTAATTAGACCAGAAATTGATGATAGAGAATTTATATCAAGAAGTTATAAAACATTGCATAATTTAAATGTAATAAAAACAAATAATATAAATGCAATTGTAAATGAGTATGATTATATATTACTGGATGAATTCCAATTTTTTGATAACTCAATTACTAATATTATAATTGATAATATTAGTAAAAACTGGATATTATGTGGATTAAGTATAAATTATGAATCAAAACTATTTGAAAACATTATAAATATTTTACCATATGCAGATAGAATTTATAAATTAAGCTCAATTTGTGAAAAATGCGGATCTGAATATGGTAATCATAATATTTCGAATACAGGTGAGATATGTATTGGAGATGATTATACAATACTATGTTCTACTTGTAAATTACAATTAAAGGGTTAGTATGGAAAATATAAGTAAAGACCTTATAACAATTTACAGATATGGTAATAACTTTGAATTATACAATGATTTTTATTTTATTTTTGACTTTGATGTAACTTCTAAAGGATTTAAATTAGAAAAATATTTAGTTGGAAATAATATTATAAGAATACCAAAAGGATTTAGGACTGATTTTGGTAGTGTTCCACAATTGTTTCAATCAATAATATCACCAGTTGGCAAACCTACTAAAGCTTATGTATTACATGATTTTTTATGTGGAAAATCAAATAAAGGTGATATTCCTAGAGCTCTTGCTGATGAACTATTTTTGGATGCTATGAAATTACTTGGTGTAAATGTTGTAAAAAGATATGTTGTATGGGCTTGGGTTAGAGTTTATGGTATAGTTTATAAACCACTTGCAAAGTTCTTTAAAGACATATGGAATAAACTATGAAATTTATTGAATGTATGCAAATATTATTAGGAAAAAATAATTCAATAGGTTCTTTATCTTTAGAAAATGATTATATTAAAATATATAAAGATAATGACAAGTTAAAAATTGTTGATTCAAAAGATAATGATGTTTTACTTAGTTCAGAACATATTAATAATGAAAATTGGGAATTAAATAATAAGTTATTTGAGTTGATACTAGGATCAATGTGGATAAATGATTCTGATATTGTAACAAAGGTTGAAGATAACTCTTTTTATAATCATGTTCAATACACAACTTTCAGGAATATGCTAACTAATGAAATAAGCATTTTAGAGTCTGATAAATATTATACTAACTATTGTAAAAATAAATGGTTCCAACCAGAACCATTAAAATATAAAAGAGTTATATGAAAGTATATAATTGTTATCCAACTTATCTTGGGTGTAAAAGATCCCTAGCTGTTGATATTATAAGTAAAATAAAAGAAATGTATTCAAATACTAAAACCATAGTAGATGCATTTGGAGGATCAGGGGCAATATCTATCACTGCTATTCAGATGGGATTGAATGCACTATATAATGAAAAAACAGAAAGAGTTGCCAGAGCAGTGAGATATTTAGTTAATGGTGATTTTACTGATTTGGAAAAGTTTATGCTTCGTGAAGACTATTATAAAAATATGAAAGGACAAATAGAGTCTGACGCTGATTGTTTTAAAACAGTATTTATGTATGGTTTTGTTGGTAGTGGTAGTTCATATGTAATACCAAATGATGAGTTTGAGCAAGTAAAAAAATCAATTATGAAGTTTTTATTAAAAGAAGATTGTGATGCATCTATTTTATATCCGTATGTGGATAAGGGCTTCCATACAGTTTTAGATAGATTATTTAATGTAGATGGATTTATTATAGACAGATATAGCTATGTGATGCCTGTTCTTAAAAAAATATTAACAACATCAAAATATAATATAGATGAGTTTTTTAACCTATCATTAAACGAATTACAAAAAATTCCATTTAAACAAATACAAAATAAACTCACAAAAGACCAATTTGCACTTGTGGATAAAGTATTTAGAGCATTCCCTATTGAAAGGATAACATGCTTAAGGAACCACAAATATATTGATTTTTCAAAAATGGAAATAAGCAATAAAGATGCGTTTGATCTTGATTTATCCAAGTATGATCCTGAGACTACTGTATTATATTTTGATCCACCATATAATGGTAGGGGAACTTCTAAAAGTTATTCTAAGTTTGATTCTAACAGCCTGCCATTACTATTTGACAAATTTAAGCAATTTCCAATATTTCTAAGTGAATATTCTTCAAATGTAGAAGGACTTAAAGAAACATACACCAAAAGAGTACCTCATTTTAATGGTGAAGAATATGCTAAAGAGGTACTATATTTTAAGCCACCTTTAAGATAATTTTTGATATAATACCCAAAAAGATATAAGGGGTATTAATGTTTAAATACGAATATGTTTTTGAACATAATTTTAAGTTATATGCCAGACTATATGATGAAGTTACAAAAAACTCAATTATAAAAGAATATAAATCAACTGAATATGTCCCAGAATTATTTATTAGAACTAATGAGAAAACAGAATATAAGGATTTCTATACACATGGGTATTTAAAAAAGAAAACATTTAAAGCAACATATGAGATATATCAGTATTTAAAAAATGTATCACCTTCTACACCATTGTATGGTAACATAAACAGACCTCAAAAATATATTCGTGAAAACTTCAAAGATATAGATTGTAATCATGAATTCAGAACACAATATCTAGATATAGAAACTAGAGCAATAAATGGTTATGCAAAACCATCAAACCCAACAGAAGAAATATCTTTAATACAAGTTTATGATAACTATTTAAATAAGTTCATAATTTTTGGTACTAAAGACTTAAATATTGATTTACAATCAGATATAGGGGAAGTGATTTACAAAAAATGCGATAATGAAATACAAATGTTAAAAAAATATTTAACATTTGTAGTTAAAACAAATCCTACTATTATAGCTGGTTTCAACTCTAATTTATTTGATATCCCTTATATTGTAAATAGAATGATCCATCTTGGAATAGATGATTATGTTGAATTATCACCTATAAAAGCTATAACACATAAAAGAATGAAAACTAATGATGATATAGAGTATGATGGTGTTAAGATAGAAGGTATAATTCAATTAGATTTGAGAGATTTATATATCAAATACACAACTCAAAAACCAAGTAGATTTTCATTAGATGAAATATCCAAACTTGAATTAGGTGATACTAAAGTAAATTATGATGGTTCAATAGAAGACTTGTATAAAGATTTTAATAAGTTTGTTTCTTATGGTTTAAAGGATGTTGAGTTACTTATAAAATTAGAGCGAAAATTAAAACTGTTAAAAGTATGCCAATTAGTAGCATATAAGTGTGGTGTAAATGCTGATGAAGTTTCAGGTACCCTTATGCAATGGGCGTCATTAATGTATAATTATGCTTTATCACAAAATGTTATATTACCTTTAAGACAATTAAAAATAATAAACTATGATCCACCATACCCTGGAGGATGGGTTAGAGTTATTGAAGGGTTGCACAAAAATGTATGTTCATATGACTTTACATCTCTATATCCAAACATTATTATCGAATTTAAAATAGGTTTGGATAATTATATTCCAGTTAGTAGCATCCCATATGAGAAAGCTAAAATGCTTGAAGAAAATAGAGCAAGGTTTATGAATGAGGCACCAAATGAAGTTATTTCTACATCATTACCAGAAGACCTTAAAGATATGTTAAACAAATATTTTTATTTCTATTCAGAAACCTATGATAAAACTAACAATGATAGTATGGAGGAATTTTATTACTTTAAAAATATTATTGATAATAAAGACCACATAAGATATATATGTAAAAAATATGGTGTTAATGTTACTCCAAATGGATGTTTATATTTTTCAGATGGTACTTCATTATTTTCTGAATTAATAGAAAACTTTTTCAAAGATAGATTAAAGCATAAGGATTTTTTAAAGAATGATAATTTAACCGCTTCTGAAATAGATTACCATGATCTTATGCAATATATGTTTAAAATTCTTATGAATTCTGCTTATGGTTCAACATCACTAGCAATAAATCCTTTTAGTTTTGGTAAAAAAATGAGTGAGTCAATTACAACAACTGGCAGATTTTTAAACATGTGGGTTTCATATAGAGTTAATAAGTTTTGTAATGAAACATATAATTTAAATATTGATGTTAATAGTAGGCCTTTAAGTATTCAATGTGATACAGATTCTAACTATTTTGAGTTTAAATTTCTAGAAACACCTAAAGATTTACAAGAAAATGCCAAATTTTTGAAAAGTTATTGTGAAACTACAATATCACCTGTTATAGATGATGCTATAAGTGAAGCTGTAACAGCTATCAATGGTTTAGACAAAAATAGCAATCTTGGAATGGAACAGGAAACAATATGTGATAGATTAATTAGTTGTGCTCGTAAAAGATATGTTGGGAGATATTTTAATAAAAAGAAATCAAATAGAGGATTTAAAATAACTGGTCTTCCTATGATTGATAAAACAACTCCAAAATGGACAAAACTAAAATTAAATGAATGCTTAGATTTAATACTTGATAGTGATCTACATGGGTTAAGGCAATTTATTAATCACATAAAGGATGAATTTAAACAACAGCTTCTAAGCGATATTTGTATGAATAAAAGTGTAAGTAGCTTATCATATGTTGTATCAAATGATAAATGGGTTTCATCTATAAATGGTAATCCTTGTCCTATTCAATCTAGAGGTTCAATCCATTATAATAATCTTACAAACAAGTATAAACTTAAAAAAATAATGGAAGGTGAAAAAGTATATATTGTCTATCTGAAAACACCAAATACCATCACTGGTGATAATGTCATATGTATTCCTGATGATGAAATTGTAAGAGAAATACCAAGTATTAGTGAATTTGTTGATTATGAAACTATGTTTGAAAAATATTTTATACAAAAATTAGATATTATGAGTAAACATATAGGATTTGATTATAAAAATATTTTTGCAAATACCTTAGATGAATGGTTATAATTTAATTACAGAAAGGAAATAAAATGGAGACAAATACATCTGTTGTGGGAACATTTATAGCAATTGTGGCAGTATTAGTTATAGTATCAGTTAATGTTACATCATTTTTATATAGTAAAAGGAAAAAATGATGATTTAACTAAGAAACAAAAACTAAATGAAATAAAAGATCAGCTTAAAAAGTAATTTCTTAAGAACGGCTTAATTGAAGTTATTGGCTTAAAAATATAATCATTATGATTTGAAGAAAAACTGTAGTAATATTTCTATTAAAAATAATTAGGAGGCACGAAATTATGAAACATTAAATGGTTATTTAAATTGTAAAGACTATGAAAACGACATTAAAACTATAAATGAAAGGTTAAAATTATGAAACTATTTGAGAAATTAGAAAAATGGTTGAAAGAAAGACATTTAGATAAAAAAGAATATGATCATTTAACTTTGTTAGGTTATCTACATGAAGAGATAGATGAAGGTATCAAAAAAAGGGATAGTGAACATGAAAGTATAGATTGGAGATGTGATTGTATTGTATTCTTAATTAACAGTTTATATCAAGATGGATATAATCCAAAAATATGTATGGATGAGTGTTTAAAAGAAATTGAAGAAAGAACAGGTGAGTATTCAGAAAGTGAAAGAAAGTTTAAAAAACATATGGGTGCTTATACTTATGAAGAAGCACTAGATGAAGTAGTAAAAAATTACAATTGTAGAAAAGAAGATGTTACTCTTGATGGAGATCATAGAGAGTTCTGGTATTTTTTGGTTAATGGTAAACAAATAAGAGTAAAGAAATGGTATAAAGCTGATTATTCAAAATCCATAAGGAATGATATAAGTAATGAAAGGTATATTACTAAAGCATATAAATTAGGTAAAAAGATTATGTTCAGACAGTTAAATACAAAAAATCGATGGAAGCTTTTAAGAGATGAAAATCTTAATTTCAAAGAATTTGACTATAAAATTATAGATTAAGTTTAAATTAAGTAGATTTTGATACCGTTACGGTATCAAAATTGAAAGGACTGAAAATGGAAAATATTGATGAATTTATAGAATTAAAAAGTCAGAAACTAAATGTTACTGATTTTATTGAAAAAAATAGTATTAATGAAGATGAGCTAGTCAAAAATGCTATGAAACAAATTTTTGATTTAGAGAAACAAAAAAGAGAAATTGATGTTGAAATAAGGGATATTAAAACAAAATTATCCAAAGATGGTATAAATATAACAGAATTTAACAGGGTTCTATCTACATTAAAAAATGAACTTAAAATGAGTATCGATAGTTTAAGTGCTAATATAAGCATGTATAACTCGATAGTATCCGATAAAGAACTATTACAAAACTTAAAAGATCAAATTAACGATTAAGGGTAAATTGTGAAGTATAGATATTCTTATTCAAGATTAGAGTGTTTTAGACAATGTAAATTAAAGTTTAAATATTCTTATATTGATAAAATATCTATACCTAAAGATCAAACTGCACTTATTAAAGGAAGTTATATACATTGGTTAATAGAGCAAAGTTTTAAAGAAGAACCTATCGAAGTAAGTAAATCATATCATAATCCTTTAATAAATGCAGATCAATATAAAGAATATAATGAAATATTTGAAAAGTTTAAAGAAACAGAAAAATATAAAAATATAAAAGATTTACCAGCTTTAGGAAATGAAGTAAATTGGGCTTTAGATAGTAAGCTAAATCCAACTAATTATTATGGTAATGATTATGTTATAAGAGGAACTATTGATTATATTGCTATAAAAAATAGATGTGCAATAATAATAGATTGGAAAACAGGTAAAACAAAAGACAAAAAATATATACCAGATGCAAATCAACTAGCATTATATGCAATATGGGCTGAAAAAGTCTTAAATGTAGATAAAATAATATGTCAGTTTGTATATGTTGAAACTAATGATTTTCATACTTACACTTATACAAGTGATGATTTAGTGCCTTTAAAAAAGCAATTTGCTCAAGATATAATGAGTATTGAAAATGAAAAAGCATTTATAGCTAATCCAGGTATATTATGTAACTGGTGTGAATTTAAATCAATGTGTGATAGTTTTAAAAATAGTAGTTATAATAGGGAGTAAATTATATGAATATTGATAAAAACTATTTAATTAAAGGTGACAACTTAGAAGTAATGAATAGTATTTTACCTTTTTATAAAGGTAAAGTGAAATTAATTTATATTGATCCTCCTTATAATACTGGAAATAAAAATTTCCACTATAATGATAGTTTTGAATCTATAGATTTGATTATAAAATATTTTAATGTAGATGAAGAAGAAGCTAAAAAAATAAAATCACAAGATAAATTCATAGGTTCTAAAGTTTGGTTAAAATTTATGAAAGAAAGATTAGAAGTAGCTAGAGAATTTTTAAAAGATGATGGTGTTATATTCGTTCAATGTGACGATAACGAGCAAGCATATTTAAAAGTACTTATGGATGAGATATTTGGTAGAGAGAATTTTGTTAATTGTATTGTAGTCAAGATGAACGAATCTAAAGGATTAAAAAATGCTAATTGTCATAAAAAATTACCGAAAAATAAAGAATACATTCTACTTTATAAAAAACAAGATAATAAATCTATATTAAAACAAATTAGATTAAAAAAAACACAAAATGAATTATCATCATATATTAAATATTATAACAAATATATTACAAACATTGAAAACGATTATAAAGAATGGGAAATAAAATATTTTGATCCAAAATTAAATAAACAAGATTATTTTAAAAACTTGATATATTTAGTAAAACCTGATAATAACATTAATATTAATATGGAAGAAGGGACTTTTGAAAAAATAATAAATTCAAAAGGTAAAACAAACTATTATTATATGAATAATAGTGTAATTATGAAAGTTTTGTTTTTACATGAAAATCTTGATTATTCTTTAGGTGATTTATGGACAAACATATCTACAATTGGCATATGTAAAGAAGGACTGAAAACAACTTTTAAAAATGGGCAAAAACCTGAATACTTATTAAAAATAATATTGGATCTTTCTACAAATGAAAATGATCTTGTAATGGACTTTTTTGCAGGAAGTGGCACTACTTTAGCAGTAGCACATAAAATGAAACGCAAATGGATAGGTATAGAACAAATGGATTATATAGAAACTATCACAAAAGAAAGACTTAAAAAAGTTATAGAAGGTGAGCAAGGTGGTATTAGTAAAGAAGTACAATGGCAAGGTGGTGGAGATTTTGAATACCTAAATAAGGAACATGATGATACTAACATTTGATCCTTACTATGATATAAAAGAAAGTAATGAGTTTATAAAAAATTTAAAAGAAAATAAAATAAACTTTAACACATATATTTTAGCAAGATCACCTTATTATTGGTTCTATGAAGTTGCAGATAAATATAAACCGGTTTTTTTAAAGTTTAATGAAGCTAACTCAACAGATTTGAGATTTATGCTTCCAAAAATTAAAGAATTAACTCCGAGCGATGAAAATTATTTAAGAAGAATACCAAAAACACCTAGTGATTTTGAAAGATATGTAAGTCCAAATATATTTAAAAAAGCAAAAGATGCTGAATATTTTTGTGTATTTAGGTATAAAAGTATCTCTGAGATAAATAAGATCACGGAAACATTAGGTATAAAAGTTTATATTTTACCAAAAAAAGTAAGAGAATGGAATATAGCTTTCACTTTTAACAAAATGATAAGAAACTTTGTATTTGGACATTATATTTTACTTGAAAAGACTAAAAAAACACAATTTAACAAAGTTGGTGAAATAGAATTATACTTAAATAATAAGGTATTTGTTACAGATAAAATGAAATTTAAAACAAGGGATTTACCATTTAGTGAAGATGGTACATATTATCCTCTTAAATTTCAAATAAAACAATAATTTAAGAAAATCTTAAGGTTATTGTGATACGATTACGGTATAAAAATTGGGTATATAAGAGATAAGACGGTTTAGGTAGTCAAACCTAACAGAGAGAGCTTGTCTTATCTCTTATGTATCAATAATAGTTTTAAGGTTAATTTAAGGTTATTATGATACGATTACGAATATAAAAATTAAGTAAGGGCGAGTAGCTCAATGGTAGAGCAACCGGCTCATAACCGGTTGGTTATAGGTTCGATTCCTGTTTCGCCCACCATATATGACTATAGCTTAATTGGTAGAGTACAGGATTACAAATCCTGTTCAATAACTCTAATATATTGAAGTTGTGGTTGATAAACATAATTATTGCAGATTAGCACAGCGGTAGTGCAATCGACTGTTAATCGATGAGTCAGAGGTTCGAATCCTCTATCTGCAGCCATTTATAATTATAATAAATGTAGAAGTAGGATAATTGGTAATCCACCAGACTGTAAATCTGGCGTCTTTTGGCATTGATGGTTCAAGTCCATCCTTCTACACCATCTTAAACACATTTAAGTTTTCAATGAAGACTTAAATGTGTTTAAAATAAACACATTTAAATGGTACTAACAGCAAAGTTTTAAGGACATTACTGATAATGATGAATTCTCTAAAAGTACCATGATTAAAAAGGGTATTTACAGCAAATTAATATTTTATGATTTTATGTGCCTAGTGATTTCAGTATATCTGAATTTTTAAATACCCTGATTTTTATAAAGGAAAGAAAATGAAATTTGTTAATTCTCTATCAAACTTATCTTATACAGAAAATGGTGCTTTAACATTAAGCTCTTCATTAAATGTAGCTCTAGATTTATTTTTTATTATAGGAACAACTAATGAAAATAATATTGACAATGTTTTTGAAAAAGTAAAAGAATCATTTAATATTGATAAGGAATTAACTTCTAGAATATTGTTATGGACAAGAGATGCAAGAGAAGGTGCAGGAAGAAGAGAAATATTTAAAAGATTTTTAGATTTCATTGCAGAAAATGATAAGGAAATTTATAAAAGAATAATTAGAAAAGTTCCTGAATTAGGTAGATTTGATGATTTAATAACTTATAAACAATTAGATTTAGTAGGAAATGAATTAATTAAAATACTAGATTTTAATAATCAATTATGTGCTAAGTGGATGCCTAGAGAAAAATCAAGTAAATCTAAATTAGCCAAAAAATTGATGAAATTATTAAAATTAAATGCTAAAGATTATAGAAAGTTATTGTCTTCTAATACTTGTGTTGTTGAAAATAAAATGTGTTCTAAAGAATGGAACTTAATAGAATATGAAAAAATTCCTTCAAAAGCAATGGCTAAGTATAATGATGCTTTTGAAAGAAATGATAGGGAAAGATTTGAAAATTATCAAGAATCATTGATAAAAGGTGAATCAAAAGTAAATACTTCCGCAATATATCCTTATGAAATAATTAAATTAATGTTTAAAAATGATATTTTAGCAAATGAAATGTGGAAAAATCAAAAGGATTGGATGGAAGATTCTAAGAAAACTCTATTCCCTATAATTGATGTTTCTGCAAGCATGTATACAGAAGTTCAAGGAAGTACAACTGTTTTAAATATAGCAATTTCTTTAGGTATGTATTTAAGTGAAAGAAATGGTAAAGATTTTAAAGATTATTTTATAACTTTTTCCGCAAATCCTGAAATGGTAAAGATAGAAGGAAATGATTTAAAAGAAAAATATAAATCCATAAAAAAATCTAATTGGGGTATGAATACTAATTTTTGTGAAACTTTTGATTTAATTCTAAATAAAGCAAAAGCTGATAATTTGTCACAAGAAGATTTACCTGATGCTCTAGTTGTTTTAAGTGATATGGAATTTGACGAAGCTCAACAAGGTAAAACAAATTTTGAATACATAAGAGATTCTTTTAAAAATAGTGGTTATAAAATGCCTGAATTAATTTTTTGGAATATTAATGGTAGAAGTGGAAATGTACCTGTGAAAAAAGATGAAAATGGAACTTGTTTAATATCAGGGTTTAGTCCTTCAATAGTAAAAGGTTTATTAACTAATGATTTAAACCCTGAAAAAATAATGTTTGAAACTATAAATAAAGAACGATATGACTTTTAATAATATTGCCTATTTTTGAGGGGATTGATAGTTAAGACAACGGTAAATGTAATCTAGAATGGTTATAGACCTAAGAGCTTCCTCGTAGCTCAAACCTCAAAGATGGGTTATAGTTAAGTTTATCTTAAGATACATTATGATATAATTCCTCTAATAAATTAAAGGATTAAAATGTTAAAAAAATTATGTTTTATAGTAACTCTAGCTTCAAGTTTATTTGCATATAATTATATGGATTCAACTGTAATTGAAGATAAAGGTAATATTGTTATAGAACTATCATTCTGTACTAAGGATCTTGATTCAGAAAAAGAATATATTATCGATCATTTTAATAATCAAATTGATGGTCTAGAACAGCAACAAGTTAAATCTGAAGTTTATCAATACAGAGGAAAACAATATGTTTTCAATAAAGGTAAAAATGTAAAATATAACAAACCAATTGTTACATTTGTGCCAACTTCTACTAATGGATGCTATATAGCAACAGCTTTGTATAAAATAAAACATGATGATATTAAAACATCTGTAAATAATAAATATGAATCATATTTTAATGGTTTTATAACTAAAAACACATCTACAAAAAATGAAGTTGAAAATGAAATTAGACAAAATCTTGAAAACGAAATAAAAGAAAATATTATTATAAAACCTGAACAAATTAAAAATAGTCACGAAACATTTGTGGAAGTACCAAAATATTTGTATGCACAAACAAAAGAAAACTATTATATTAATATAATATGTGAAGTAACAAATTCTGATAATGAATTTATATATAATTTTGAAATAAAAGATTATAAAAGACCTTTAATAGTTAAAGGAAAAATATGGGGTGATTTAACACCGTATTTTAACACAAGCTGTAAAGTTGAACTAATAGGTAAATGATATGACAATAGATGATTTGAAAAGTTTTCATAAAAAAATAATAGAAGAATATGACATGGATTCAAACTGGAATCCATCAACTATAAAGCATCATTTAACAACATTATCAGGTACAATTGCTAAATATTTAAATTATTGGAGTAGATTAAAACATATTGTAATACAAATAGATGAAGAATATAATGAAAAATATATGATGCTTTATTCACATTATAGAGAAAACTCCAATATTAATTACACAGTTACAGAAATTAAAGATTTAATTTCTAAAGACAATGAATTATGTAATATTCGTGTAAAAAAATCAACAGCTATATTAATAATGGAGTATATTGAAAAATGTGTAGATAATTTAAACAAAACAAGATATGATTTATCAAATTATATTGAAATAGAAAAATTTTTAAATGGTAAAGGGTAAATTAAAGAATATAATTATTTAAAATTGAAAGGATTTGAATTGATAAAAATAGAAAAACTAAACGAATCAGCTTACAAAATAATTTCTGAAACACAATTATATTTAGATGAAATAAAACAACTATGCTCAGCTAAAATACCAAATGCCCAATTCTTACCAGCTGTAAGGATGGGATATTCTGATGGTGTTAAATATTTTTATAAAGATTGTGGAGATTATCTAATTGTCCCTAAAGGTTTCATAAAGGGTATTATAAAACGATTAAATGAAAAATATAAACTTGAATTATCTTTTGATGATGAAATAGAAAAAATTACTGAAGAAGAGTTTAATAAGTTTGTAAAATCACTTAAACTACCTTTTGAACCTTATGATTTTCAATTAAAAGCTGCTTTTGATAGTATTAATACTGGAAACAATATATGTGTAATGGCAACTGGTAGTGGCAAATCATTAACTATTTACATTTTATGTAGATGGTTCATTGAAAAATATAAAAATACAGATGATAAAATTCTTATAATAGTTCCATCAGTAGTGTTATTAAATCAAATGTATTCTGATTTCAAAGAATATGGTTTTACAGATATAGACAAATATGTTGATAGACTGGGTGGTGATTTCAAAGTAGTATCCTTTGTAAAAAAGTTAAACATATCAACATGGCAAAGTTTGTATAGAAATGTTTCATTGTTTAAAGATATAACTGTTATAATTGAAGATGAATGTCATACAGCTGCCAGTGATGTTCATGAAAGTATAATATTTCCATCCGCTACAAACGCAAAATACAGATTTGGATTTACGGGGACATTACCTCAAAATTATTGTGATAAATTATCTTTAATGGCTGTTTTAGGTACTGCTAAAACATATGTTACACCAAGAGAGTTAATTGATATGGGATTAGCTACTGAAATGGAGATTAAACCTATAATACTAAAATATAATGATGCTACAAGCTCTATAGTTAGAACCGTTAAAAATTACCAGCAAGAAGTATCATTTTTTCTTGGAATACCTGAAAGAGATGACATTATAGCCAAACTGATATGCAAAGTTTCACAAAAAGGAAATAGTATAGTGTTATTTACAAGAGTTTCTAATGGTGAAAACTTAGCTAGAAAAGTGTGTAAATTAAAACATGGTGTTGATGTTGAAATTAGTGAATTACGAAAATTAAACAAATATAATATATTTTTTGTAAGTGGTGAAACAAAAGCTAGTGATAGAGAGGCTATAAGACAGATTATGGAAAGTTGTGATGATGCTATCATTTTTGGCACTACTTCTATTATGAGTACTGGGGTTAATATTAGAAAATTAAAAAATCTTGTATCCACAATGCCTGGTAAAAGTTATATTAAAATTAATCAAAGTATAGGGAGAATGCTACGAAAACATGAAACAAAAAATAATATTGTATATTTGTATGATATAGTTGATGACGCTAGAGGAAGATATGCAAAGAAAAACTATATGTTTAAACATTATGAAGAGAGATTAAAATATTACAATGAAAATCAATATGTTATAGACGAGGTAATTGTTAATATATAATTAAGTTACATCTAAGCTACAATATTGTATAATAACAATTATAAAAGGGACATTTATGAAGTATATATTTACAGTAATTGACAATACATCAAAAACTAAAGTGTTAAAAACTGATATTGATAATAAAGTTAATTTTAGAAATGTTATATGCCCTTCTATAAACTCATTTGCACAACTTATTGAGTCAAATTTTATTCTAAGTCGCCCTATTCATTCAAATGGATTGTTTGAAAGAAAACGAGAAAACATGGATTACTTGCACGACTGTGGGTATATTATACTCGATCTTGATAGAGTTACTAAAGGTAATTTTCAAAAAATAATTGATTATTTTAAGAATACAAAATGGGAGTGTTTAATTTGTAATTCAAGGTCATATAATTTTGTTGATAATTTTAATTTAAAAGTTATATGCAAGATAGACTACAAATCTACTGATGAAAACATCAGAAACACTTTATTATTTTTTAAAGAACAGTTAAAAGGATTATGTTCAATAGATGAATCAGCCACAAGACATTCTAGTTATCAAGCACCATCTTTAAAAGTATCAGTATTTTACAAGAATGAAAACGATATAGGTATCCCATTTTCAATTCTACCAAAATCACAATCTAAAACAACATCAATAAACTGTTCCAATAAACAAGTAGAATGGTGTTTAAATTATATAAAAACTAAGTTAAAAGGAAATATAAAAGAGTATGTTGGTTATTATTCAATAAATTTGCCTTCAGAAAAAAAGTCAAAATATTCATATTGTTTGTATGAAACAAACCCTTTTGTTATATTTCATCCAAACCCATCAAAAAATATAAACATATTACAAGAGTATTTGAAAACAAAAGATGGTAAAGCATTTCTACAAGAAAAACAAAGTAAAATAATATTATCATCACTTAAATACACACCTGATATACACATAAACCAAAAATTTATAAAAAATATTGATATTCCTGATACTAGAGTAGTTTGTGTTAAATCACCTATGGGTAGTGGTAAATCAAATATAATAAATCAATATATTAAAGATAAATCAAAAATATTATTCATTAGTGTTAGGCAAACTCTTGCAAAAGATATATCATTAAAATATGGATGTAAATATTATCTAGAAGATAAAAAAATATTATATGGTGAAAATTATGTATGCCAAATAAACTCGTTACATAAAATAAATCTAGACTACTTTGATTATGTAATATTAGATGAGTTTGAAACATTATTAATGTATATTGTAACTAGTATAGAGGATTCACCATATGCGTTAAATATACTTAGAAAATTCTACAATATATTAAACTCAAAATACCTTTTAATATTAGATGCATTTTTAAGTGATCATTCTAATATTTTAAGTAATGTATGCAGAATAAAAAACCACTATAAAGACCAAACAAATGTTAGCCTTTATACAAAAAAGAATACATTCTTTTCAGTATTAGAATATGTTTGTAAAAACAAAAATAGAAATGAAGTTGTTACAATGTCATTTTCTACATTATCTGAGTTTAAAACGGTTGAGAGTCTTTTAATTAAAAGTAATTTAAAAGTAATATCTATAAACAGTAATACAAACAGATTTATTAGAGATAATATATTTACAGAATATTTTAAAAAGAAATATGTTAATTATGATTGTATTTTATTTTCGCCTAGCATTACAGTAGGTGTTTCTATTATGAATAACATAAGTCATCATTTTCACTTTGATAATAGTGCTAGTATAGATGCTATCACATCTATTCAAATGGTAAAAAGATCAAGATTAGCATCGAATATTCATATTTTTGTTGAAGGTTCTACAAATATGATTACTCCACTTGAAGTTGAAAAAAATATTATTGATTCTTTTGAAATCGATGACTTAGAATATTTAAGTGAGTTTTATAACAAATTATGTTATTATTATGAAACTATTGAATTAAACCATAAGATGTCATTTTGTTTATTATTACAAGATCAGTTTAGTAATATAAACATAGTTGATAGTATTGTAAATTATAATATAGTTCAAGCTGATATATCTAAGGAAATAGAGTTAAATGAATTTGAAAACAGTAAAATTAAAGATGAATTGATTTGTGCTATCAAAAAGGATAAAAATTATTTAAATTATATTCGCAATTTTAAGTTTTATACGCTAAATAAAAATAAAAATGAATTTCTGGAAAACTATTTGCTGAATAATCCATCTAATTTGCTTGAATTATCTCATAGAGCTAAGTTTCTAAAATATTGTGTAACATATCCAGATATTAGATTAAAAGATATTTTTACATATAATGACATACAAAATATAAAATATACAACAGATTACTTTTCATTTACAAATTTTCTAAAAGAACTAGGATATAAAAAAATGAATGGTAATTATTATCTGCCATTACAATATATTAAACATTTAAGTAAGATATAAATATTTCGTATAAAACATTAAGGAGAAAATATGGTAGAAATTATGATTTCATTTTTTGCAGGCGGATTAATAGGTTTTGTTGCTGGATATTTTGTTTATCATAACAATAAGGAAAAAGCTTCTGAAATTGGTGATAAAATAGAATCAGTAAAAGATGAAATAATTAAAAAATAGCTAGGAATAATATCCTAGCTTACAAGGATATTAATGTATTATGGTAATGTTGTATTTCCACTAAATGAAGTTATTCCTGGTTTTACATATAATGTAAAAAAGTCTAAATCAAATGTCTATATTAGATTTGTTGCTTATGGTTATTCAATAGATGATCTTGAAATAGTTTATAATAATAGCATCATAACAATTTCGACTATTAAAGATTATCATGAAGTAAAAACAGACCCAAAGTTTTCAAATAATTTTCCACAGCAGGATAAATTTTATATTCAATTTTGGTGTCCAAAAATAAGCGGAATCAACGCAGAATATAGTGGTAATTTCATAAAGTTAAATTGTTCACTAGGTGATACTAGTGTTAATTTAGGAGTAATTCCTATTAAATTTATAAACGAAGATAATGATGTTGATATATTAGAAAATACTTCTGATGATACCATGAATATAATTCAATTAAATGGATTTATGGATAAATTAGAAGATATAAAAGATGATTTTGATAGTGAAATAACAAATAATAAGGATTAAACATGGCAAAATTAATATTACAAAGAAATAAAGAATATAAAGATATAAAATGGCAAAATAGTGATAAAATAGAAGATTCTACAATTGGTGAATTATTATTACTAGATGATAACGGTAATGTTATTTTTAAGTGTGCTAGTTGTGAAAATATAGGTCCTAGTACTGATGAATCTGGAACTGATAAGAGAATAGTAGCTAGAGAGTATAAATTAAAATGGTGCAATTCAAGTAAAAATGGATTATTAGCTAAAAAATATCCAGAATGGAAAGCAGATAATGGATCAAATATTGCAATATGGGTTGTTTCTGATGAGGTAGAAGGATTTAATGATAGACTTATTCGTATCCATACAGGAAATGCACCACAACATACTGAAGGTTGTATATTACCAGGTTCTGATTTAAATAATGGTACAATTGGTAGTAGTGTAGATATAACAAATGAGTTATTTACAAAAATAAAAGAATTAGGTATTGAAAATATAGTTTTTGAAATAAAAGAAATAGATTAAGGTGTTCTTAAGCGTAAGTGTTATACACTTACGCAAAATTAATGAAAGGAAGATTATGGATAACTTTGATGTAAATTCATTTAAAATTGTTCATCCACATGATGTTTTGTTAGAAGTTGCATATCCATCTGAGATAAAATCAGAAAGTGGCATTATTGTAACTGTCCATCCATCACTTATTGATGATAGACAAACACAAGGAAAAGTATTGCAAATAGGATCAGAAGTTAAAGACATTGAAATAGGTGATACAGTTATTTTTGGAAAACAACATGGTATTGACTTACACAAAAACGATAAAGTAAAATATATGCTTATTCGTGATGAGTCTTTAATGGGAATATTAAGGTAAAGGAGTAATAATGGCTAAATCATTAAGAGAATGGTGCAGAACACATGTAAAAAACATGGCTGATAGTTTTGAAGATTTTGAAATTTTTAGAACTCAGTTTTATAGGAATCCACATAGAGCAATTATAAAGGATTCAAGTACCTTTAAAAGCCCAGCTGATGGTGTTATAATTAATCAAACCCAAGTAAATGATATTGATGATGAAGTTCTTAAAATAAAAGGGAAAAAATATACCTTACGAAATGCGTTAGGAAATAACGAAGAAATGCTTGATTTAATAAAAGAGCGTGGTGGTGCGTTAGTTATTGATGTGTTTATGACTTATTATGATGTTCATTATAATCGTATTCCAACAGATGGTTTTTTAACATACGAAAAATTATTACCAACAGAAAGTTATAATAATGAAAGTATGTTAGCTGTTGAAGAAGGTTTATTTGCAAATAACTTTAAAAAAGCACTAACAGAGTTAGGTTATATGTTTTGTAATGAAAGATTATTAAATATTATATATTCACCCATATTGCAAGAAAAATATGCTGTAGTCCAAATAGCTGACGAGCAAATCAATTGTATCCAAACAGCATGGGTTCCAGCAAGAGGGGAACCAAATACCCATTTATATCAACAAGGGGATATTTTTGGGAATATTAGAAAAGGTAGTCAATGCACAATAGTAATACCATTTAGTAAAAAGTGGAATTATATCCCTATTTTAGAACCTAGTTTCCATGTAGAGGCTGGTATTGATGAACTTGTTAGAGTTGAACCAAAATAAAATTAATATGTTAAAAGAATGGGGATTTACCCCCATTTCTTCTAATTTAAATTATGGGTTAGAAGTAAAATGTGATAAATGTGGTTCTAATATAAAAAGAAGTTGGAACCAAATGCTTAAATATAATAAATGTTTATCATGTGATGATAATAAATTACTATTAGAATTAAATAATTTAGGTTATACTGTAACTGATATACGATTATCTAAATTAGAGATACAATGTAGAAATAACCATATATTTAATAGAAATAAAGCAGACTTTAAAAGGGGTGTAATATCATGCCCAGAATGTGATGAATTAGAAAAACTAGAATTTATCAAATCATGTGGTTTTACAAAAATTGATGTAAATCATATGAGATGTAACAAATGCAATAATATAGTTAAAAAGAGTTACCCGACTCTAAAAAGTGGGATAACATTTTGTAAGTTTTGTGATGAAAATAATAAGAAATCGTTATTGAATAATATAAATTTAGAGATAGTTGATAAAAATATCTTTAAATGTAACAAAGGACATATATTTTATAGAACTTACGATAATTTGATAAAATCAAACAATTTATGTCCTGAGTGTTATCCAAATAATACAATGTTTGAAAAAGAATTAAAAGAAATACTACCAAAATGTATAGAAAATGACTACTCAATACTAGGTGATAAAGAACTAGATTTCTATTTACCAGAACATAATTTAGCAATAGAATGTAATGGTGTTTATTGGCACTCAGATAAATTTAAAGATAAAAATTATCACTTAAATAAAACAGAAAAGTGTAAGGAGAAAGGAATTCAACTTTTACAAATATTAGAGTCATCTTGGATTGAAAATAAAGATATTTGGAAATCAATTATAAACAATAAACTAGGTAAATCAGACAAGATAATGGCTAGAAAATGTGTTATTAAAGAAGTACCTAAAGTAGAAGAGAAAGAGTTTCTAAACAAAAATCATCTTCAAGGCTTCACTGGTAGCTCAATTTGTTATGGACTCTATTACCAAGATGAGCTAGTTTGTTTAATGAGTTTTGGAAAACCTAGATTTACTAATAAATATGACTGGGAGTTAATTAGGCTATGTACTAAGAAGAACACAAATGTTATAGGTGGTGCTAGTAAGTTACTTAGTTATTTTCATAAACATAACCCAGGGTCATTAATAAGCTACTCAGATAGATTATATTCTAATGGTGAAATATATAAGCAGTTAGGATTTACATTTAGTCATTTTTCTAAACCTGGCTACATGTATACAAAAAATGGTAGAACGCTCAATAGACAACAATTTATGAAACACAAACTCAAAGATAAGTTAGAGAAATTTGATCCAAATTTAACTGAATCAGAGAATATGAGACTAAATGGGTATCATAAAGTATGGGATTGTGGACAAGGGGTATGGGTTAAATCATAACCCCACTATTCCTGTAACAGCATCTATAATAGATTCTGTTTCTTTTTTGTATACATAATGTGTATATCCAAATGTTACGCTAAATTCATTAATTGTTTCTGTTTGATCATCTTGCATATCACTTCCGGTCACATCAATAGGAAATATATTTTTATATGTATAACTTCCAACAGCATTGCCACTATAATTTAATAATGTTAATTTCAATTCACCAGTCATATTAATATCAGTATTACCACTTATACCTTTATTTATACCTAGGAAACTATTAACAGCATTACCAACAATTGGTATATCACTTGTAATATCAGATATAAAACCTGCTCCAATATTAGCAACTGATCCTACAATATTAGCAACACCAGCACCAGGAACTGATGGTGTTTCTTCATTTGCGGTTATACCTGAATCTATACAAAAATGCCAATATTCTAATATACGCCTTACACTTGATTTTTCATCTATAAAAAATATCATATTTGTAGTATTATCAAGTTTCATTAATGTTGGTATGTTTATAGTTCTACCATCTAAACCAACAGGTGTAGTTAATATAGAAGGTGCTGGTAAGGTAGTACCTTTGCACAATATATTAACTGCATTATCATATAAAGCACCTGATATTTTTGCTATTTTAGTAGGTAAAGTTAATGATACTTTATATCTAAAAGGTCTTTGTCCAGAACTTAAAATATAATCAACAGAATCAAACTTGTTTAAGCCCATTATTATGACTTTCTTCTTAATTTAGCTACTAATTTCATGGTTCTTCTTAATTTTGGATCTTTTCTAACATATCCTCTCTTTTTAGAAGACCATGACATATTTTCGGAAGGAGCTTTTGCATTTTTTTTAGCTCTTATTTTTAGTTTTCTTCTAACTTTTGGTTGTTTTCTATATCTTTTTTGTGCTATTCTATCAGCTACATTCATATGTTTAATAGGTGGCATCTTAATAATCCTTTTTTAAGATATTTATATTAATCATCAAAAATACCATAAAATGATGAAGTACCATCATCAAAAAATCCCATTTGTAAATATTTTACATCACCATCAGTTGTTTCAGAATCACCGTTTATTTTATTTAAAAATACATCGTAATCAACTATATTATTTAAATCTAATAAAGGTACAAACAAAAGACTTAATGCCATAACATAATCATCATGGGCTTTTGAATTTTGTGCTTGGTATTTTCCATTAACATTACAAAATGTCAGCAGTTCTTTAACAGTTGGTTCATCTTGTAATATCAATTTGTTATTTTCAATAAAAAGTTTCATGTTACTAAGATTTTTACTTCTATTGCTTTTAGTTGTCCTGACTCCTAACCATTTTTTATCTGGCTCTTGGTATATGTTTTCATATTCATACATTTGGAATAGTAAATCAACCACGCTTGTACCAGCACCCTCATTATTTTCACATACAAACATAGCCTCATTGTATGTTCTTAAAATATTATAAAAAATAGGTGGTGCCATCAAATAAGATTCTGGTATTTTTCCTGACGCTACTTGTTTAAAAGGAATATTTGTTACATCTATCACATGAAATACAAAACCATCTATCGCACCTTTTGCAGCATCAGCTAGAACCATATATTTGTGATTCTCTTGTGGGGCTTCATATACTCTTATTGTTTCACCAAAATTTGGTTCTCTTAAAGTATTTCCAAATTTAATATTAGATAAAACAGTCATATCAACAAGAGTATCAGAACTTCCTATAAATTCACATGCATACTCTTGGTTCCAGGTTCTAATACCTCCCTCGAGAGTTTTTATCATAAGCTCTTTATAATTTTCATCTCTACCTGGTACTTTCCACCATTCAACTTTAAAAGGTTTATATGAGCTCTTGCCTTCAACAGCATCTGACCACATTTTATACCAATGATTTAACCCCACTGGTGTAGAAGCTGCTATTATTTGTGATTTTTTAGATGCGGATATTGTAGGTATTACAGAGTTACTAAATTCTGACCATTTATCTATAAACGCACAATTGTGTGAAACAAAATTATTTGTATAATACTCGTTATTTTTATGTACATTAATTAAATCATATACATATTCTACCCCAATATAATCTATTGAAACAATTTTTGAAAACTTATTTTTATATTTTATTAAATCATTAATTTTAAGATGTTTTAATTGTTTAAAACCATTAGGTGTTTCAAATTTATGACCTTTTGTTACTTTTATAAAATCATCTTCTGTTATTACTTTATATACATCTTTTTTTTCTCTTGATATATCATCAAAATCACTAAATCCATTTGGTGTTAGTACTTCATACATGTTTCTCCTTTATCATATTAAGAGGATTAACCTCTTAATAATGGAAGTGGTTCACAATAGTTTTCTAGTAATACTGTTTCTAATCTTTCTAATTCAGTATTTGCTTCTTGTATAATTCTTTCATAATTAGCTTTAATACCACCTATTAATGGTGCATCATATTTTCCTATATTTGATCCCCAAGTTCTTTTACATAAGTTTAAAGCGTATTCTTTAACCCATGGTTGCTCGTATATCCCATCTTCTTCTTCTGGTATATACTTATATCTAACTTCTAATAAAACTTTTTCAGAAGTTATATCTTCAAAAAACTCTAACATATTTGTAAATGGATTAAAAGCATAATTTGGTATTATTGTAAAATATGTATCAAGTATAGACATATTTGCTAATACAGAATATACATTTTGCATGCTGAAGTTACCTTGTACTGTTCCACCAAATAGCATTGCTTGCATTTCAGTTGGTGTTATTACTAAACCACCTGGAATACTTAACCCTAAAAAACCTCCGCCACTTGGATATATTCGTAATGTTATAACCTCAGAAATTTTAGGGTCTAATTTAATTTTTCTCACACCTTTAGGTAGGTCAATTAATAGTGTGCCTTTTAATTTACCATACATAGCAAACTCAGAAAACTTTTGTATAGTAAAATTAATATTCTCATCTATTTGGAAATCAGTAAGTTCCACAGTAATAACTGGGGAACCTAACATTCCAAAAATATAATCTTTGAGGCTTTGTCTAGTAGCCATTATCAACCACCTGTATTAACAGTTATATTAAGAGTTTTTGATACTTGATTTCCACCACTAGCTTGTGCTTTAACTGTGATTGTAAATGATCCAGTTTTACCTGTTTTTGGAGTTACTTGAATTTTATTACCTGATTTAACAGCTTGTATATTTTGATTATTAAATTCTAATGTAAAATCTGAAGCATTAGTTGTAACTGTTACTTCTTGCATTGGAGCACTTGCATTAGCAAAAGTTAAATTATTAGGTGAAAGAGTTAAAGTTGTTACTACTGTTGCTTTTGTAACAGTTAAAGGTAATTCTTTCATAGCTGTTCTACCTTTATCATCTGTAAGTTCAAATATAGCTTTACCTGAACCTTCTTCATTTCCTGTAAATGTTTTATCACCTTCATTCCATGTAGCTAAATCACTTGGTTCTATTGTTACAACAGCTGATGTAATTGATGACCCATCGGTAGCTGTATAAGTTATTGCTTGTGACTTTTTACTATTTTCAAAAGTTAAACTATCAGGTGTTAAAGTTACTTGTAAGTCTGGGTAAAAAACATTATCTTTACCACCAAAAAACTGTGGAAATTTAACTGCTACATCTGATGGATATTCAAATCCAGGTAAAATATAGTTAGTTGTACCATTAATATCCATATATTTAGGTTTATCTTCTGTATAAGCGAATTTATTTTGTTTTGGTATATTAGTCATGAGTATCCTTTATAAATATTTGATATTATTTATAAAGGAAATTGATGGCAAATATGTTTAATGGTCTAGTTGAATCTGTCAAAAAAACCTTTCTAAAAATAGAAAATCAGGAAGGTTCTATTAAATCAGATGACCCACATAAAGAAGCCAACCTTACAAGAGATGATATTGTATTAGGTTATTTTGATGAAGGGAATTATAGATATAATAATTTTGAGACGGATATAATTAGTGATGTATCAAAACAAGCAAGCTTAATAAAAGAATACAGAAGAATAGCAGCATATCCTGAAGTTGCAGATGCTATTGATGAAATAACGAATGAAATGTCATTTGTACCTAATAATATTGATTGTTGCTATTTAGGGTTCAAAGATAATATATTATCTGATAATTTGAAAGAAGCATTCCAATCGTTATTTGATATGTCATGTGAAATATTGCAGTTAAATGAAAACATAGATGTTTTGTGTAGAAGATTCTATATAGATGGGCAACTAATAATAGGTTTATCTTACGATGATAACAATAATATACTTGATGCAGTTATAATGAACCCATCAGGGTTATATTTTAACAAATCAACAAACAAATGGCAGTATTTTAATAATAGCAATAATTATGGAGTAACAGATGACACTTCTGAAGTATATGACCCAGAAGAAATTATAAGAATTGATTCAGGATTATACTCTGATAATTTAATATTATCTCATTTGCATAGTGTTATAAAAATCGTAAATCAACTACAAACATTAGAAGACCTTATGATACCGTTAAGATATTCAAGATCTGTGTCTCGTAGAGTATTTAATATTGATGTCGGTAATCTTGGGTACGAAAAAGCAATTGCAGCCGTTGAAGATATTAAAAATAAATTTAAATATAAAAAATATTATAATACAGAAACCGGTAGTATATCAAATGGTGCATCAATCCAGTCTATGGTAGAGGATTATTATTTTCCAAATAGAGGTGGTACAAAAGGAACACAAGTAGATGTTTTAGATGAAACTGGAAATTTAGGTGAAACTGGAGATTTAGATTATTTTAAAAATAAACTATATAATGCTTTAAAAGTTCCAACATCACGATTAATGGGTGAAAATAAAACTGTATTTGACTTTAGCTCAACATCAATAGAATCAACCGAGATTAAGTTTTTTGCTTTTATTAATAGATTAAGACAAAGATTTAATGTTTTATTAATTGAAATTATGAAACGATATGCCATAACAAATAATATTCTTACAGAAGATGAATTTGATAACTATTCAAAATATATTTTTATAGGTTGGGAAAAAGAATCTAATTTCCTAGAAAGACAAAACTTAGATATATTAAAACAGAGACTAGATCTTTATACTGAATTTAAAGAATATGAAGGTGATATATTTAGTAGATCATATTTACTAAAAAATGTTTTAAAAATGACTGATGAGGAAATAGACCAAATGAGAGAGGAAATTCTCCAAGAAGGTAGTCAAACAACTCCAGGTGAAGATGAATTTGGTAATGAAATCACAGACGATGAAGACATTACAGACGATGAAGATAATTTTAACAATGATATTGAAGATGAATCTGAAGATAACTCTCTAGATAATATAGAAAATAAAGACTTAAAAATTAAAGATGATATATCTGATAATAAAAGAAATATAGTTAAAAAAGCTACCAAATTAGGTATACCTAAAAATATTATAAATCAAAAAATTAAAAAAGCAACAAAATTATCAAAAGGAGAATAAATGTATAATTATGTAAAATATGTTGAAAGAAAAGACATGGATGGACTTTCTAATGTAATTCAAAAAAAGCTTCAACAAGAATATAATAATCATCCAAAAGTTGTAAATCACATTGAAACTATTAAGAAAAATGAAGCTTTAATTAAAGTATTAAAGGAGTATAAATGAAACTAATTATAGAAGAACCGGTAAAAATAAAAGGTTCAGTAGAACTAAACGAGTCTAGAGGTGAAAAAAATTATTATATACAAGGTATATTTGCAACTATAAATCAGCAAAATATAAATGGTAGAGTATATCCAAGACCTATTTGGGAAAGTGCTGTTAATTCATACCAGCATCATATAACTACCCCTACTACAAGTTCTTTAATGGAATATCAACATCCAAATAGACAATATGTTGATCCACTTGAAGCTGTAGCAAAAATAGTAGATCTTAGAATTGAAGGTGATTATGTTATGGGGAAAGCAAAATTGCTTGATAACCCAAAAGCAAATCAACTAAAGAACCTAATTGATGAAGGTATATCAATAGGTGTTTCTAGCAGGGGTTGTGGCGAACTAATGAATGGAACAGTTACAGAATATGAATTAATTACATTTGATATAGTGCCAAATCCGTCTGATAGAAATGCACATACTAAAGGTCTAAATGAATCTTTTGATAATGGTATATTAAAAGATAAAAATTATATTAAAGATAAAAATGGTATACTTGTAGAGGCAGATGAAAGTAATATAAATAACAAGAGTATAACTTCTCAGTTTGTCGATTTATTTTCACAATTATAAAGGAATTATCATGGAAGAACTTTTAAGTAAACTTGATAAAAATGTTTTTACACCTGAAGTTGTTGGTGAAATAAAAGAATTATTTGAAGCAGCTGTTGATAATAAAGTTGAAGCTGCTTTAAAAATTGCTGATATTCACGCAATTGAAGTTGATAAACATTATGAAAAACAAGTTAAAATGTTAAAAGAGAGTGCTGAAATGTATAAACAACAGGTTAATAAAAATAACCAAAAAGTTATGCATAATGCCATTAATAGAGTAAAAAAACATTACAATAAGCTAGTTGAAAATATTATTAAGGATAAAGTTGATGAATTTGTTAAAAAAGGATCAATGAACCTTGAAATACTAGTTGAAAGTAGTAACAAAGAAGTAGTTGATGCATGTGCTAAAACCGCTGATAAAGTAGGTGGTCCTATAAATGCATTGAAAAGAATTAATGAAAGTGTTAAAAAAGAAAAAACGTTAAAAAGTTAGAAGAAAAAAATAAAAAACTTCAGATGAAACTAGAAGAGGCTCAAAAAAATAATATATATAACAATATAAGAAATACAGTAAGCATTGGGAATAGAGACATGTTTGATACACTTGCTGAAAGTGTAGCATATACTGGTGCCATTTCTTATGAATCAAACCTCAGATCTATTGCTAATAAACTAGAATTAAAATCAAAAAATATTAGTAGAAAAAGTACAGGTGGAAAGCAACAGCTTTCTGAGTCACAAAATAATACCACTTATGGTAATTTTTTATAAATAATACATATTAACCAAAGGAGAAATACTATGGCTGACAAATATTTGTTAGATGAATCAACAAAAGAAAAATTTATTACAAGCAACTTATATCCTAATCTCAATGAATCTGAGAAAAATATAATGAGAACTGTGCTTGAAAATCAAGGTAAAGAAGTAAAAATGCTTATGGAAAGCACTGTAACTGGTGATATTGCACAATTTACACCGATCTTAGTTCCAGTAATTCGTAGAGCATTACCTAGTCTAATTGGTACTGAAATAGCTGGTGTTCAAGCACTTAAAACTCCAACTGCTTATTTGTATGCAATGGTTCCACACTATGTAGGTGATGGTAATAATAGTGTTAGTCCAACAAAAAATGCAATTGTTTTAAAACTTAAAACAGAATCTGGAAATAAAGATGACTTTAATTATACTGGAACTCCTATTGAAGTTTCATTTAAAACAGCTACAACTGTTAAAGGTAAAATAGTATATAGTGAGAAACAAGCAGGTACAGATGATGTGGTAAATGTATTACTTCGCTTAGAATCTAACTCAACTGGTTCTGTTGCTATTGGTGATGAAATTGATAAAGCAGCTTCATTTGCTACTAAAAAAGCAACTATTGAAGCTGTATATACAAACGAAGCTTTATGGTTAAAAGTTCTTAAAAATTATACTGGTCCTTATGCAACTGCTGCAGGTGAAAAACTTGGAAAAGACATGAAAGAAATGGGTATCAGTGTTCAAAGAGTGTTAGCTGAAGCTAAAACCAGAAAAGTAAAAGGTACTTATACTATTGAAATGTTACAAGACTTAAAAGCACAACACGGAATAAATGCTGAAAAAGAACTAGCTGACATTTTAAGTGCAGAAGTTGCTCTTGAAATTGACAGAACTATTATTGAAAAAGCAAATGAAGTTGCTACTGTATGTACTGATTTCGATGTTAATAGTGCAGATGGTAGATGGTTTATTGAAAAAGCAAGAGGTTTAAGTATGAGAATTAGCAATGAAGCTAGAGAAATCGGTCGCCAAACTAGAAAAGGTGGTGGTAATAAATTAATCGTTTCTCCAAAAGTTGCTACAATTCTTGATGAAATTGGATCATTTGTTTTATCTCCAGCAGGAAGTAAAATTGATGCTATTAACAGTGGTATTAAACCAAATGTTGGCAAATTCGATAATCGTTACGATGTAATTGTTGATAACTTTGCTGAATTTGATTATTGTACTGTTGCTTACAAAGGAGCATCAAACTTTGATGCTGGTATTTTCTTTGCACCATATAACATTACATTACAACAAAATTTAACAGATCCAGTAAGTGGGCAACCTGCTATGATTTTAAATAACAGATATGATGTTGTTGCTACTCCATTACACCCAGAAGCATTCATCAGAACATTTGCTGTTAATTTAAATAACTACATAATCTCTTAGTAGATAACTCGGACTTTGTAAGTCCGAGTCACATTAATTAAGCCTCTCTTAAGCTACATTATTATATACTCCCCAAAAATTATAATGGATTATTAATGGATAAAATAGAATATCTTAAATCACTTGGATATACACCTGTATCATCTAATTTAGCAGGTAATTTAGAAGTACAATGCAAAAATGGGCACAAATTCAAACGAAGTCTTGGCAATTTTCAGCGAGGTACTATACACTGTCCAGAATGTGAAAAGCAAGAAAAAATATCATTTTTAAATAGTCTTGGTTATACACCTATATCGAGTAATTTAGGTAACAATTTGGAAGTAATGTGTAAAAATGGACATACTTTTAAAAGAAGATATGAGCATTTTAAAAATGGTATTTCAATATGTGTTATGTGTAGTGAGCAAAATAAATCAAACTATTTGGACAATATTGGATTTTCAATAATTTCAGATAATACAGCTGATGATTTAGAAGTTATATGCAAAAAAGGTCATATTATAAAACGGTCTTATCATAACTTCAAAAAAGGTGCTAAAATATGCCCAATATGTAGCCCTTCTATTAGCTCATTTGAAAAAGAAATATCTGACTTACTAGATAACTATATAGAAAAAGATTACTCTGTTTTGGGAGATAAAGAGCTTGACTTTTATATTCCAAGTCATAAACTAGCTATTGAATGTAATGGTGTTTATTGGCACTCAGATAAGTTTAAAGATAAAAATTATCACTTAAATAAAACAGAAAAGTGTAAAAAGAAAGACATACAGTTGCTTCACATCTTTGAGCATTCTTGGGCAGAGAAAAAAGATATTTGGAAATCAATTATAAACAATAAACTAGGTAAATCAGAAAAAATAATGGCTAGAAAATGTGCTATTAAAGAAGTACCTAAAGTAGAAGAGAAAGAGTTTCTAAACAAAAATCATCTCCAAGGCTTCACTGGCAGTTCTATTTGCTATGGACTCTACTATCAAGATGAGCTAGTTTGTCTTATGAGTTTTGGAAAACCTAGATTCACAGGTAAGTATGATTGGGAATTGATAAGACTATGTACTAAAATGGGACTAAATGTTATAGGTGGTGCTTCTAAACTACTTAATTATTTTCATAAACATAACAAAGGAAGCCTAATAAGTTACTCAGATAGATTATATTCTGATGGTGGAATATACAAGCAGTTAGGATTCACATTTAGTCATTATTCAGAACCAGGATATTCCTACTTCAAAAATAATCAAGTGTATTCAAGACAACAATTTATGAAGCATAAACTCAAAGATAAATTAGAGAAATTTGATCCAAACTTAACTGAATCAGAGAATATGAATATAAACGGATACAGTAAAATATGGGACTGTGGACAAGGTGTTTGGGTTAAATTAAGCCTTTCTTAAGCTATATTTTTGTATCATTCCTAAAATATTTTGGAGATCACTTTATTAATGGATAAAATAGAATATCTTAAATCACTTGGATATACACCTGTATCATCTAATTTAACAAACAATCTTGAAGTATTATGTCATAAATGTAACAATACTTTTAAAAGATCATTTTATACATTTAAAAATGGTTCAGTAGATTGTCCTAATTGTCAAAATATAGAAAGACTAAACTATCTTAAAAGTATTGGGTTTGAAGCTGTTGATTTATATAATGTAAAATGTCTAAAAGGACACATTTTTAAAAGACGATTCAGTGAGTTTAAAAATGGTGCTACTACTTGTCCAATATGTATAGACAACGAAAAACAAGAGTTTATTAAAGGTTTAGGATATATTATAAAAGACATTAAAGGAGATAATTTTACAGTAGAATGTCAAAAAGGTCATGTTTTTAATAGAGTATATTCTAGCTTCAGGTCAAAAAATATAATATTTTGCCCTGAGTGTAAAAATGATGAAAAAACACTATTCTTAAACAGTGTGGGATTAAAACAAATAAAATCAGATGGAGATAAAATGACACTACAGTGCTCCAAAGGGCATACTTTTGTTAGAAGATATTGTGATATCAAAAGAGGTAGTGTAAATTGTCCAGAGTGTATTATTAATATGAAAGAGGAATATTTAAAGTCAATAGGATTTACTCTGATTAAAACAAATGTTGTAAAATGTTCCAAAGGTCATGTTTTCAATAGAAGTTATTCCGATTTTGTTAATGGTAGTATCGCCTGTCCTACATGCCAAAAGGAAAATATATTGAATTTTATAGAATCAAATGGTTTACAACTGGTATCATTAGGTAAGAGTATAAAACTAAAATGTCAAAGTGATCACATTTTTACCAGGGCCTTCAATACATTAAAAGTTAATACAACATGTCCTATTTGTGACAAAGAGAAAAGAAAACTTTTTATAGAGTCCTTTGGTATTAAATTATTAAAAGACGGTAATAGGTTACAATTACAATGTAGTAAAGGGCATGTTTTTGAGCGTGAATATTGTAATTTTAAGAAATGCACATTATGCCCAGTATGCAATCCTTCTACTAGCTCATTTGAAAAAGAAATATCAGAGTTATTAATAAACTATAACAAAAATGACAGAAACATACTAGATGGCAAAGAACTTGATTTTTATCTGCCAGAATATAATCTGGCTATTGAATGCAATGGAGATTATTGGCATTCTGAGAGTAATGGAAAAGATAAAAATTATCACCTCAATAAGACTAACAAATGTCTAGAAAGAGGCATACAATTACTCCATATATTTGAATCATCATGGAATGAAAAGAAAAATATTTGGACTAGTATTATTAATAATAAACTAGGAAAATCAGACAAAATAATGGCTAGAAAATGTATTTTGAAAGAAGTACCTAAAACAGAAGAAAAAGAATTCCTTGATATAAATCACCTCCAAGGATTTACTGGATCAATTGTATGCTATGGGTTGTATTTTAATGATGAATTAGTATGCTTGATGTCATTCGGAAAACCTAGATTTACAGATAAGTATGATTGGGAGTTAATTAGATTATGTACTAAAATGGATTATAATATAATAGGTGGTGCTAGTAAATTACTGAAACATTTTCATAAAAATCACCCAGGCTCATTAATAAGTTATTCAGATAGACTTTACTCTGATGGAGGTATATATTTAAAGCTTGGATTTACATTTAGCCATTATTCTAAGCCAGGTTACTATTATTTTAAGAATGGAATAAAATATTCAAGACAACAATTTATGAAACACAAACTTAAAGACAAACTAGAGAAGTTTGATCCAAACCTAACTGAATCAGAGAATATGAATATTAATGGATATAGTAAGATATGGGACTGCGGTCAAGGGGTATGGGTTAAGGAAAGTTTAAGTAAAAATATTATATAATATAAATAATATTAAAGGAAGTGAGATGAATGAAATAAATGTAGTAAAAACCTATACAAATGGTGAAATTGCATTATGTAATCTTGCCAGTATAAACTTGCATGAGTATGACTTATTAAATGATACAGAAAAATATGATCTAATATATGATATAGTAAGTACAATGGATAATACAATTGATCTGGCTTATTATATGGTCAAAGATGCACAAACAGCTAACAAAAAATATCGTTATTTAGGAATAGGTGTATCTAACTTAGCTGTTTTATTAGCAAAACATAAAATTATTATTGATTCACAAGAAAGTTTAGAGTTTCAAGCAAAACTTTTTGATGAGTTATTATATAATTGTGTAAAAGCTAGTATGCAGTTAGCCATTGAAAAAGGAAGAGCAGAAGGTTTTAATGAAACAAAATGGGCCAAAGGTTTATATCCTTATTTAATAGGAAATGAAAAAGCTAAAAAATTAATACAGTTTAAACCTGATGAAAATAAATGGAATAAACTGATGGAAGATGTTAAGAAGTATGGTTTACGAAATTGTGCTTTAACAGCTATTGCTCCAACAGCTTGTGTAACAAAAGAAACAAAAATAAAAACAGAAAATGGTATTAAATCTTATAAGGATATCATGAAAGAACAAGGTATTAATTTTAATGAAATAGAAAATTATGGAATACCTTCATGGATAGACTTTAAAGTTCCATTTAAAGTCCAAACAAGGCATGGACTGAAAGAAGTGAATAGAATTTGGTTTAATGGAAAACAACCTACAAAAACCATCACTTTTGAAGACAACACAATATTAACATTAACATATAATCATAAACTTCTAGTTAAATTAGACAGTGGAATAGAGGAATGGATAGAAGCTAGAGACTTAAAAAAAGGTATGGAAATTGTTTCTATAACAAATAACATTAAAATAAAATCTATATCAAATAATACCGATGTATTATGTAACACATGGGATATTGAAGTACCTGATGTTCATGAGTATTTATTAGAAAATGGTTGTATATCACATAACACATCAGGAAGATCTATTAATGCATCAGAAAGTATAGAACCTATTCAAAAGCTTTTATATAAAGAAGATGGGAATATAAACATTAAAACATTAGCACCTATGTTTAAAGAATATAATCAATATTATAAGTTAGCTCAGGAATGTGATCCTATGATGTTAATAAAAGCTGCAGCTGTTCGTCAATTATTTTTGGATCAGAGTCAAAGTGTAAATATGTATTCTTATACATTTAATGGTGAACTAAATTATATTCAAAAAAGTTCTCACAAACTATCTCTGCTGCATATGTATGCACATCAGTTAGGATTAAAGACTCTATACTATTTTAAGTCTGAAAAAGATAATGGTGTAGAACATGAATGTGAGTCATGTTCATAATAGTGCTTATAAACTGAGCACTATTTTAACCAAATATTATATCCGCAATTGTATACTTTTAGTGTGTTCTGAAATATTTCAAAATTAGGTTCAACATTATCAACAAGTTTGTAACCTAGTTTTGGGAACATTAGTTGATTTTCACAAGAGATATCAGATATAATTTTATTAGGATAGTCTTTAATTATACCATCAATGTGATTTTTTATTAAATTTATATAAAATTGTTTGTTAGAATACCATTTACTTTCAAATATATGAATTAAATAAATTCCTTTATTGATACACTTTAAACTTTTTTCTAAATGATAGTTTTTGTCTTTACCCATTTGCTCAGAATGCCAATAGTCTCCATTACACTCAATAGCTAGATTATATTCTGGCAGATAAAAATCAAGTTCTTTACCATCTAATACAGTTCTGTTATTTACAATTACATTTTTAGGTAGAATATTCTTTACTTCCTTTTCAAATGAGCTACTTTTTGGATAACATATAGGGCATAATGTACTTCCTCTTTTGAATGAACCATATGTTCTATCAAAAATATGGTTTTTCTTACATTTAGCAGTTATCTTACCTTTATCAAAAGTTATTAATTCTAAATTTATGAGTTTAAAAAATGTTTCTCTTTGCTCATGTTCACAATATGGACAAGATATAAATCCATTTTTTAGTGAGTTATATGCTCTACTGAAAATATGATTATGCTTACATTGTATCTTTATATACCCTTTTGACTCAAAATCAATAACATTATACCCTAGTGATTGTATATATTCTATTTTATTATTAGTTTCACAGTAATTACATGTAATTTTACCTTGCTTAAAGTTGCAGTATTCTTTTGAAAATATAGTATTGCATGTTTTGCATTTAACTTCTACTTTTCTACCGTTTATACTAATAAGGGAATAATTTATGCTATCTAAAAATTGTTTTCTATTTTCTATTTCACATTCTGGACATGGTGTATTTCTGATTTTAAATGATGCAAAAGCCCGTCTAAATATATGTTTATTTTTACACTCGACTTTTACATAAGAACCTTCAACAGATAATAAGTTATATCCTAATGATTTTAAATATTCTAATTTATCCATATAATTATTTATAAATATTTTGGTTAAGTTAAATTTAAACCAAAATGTTGTATAATTTTATAAATAATTTGGAAAATCTAATCAAAAGGAATATAATGGTAACATATGAGGAAATCCAACAGCTTATCAGAAACTGTTTAGATGTTGGTATTAAGGCACCAGCTAGTGCGTATTCAAAATTATTAAGACATGGTTATTGTGTGATGTATGGTGGTGATGCTAAATTTAACAAGTTAGAAGAGCTTGAAGACAACTTCGATGTGAAACAATTTGATCGCGATACTTGGGTAATCAAAGAATATAAAAAAGAACTTACTCCTGAAGAATGGAAAGATGTTAATTCACAAGCATTATATAACGGTGGAACACCTGATCAAATTGCAAAAGATATAGAAGATGGTGAAAAGAACCCTATATTAGAAAATGCTTTTAATAAGTTAGATGAAGCCAAATTAAAGCAAATTTCTAAAGATGATTTAAAAAACATATGGAATGAGAATGATTTAGAAACTAAAAGGGAAAAGACACTTAAACTTATTAGTGAATTAAAATATAAATCACCATCTCTAGAAAAAATTATAGATATAATAAAAACAACTAAAGATAAAAATAAAATTGATCAAATTATCACAAATATAATGTTTGTTGGTACAGGCGACAAAGTAATCAAAATATAAAGGATGTTAAATGAAAAAAAGTACTACATTAAATGAAGCAGTTAAAAGAAAAGCTAAAAATATGAATAAAGGTAAAAGTATTACTTTAAATGAAGCTGCAGAAAAAGGATATTTTAAATATATCAAGAGAAAAATTTCTATTAATGAGTCAGAAGTAAATGGTTTAAAAGATGCTTTAGAAAATATGGAAGAATTCTCTGATGAAAATATAATGGGTTCTGTTGTTGGAAAAGATTATGTTATATCAATTTTTGAAAAAGTATGCATCATATTAGTAAATGGTACTACACCTTTCTTAATAGAAAGAGAAGATATTACCGAAGACGAACAAACTCTTATAGATGATGTTTTTGAAACTTTAAATCTTGAATTAGATGATGATATAGATGATGATTTGGACAATGTAGATGACAATCAAGGTGATGATGGTTTAGACGATTCAGACGATGACCTAGAAGATGATGATTTGGATGATAACTCAATAAATGAAAGTAGAAAAATTGATAAGAAAATAGGATTATATTTTTATAATAGTAAACCAATTAAAGATGGGAATACTGTAGTAAGTGTAGATGATAAAGGTAATACAGAAGTAAGATTACACGATAATTTAATAGCTGTTAAAAATAAAAATGGTGATGAAAAATATTCATTAGCAGGTTATAATTCACAAACAACTAGAGCTAGACTAAATGGTCTTGGGTTTAATGTTGTCCAACGAAAAGGTAAATTATTTGTTGATAATAACGAAATAAATGCTAATGACTGGTATGATATTTTTGGAAATAAAGTAAATTGGTAAAAAAGGTGCGTTTGCACCTTTTCCATGTACTTTTAAGGTTGTCTTAAGTCTATTTTGGTACCATTACAGTATAAAAATTAGGGATTAAAGAATCCCAGATGAAAGGACAGAAAATGAAAGTACAATTTATAAATTCAAAAGAGTTATCAGCAAATGTTGTTTCTACGAAAAACCTACACAAATTAAATCGCAAAATATTAGTTCCTGGTGTTGTTGATGTTTCAGGTACTATATACTTAGCTTCACCTTCTAAAGAATTACCAACTATTAGAGTAGAGATGGACGCTGTTTTTAAATGTGGTGAATGTTCATCATTTAAAATTAAACATTATGTAGTCAATAAGAAAGTATATGGCAGTAATTCTGAAATATATGATGGGATTTCAAAATTTTTAAGAAAATATGCAAAACTTATATTAGTATCAAAAGACGAAACTATATTTTTTAATTATACATATACTGGTTTTGCAAAGTATTTTAAAAATAAATAATCTAAAAAGGTTATTTATGGCTAATAAAAGCAAGTCTAAAGGTAATACCTTTGAACGAACAGTTGCAAAAATGTTATCAGATAATTATGCTGATGTATTTAATGTTGCTCAATCATTTCAAAGAAATATATCTAGTGGTTCTGTGTTTGGTGGTAGTAACAGCTATCGTGGTATGAATGTTTTAAATGAGCATACTTTCTACGCAGGTGATATAATATGCCCATCCGAATTTAAATATACTGTTGAATGTAAGCATTATGCAACTGCACCATCTTTTAACTCTTTAATTATCCAGGAATGTGCACAATGGGATAAATGGATATTACAAGTTGAAGCTGATTGTGAGATATCAAATAAATTACCTATGCTAGTTGTAAAATATGATAATATAAAACCATTTGTTTTTATAAAACATAATTTTGGAGGTTTTATATTTAAATATAAAGATTATTATGCGTATAATTTTGAGATATTTATAAAAAAACATAAAAAGGAGCTAATTAATAATGTATACTAAATATTTATATGAATCAAGTTTAGATCTTCAATTTGAAGTAACAGATCAAGATTTTGATGAGTCTTTTTTGAATTTTAATAAAGAACTGCCAGTTAGTTTGTCTGAAACATTGAAGTTAAAATATAATATCAAATTATCACTTAAGTTTCAATCAAAATATGATGATATAGGTATACTAGTGAAGTTAAATGATAATGGTAAATATGTTGTGTATTCAAATTCTATAGAAAACATAGACAAATTCATTATTTTTGTTGATACTTTAAATCAAAATAAAGGTAATTTATGACAACTTCAGGTGATATAGCTACCACACCTTCTAGACTTACATTAAAGAGAGGTAAAATTAAGCCAAAAGTTATAAAATATAAACAAACCAAAACTTTAACTTTAAAAAAATTAAGTAAAAATTAAGGAATTTTATGATACAATACCTTCAATAAAATTGAAAGGTATTGTATGTTAGTAAATATAATTAACAACTTAAAAAATGAAAATACAGATGCAGGTAAAATTGCAATAATTAAAAACAATAAAGATAATCAAAATTTCATTAAACTTTTAGATATAGTATATAATCCAAAAACTAGATTAGGAATAACAGATTTTGAATTGCCATCTGAAACAGGTAATGACATATTAGATAATATAATATCATCACTTGATTATTTACAAAATGGTATATACAGGGGTAATGATGCTGAAACTTTTATAATTAAACTTGCAAAACAATTAGACTACGAAAATCAATTGCTTCTACAAAAAGTAATTAGAAAAAACCTTCAGGCTGATTTAGGTATTAAAACAATCAATAGTGCTATCCCTAATTTTGTAAAAAAACCACCTTATATGAGATGTGCGTTATTAAATGAAAAAACATCATCAAAAATAAAATATCCTGCATACATTCAAGAAAAACTAGATGGTCAATTTTGTAATGTAATTGTTACTAAAAACAGTATTCAATTTGTATCTAGAGCAGGAACAGAATATAAATTTAAAAGAGATTTTTCAAAACTACAACAACTAATATATTATACTCTTGGTGAATGTGTAATAATGGGTGAATTATTATGTGCTGAAAATGGTAATATACTTCCAAGAGAAATTGGAAATGGTATTATTAACAAAAGTAGCGAAACAAACCAAACTATAACAGAAGAAGAGTCAAATAAAATTATTTTAAAAGCATGGGATTGTATTCCTTATAGTGATTATTTGGAAAGAAAATGTAATATACCTTATGAAACACGATTTAACAATGTTCGTAAAATTACTGAAACACCTAATGGGTTTATATATCCAGTTATATATAATATAGTAAATAATATGGAAGAAATAATGGAACATTATAAAAATCTTGTTTCACAAGACCAAGAAGGTGTTATTGTTAAGAATAGATTTGCAACTTGGGGTGACAAAACATCAAATGACCAGCTTAAATTAAAAATTAAGTTTCAAGTAGATTTAAGAATAAAGGGTTATCAATGTGGTAAATCTGGTACATCTTGTGAAAATACATTAGGAGCTTTAGTATGTGAAAGTGATGAAGGTTCGTTAGAAGTATGTGTTGGAACTGGTTTTAAAGAAAGTGATAGAGATTTCTTTTGGAATAATAATATGATTGGTAAAATTGTTACAGTAGAAGCCCATAGAGCAATGGAAAAAAATGGTAAATATTCTTTAATATTACCTGTTTTCATTGAGCTAAGACACGATAAAGATGAAGCAGATAGTATTGAAAAAATATTAGAGCAAGAAAAATCAGCAAAATATAAATAAAATAAACTTGAAAGGATTTATATGAATACATCAACATTATATAATGACAAAGGTAAGGTTGTTTTACAATGGGTAAAAAATGTACCAAAATCAATACCATCTGAAGAGGTTATTGAAAGTATAAAACTTGCTTCTAAAAAATTTAAAAAATATTCACTTAAAAATGTATCTAAATTAAAATCTTTAAATACTAATTCATTAACGCTTTACAATATTTCTGATATGCATTTCGGTATGTTAGCTCTAAAAGAAGAAACTAGTGATAGTGATTGGAATTTAGATATAGCATCAAAAACATTAGACAAATTATCAACAGAGTTAATAAGTGGTGCTGATAATACAGAAGAATGTATTATATGTAATTTAGGTGATTTAATTGATATTAATGACTTTACACATAAAACACCAAGAAGTGGGAATGTACTTGATGTTGATAAAAAATTCCCACAAATATTATCAGTTGCTTATAATTCAATTATAAACATGATCTATAAGGCACTTGGAAAACATAAATATGTGTACTATATCAATATTCCAGGTAATCACGATATATTACCATCTATGGCTGTTCAATATATTATAAAAGAACATTTTGCTGGTAATAAAAGGGTTATTTGTGATGAGTCTTTGATGAATATTAAATATCACTCATTTGGAAATGTATTAATGGCTTTTACTCATGGTGATAACATAAAGATGAAAGATGTAGGACAAATTATTGCATTTGACAATAAAGAGAACTTTGTACACTCTAAACATGTGTATGCATATTTTGGGCATTACCATGTTGATAAAGTAATAGATACACCATTATGTAGATGTGAGAGTTTTAGAAATTTAGCACCATTAAATAAATGGGCTTCTAATAGTGGTTTTAGAAGAGGAATTGGTACAATTAGTTCCATAACAATTCATAAATCATATGGTGAAATTAGTAGAAGAACTTATAACATGGATATGGTAAATGGAAACTAAACTATTAAATATACTTTTAAATATAGGTAAAAAATATGGGATTTATTTTAAACAAAATCCAATAGAAGATGAACATAATGTAGAAATATCATTATGGACTAAAGAGTCTCCAGAGTCATGGGATAAAATTATAAAAGATATAAAAACAGAACTTCTTGTTAGCTTTACAAGAAATATAAAAATATCATCTTGGGGTAAAAATTCTGTAAACATTAAGATGAAACTTGATAGACTATATCAAGTAAATATATTATATAATTTAGAAGAACCCAAGCTAAACATAACAATATCATACCCCAAAATAATTAATGAATCTGCCTATGATAATTTTTTATAAATAGATACTAGAAAACAGTATCTATTTAAAATAACTATATATTGCTAACTGTTTCAGAAGATGATAGTTATACTAAGTAATATATAGGTTTAATTTTATTTCCTTTAATAGACTTAAAAATTTTAAATATGCTGTTTTTTAGATTTATTTAAAGGAAAGAAAATGGCTTTACTAAGTCCAGGTGTAGAAGTTAAAGAAATTGACTTATCTCTTACGGTTTCAAGTGCTTCATCTAGTTTTGGAGCGTTTTGTGGTATTTTTCCAAAAGGTCCATGTGATGGTGCAGTTTTCATAAATGATATTCCAACACTTGAAAGTGTATTTGGAAAACCTACAAATTCAAATTATAATGATTTTTTTCAAGCGTATTGTTTTTTAAGAAGAGCAGGTAGTCTATATGTTGTAAGAGCTATTGATAAACTTGGAAAATCTACAAGAAAAGATTCAGGTTTAACCATAAATGCTGTATTAAGTGAAAAAGCAACAGAAATAACCTTGGCAGATACAACAGGTTTATATGTTGGACAACAAATTATGTTTGGTGAAAAAACTGATGCTAATGTTTATACTATTGCTAGCATTCAAGCTAATACTAAAATAACTTTCACTCCAGAAATACAAACAGGTGATGGTACTGGTAACTCTTCAAAGATTTATATTTGTTATCCATCAATGAATGCAACAGGTGAAGTTTTAAAAACTGGTTCAAGTAATACTATAACAGATGCTAAACTAAAAGAAACGCTTAAAATAATTCCTAATAATGATGTTTATGAAACTTTAGAACCTTCTATTAAGTTTAGTGACACTGAAACAAAATTAAAATTTATTGCTAAATCAGTTGGTTCTTGGGGAAATAACATTAAAGTAGCAGTTGCAACAAAAGCTGATTTTGGAGCAAATAAAAATATTATCAAAGGTATTCCATTAGATGATAATTTTGAATATGTTCCAGATACAGATCAAGTTGCTGTAATTATATTAGAAAACAACGAAATAAAAGAAACATATATGGTTTCAATTAAAGAAGGTGCTAAAGATTATAATAACAAATCTAATTATATTGAAGATGTTATTAATAGAAAATCATCTTATGTTTATTGTAAAAATAACACTACAATAACTGATTTACCAAAATCTGCTTTGGATTCTGAAACAATAACACTTAAATTTGGTGAAGATGGAGCTCCAACAAAAGCTGATATTATTAGTGGTTATACAGATAATTTTAGTTCAAAAGAAGAAATAGACATTGATATTGTTATTGCAAATGAAATGGCTAATAAAGAATGTGCTGATTTTTGTGTAACTCGTGGTGATGTTATAGGTTATGGTGGTGTTCCATTTGGTGAAGTTGTTGGTTTAAAAGCTGAGGATTGTGTTAAAAATCTTTTAGAGTATAGAAGCACTGGTGAAATGAATATTGATAATAAGTATTTTTCATTTATAGGAAATTATGGTTATATATATGATAAGTATAATGACAAATATAGATGGATCAACTTAGCTGGTGCAACAGCAGGATTAAGAGCTTATACAAATCAAGCAAGACAGCCATGGTTTGCTGCAGCTGGTTTAAATCAAGGACAATATTTAGATATTATCAAGCTGGCATTCAATCCTAATAATGGACAAAGAGATCTTTTATATAAAAGTGCTATAAATCCTGTTGTTAGTTTTCCAAGTTTAGGAATTTGTTTATGGGGACAAAAAACTTGTACTCAAAAACCTAGTGCATTTGATAGAGTAAATGTTAGAATGTTGTTTAACTATCTTGAAAGAAATATAGCTAACTCAGCCAGATATGTTGTGTTTGAGCAAAATGACACTCATACTCAAAATATGTTTGTAAGTATGTGTTCTCCGTTATTAACTCAAGTTCAAGCTGGTCGCGGTATAGATGCATTCAAAATAGTATGTGATGATAGCAATAACACGCCTTTGGTTAAATCCAATAATCAATTTATTGCATCTTTCTTAATCAAACCGACTTATGCAATAGAATTTATCACACTTAATTTCGTCGCTGTTGGTGCTACAATTAGTTTTGAAGAAGCAATAGGCTCAATTTAAATATTAAAGGTAGCTCAAATGCTACCTTTAACCCAAACACCCTGACCACAATCCCACACTCTATAAAATCCATTCAATTTCATATTTTCTGATTCAGTCAAGTTTGGATCAAACTTTTCTAATTTACTATTAAGTTTATGCTTCATAAATTGTTGTCTGTCATAAGTCATACCATTCTTATAGTAAAAATAACCTGGACTAGATGTGTGACTAAACTCAAACCCTAATGTATTGTATATTTTACCATTAGAATATAAGTTATTAGAATAAGATAATAAGGTCTGGTTTGGATAATTGTTTTCAAATATCTTCAATAACCTAGATGCACCACCTATTACATTAACATTTATTTTAGTGCATAACCTTATCAATTCCCATGATATGTTTTTATTAAATCTTGATCTACCAAATGACATAAGTTCAACAAGTTCATTTTGGTAATATAGCCCATAACAAACAGCAGAACCAGTAAATCCTTGCAAATGGTTTTTATTAAGAAATTCTTTTTCCTCTATTTTATTAACTTCTTTAATTTCACATTTTCTAGCATATATTTTAAAGCTCAACCCTAATTTATTTTTAATAATAGATTCCCAAATGTTTCTATTCTTTATCCAGTTACTTTCAAATATGTGTAATAATTGTATTTCTTGTGAATTACACTTCAGAGTTTTATTTAAATGGTATTTTTTATCACTAATAACACTATCCGAATGCCAGTAATCTCCATTACATTCAATTGCTAGATTATAATCTGGTAAATAAAAATCTAATTCTAATCCATCTAATATATTTCTGTCATTTTGGATATATTTTATACATAATTCTGTTAAGAAATTTTTAACCTCTATTTCAAAGTTTGAGGTTCTAGGGTAACAAATAGGGCATTTTGTTTGATTTTTATTTTCTACAACAGTGAAAGGTCTTTCAAAAACATGTCCCTTATCACATTTAAAAGTATATTTTGAAGTAATATTTTCATTTATGATATCCAACCCATATGACTTTGCTAAATTTATTCTACTGAGTTGCTTGCAATTATAGCATTCCTTATTCCCTCTTGATGTAAAACTTGACCACCCTCTTTTAAATGTTGTATTACATTTATCACATATAAACTCTCTTGTGTCATTATCACATTTTGTGTCAGTGAGAGTAAATCCATGCTTTTTAGCTAGGTTTTTCTTTTCTATTTCTATACAATTAGGACATGTTGTATATTTTCTATTATAAAAGCCATTCCAGTCTCTAATAAAAACATGATTACATTTATTGCATTTCACATTGAATATTTTACTATTATATTCAATAATAGTAAAATTAAGATTCCTTATATACTCTTTTCTGTATTCTACTTCACACTGATAACATCCAACTTCTTTAATGATTTCTGCTATACCTTGTTTAAAAATATGACCATTTTTACATTGTAATGTATAATTACCTTGTATATCAGAAATGTATGACACTTTCATGTTATTTAAATGGAAATTTATGTTATTCCATCTTTCTGCTTCAACACATTCAGGGCACTTTGTGTTTTTACGAGTATTAAAAGCATACCAAGTTCTATTAAAAATGTGATTACATTTATCACATTTTACAGTGCATTTATCACCGTTTATTAACAAAGGTGTAAATCCAAGTTCCCTTAGTGTTTTTTCTTTAGACATAACAACACATTTATCACAAATTATATTTGTGTTTGGTATGATATTGCTTACTTTCTTGTTAAAAACATGCCCATAATTACATTGTAATGTTATACTATTAGACTTATGTGCAATAATATCAAACCCAACACTTTTAATAAATTCTATTTTCTCATCTAATGTCATTTTTTATCCTTCATTCTATTTAACCCATACCCCTTGCCCACAATCCCATACTTTATGATACCCATTTAATCTCATATTCTCTGATTCAGTCAAGTTTGGATCAAATTTCTCTAGCTTGTCTTTGAGTTTATGTTTCATAAATTGTTGTCTTGGATACTTTATTTTGTTTTTACAATAAAAATATCCAGGTGCTGAATAATGACTAAATTCGAACCCTAATTGTTTATAAATTGATCCATCAGAGTAAAGTCTATCTGAGTAACTAATAATACTACCTTTATTATTTTTATGGAAATAACTAAGTAATTTAGAAGCACCACCTATAACATTTGTGTTCTTCTTAGTACATAATCTAATTAACTCCCAGTCATACCTACCTGTAAATCTAGGTTTTCCGAATGACATTAAGCAAACTAATTCATCTTGGTAATAAAGTCCATAACACACAGTTGATCCAGTAAATCCTTGGAGATGATTTGTGTCTAAAAACTCTTTCTCTTCTGTCTTAGGTACTTCTTTTAAAATGCATTTTCTAGCCATTATCTTTTTTGATTTTCCTAATTTGTTGTTTATAATTGACTTCCATATATCTTTTTTCTCTATCCAAGATGACTCGAATATTTGTAAAAGCTGAATTCCTTTCTCCCTACACTTTTCTGTTTTATCCAAATGATAACTATTATTTTTACCCATTTGCTCAGAATGCCAGTAATCACCATTACATTCTATTGCTAAGTTATATTCTGGCAAATAAAAATCTAGTTCTTTATCACCTAGTACTGAGTAATCATTTTCTATACATTTTGGGAGTATTTCTTTTAATTCTTTTTCAAATGAGCTAATATTAGAGTGACATATAGGGCATACATTACATTTCTTTAGATTACTAAATGTTCTTTTAAAAACATGCCCATTTTTACATTTTAATTCTAAACCATCAGCTATATTTTCACTAATTGGTTCAAGCTCTGCAAGCTTCATATATTCTATTTTTATACTATTCTTGCATTGTTTACACTCTACCACTCCACTGTTAAAATGACTCCATACTCTATCAAAAACATGTCCATGTTTACATTTTACTTTAATTTTATTAATATCAAGTATTGTGTATCCAAGTTTGTTTAAAAAGTCTATTTTGTGCTGTTCATAACACATTGCACATTTTATATTTCCATTTTTAAACTCACTCCATGCACGCTTAAAAGAATGTCCATTTTTACATATAACTTCTAGGTCATTGTTTATTAGTTTAGATTTTACTGAATATCCTAATGAGTTTAAATAAAATAATTTAGAGTTATGATCACATTGTATACATATTATAGTGCCACGCTGAAAATCATAAAACCTTCTTTTAAACTCGTGTCCGTTTTTACATCTAACTATAAGATTTTTGGACAAATCATCTGACACTACTTCATATCCTAAATCATTTAAAAACTTTATTTTATCATTCATTTAATATCCTTTACCCAAACACCTTGACCGCAATCCCATACTTTATGATACCCATTTAATCTCATATTCTCTGATTCAGTCAAGTTTGGATCAAATTTCTCTAGCTTGTCTTTGAGTTTATGTTTCATAAATTGATACCTAGTATAAGTACTACCACCTTTAACATAAAAATATCCAGGTGCTGAATAGTGGCTAAATTCGAATCCCAATTGTTTATAAACAGAACCATCAGAATATAGCCTATCTGAATAACTTATTAATGAGCCTGGGTGATTTTTATGAAAACAACTAAGTAACTTACTAGCACCACCTATAATGTTTAATCCCATTTTTGTACATAGCCTGATCAACTCCCAATCATATTTGTTAGTAAATCTTGGTTTACCAAAACTCATTAAACAAACTAACTCATTATTAAAATATAATCCATAACAAATTGAACTCCCAGCAAATCCTTGTAAATGATTATTTTCTAAAAATAATCTTTCATCATACTTAGATACATTCTTTATAACACACTTTCTAGCCATTATTTTTTCTGATTTGCCCAACTTATTGTTGATTATACTCATCCAAATATGCTTATTAGCTTCCCATGAACTTTCAAATATATGCAATAAATTTATACCTTTTAAATTACACATATTGGTTTTTGCCAAATGATAATTTTTGCCTCTACCATTACTTTCTGAGTGCCAGTAGTCTCCATTACACTCTATTGCTAAATTTACTGATGGTATATAAAAATCTAACTCCCTACCATTCAATACATTCCTATCATTTTTAACATAGTCACTTAGCAAGTTTTCAATCTCTGATTCGAATGAACTAATATATGGATAACAGATAGGGCATTTTGTAGATCCTTTTTTGATATTGTTGAAATATCTTTTAAATGTATGCCCGTTTTCACACTCAACAATTAATTCATTACCAAGATTATCAGTAATAGGTTGTAAATTATATTGTTTTAATAATTCCATTCTCTCATTTCTTTGACATATACTACATGTTGGATGTGCTTTAAACGCTGTGTATTTCTTATGTATAGTATGTCCGTTCTTGCATTTAACAACCATATTAGCACCGACATTTTCTGATATTAATTTAAACCCATTACTTTCAATAAATTGTATTCTTGATATTTTTTCACATTCTGGACAAGTATTATGGCCATTCTTAAAATTATCAAAGGTTCTACTAAATATGTGACCATTTTTACATTTTACTCTAAGATCATTACCTAATTTTTCTGATATAATTTCATAACCAAGTGCTTCCATAAAAGATGAATATTCATTTCTAATACAAATGGGGCATTTGTGTTGTGCTGTTATTGTAGTACAAGTGTAAGTGTGACCTTTGCTGCATTGTAAAGTAAGTTGTTTTGATGATTTGTTGATTAATGTTACACCTAATTGTTTATATTGATCTAGTATGTTATTTGTATTACATTCTGGACAAGTTGTAGCGCCCTTAACAAATACTTTATATGCCCTTGAAAATATATGACCATTAACACATTTTAACTTCATGTCATTACCAACATTACTAGATATAACTTCAAAACCATATGATTTTATCAGGTTTAATTTTGCCTGATAATCACATTCGCCACAGCCAGTATTACCACGAATATATTCATAGAATTGTCTGGTTATAACATGACCATTTTTACATTTTACCTGTAGTTGTTTGCCCAAGTTTTCTGATATAACTTCGTATCCTAAATCATTTAAAAACTTTAACTTTTCAGTTACATTCATAATGTCCTTTCAAGTAATTTCCATATTATATATAATTTTTACTTAAATTATGCTTAGTTAGTTTAAGATAATTTTAAGCAGTTTTATTATACAATAACATAAATTTAAAAAGTAACATATATAAATAATTACACTTATCACTTTATAATATTGGAATAATTGTATTTGGAATGTTTTTTACATTTTAAAGGTAAGAAAGGATTATAATCATGAAAAACATAGAAGTAAAATTATTACATCATACACCATTAGAAATAACAATAGACGCTATAAGGACTTGTTGGGATAGTGGATGCAAAAAAGACAGTGTCTATGAAAATGGTAGATTAGTTTTAGGTAACCAAGATAAAGCATTATTAGATAGAATTGTTAATCATCATAAGCACCTTAGTACAATAGAACATGTATATTACAATTTTTTTATAAAAGGTATTAGTAGAGCGTGTCTCCAAGAGTTAGCTAGACACAGACATGCAAGTCTTAGCGTAGAAAGTACTAGATATACTTTGAAAAAACATTTAAAAAATGAAGAAGAATTCAAATATGAACAAGACTTTGATAGAGCTTCTAAATATGTAGTTTTGACTGAAGACTTAGAATCTAATTTACAAATATTATCTAATTTGGATAATTTATTAAGACTAGTAAAACAAAATAAGAGTAATGATGTTGTAAAATATGCTTTACCAGAAGCATTTAGAACAAATTTATACTGGACTATAAATGCTAGAAGTTTAAGAAACTTCTTAGAGTTAAGGTCGTCTAATCATGCTTTACATGAAATAAGAATATTAGCTAATAAAGTTTATGAATCTTTGCCAGAATTACATAAGCAGACTTTGTTTAAAAGTATTATAAAGGAATAATGATGAGTAAAATAAAATCAAAAGATTTAGCTGATTTTATACTTTTTCATTCTAAAAAAGACCTGAGTAATTTAGAGTTACAAGTGTTGATGAATTTAATTTCAATAGACTATGAAGATAAATTCTATAGAAAATTATTAGAAGACGAATTGACTAATTTTAAATCATATTCTTTTAAGATATCAGAAGATGTTTATTGGGATTTTAGAAATTATGGAGCTAATTCAATAGACAAACCTGAAAAAGAAATTAAATTAAATTTATCTAAAGGAAAAGTTAGGTTTATAATTAACAGACTTGAGTACTATAATGAAAATGGTTATTGGAATAATGTTAGCCTTATACAAAAACATTATCAAGAAGAAAGAAAGTTAGAAAAATTAGCTGAAACCCACGCAAAAACCTTTATGGGTGCTGTTTGGTTATGTATTCCTATATTTACTTTGTTAGCTTTATTAAAATATATATTTGGATAACTTTATAAATACCATAAAATATAAGGATTATATTTTATGTTTGAAGATATTCAGCAGTTAAAAGATGATAGAATAAGCTATTTAAATAAACTGTTGCCACAGGATGAAAACGGATATTTTTTAGATATTAGTAATCAAAAAGTTAGCTATGGTAATAATCCTCAACTTTCATATATTAATACTAAATTACCTTTAAAAGAAGAACATATAATAGAGATTCAAAAATGTAGTGTAGATATTATCTATTTTGTGGAAAATTATGTTAAAATAAGAAGTCTTGATGAAGGTTTAGTTTATCCTGACTTAAGAGATTATCAAAAAGAATTAATACAACAATATTATGAAAATAGATTCAATGTTGTATTAGCAGGAAGACAAAGTGGTAAATCTGTTACAACTTTATTATATATATTATGGAAATTATGTTTTTGCCCTGATACCATTGTTGGTATTTGTGCTAATAAATTTACTATGGCTGCTGAGAACTTACAAAGATTAATGGACATGTATGCTGATCTACCGATATGGTTAAAGCCATCCGTAAAAGTTTATAATAAAGAGTCATTTGTTAATGAAATAGGATGTAAAGCATATATTAGTGCAACTACACCAGATGCTTTTAGGGGTCTTAGTATTAATTTAATTTTTATTGATGAATGTGTAGCTGGTGACACAAAAATTACAGTTAGAAATAAAAAAACAGGTGTTATTGAAGATATAACAATGGAAGAGTTATATAACAGAATAGGATAAGCATGCCAAATTATTTTTCCAGTAGTAAGCCAGGTTCTGATCAATCTAATATAGTAGATAGCACAAAACCTGGTTTTGTGTCATCTTATCAGAAAAAAACAAAAGAAACACAATCTATAAGTGAAGAAGCAAAGAATATAAACACTGGCAAAAAACTAATAAAAGATACAGTTGATGACGCTTTAAAAGAAAAAACTACAAAAGAGCAGGAAAAAGCTGCTCTTAATATAGTTAAGCAACTAATGAAAAAAGGTACTCGCAATTTTAAAGCAGAAGATTTTAGATTTAGTAATATGATTTTTATGCAATATGATGCAAAATTTAAAGATGAAGTATATGATAAGACTCCTTTAATTTTAGTATTAAGCACATCAAGAAGTTATGTTTTAGGTTTAAACTTACATTGGACTCCAGTACCACTTCGTATAGCTTTAATAAAAATATTGTTTAAAATGAATAAAGCTGCAATTCAAAAAAATAAACAATTAAAAATAACATATAAAATGGTTAAACCACTTTTATCTGCACTGCATTTAGGACCAGTTATAAGACTATATATTAAAAAAAGAATATCAAGAAGAGGTATTATAATTCCACAAGACTTATGGTTGGTGGCTTCTAGATTAAGAGCTGAATCATTTAGTGGTGGATATTCTGCTGATAAATTATATGCAAAAGCAATTCAAAACTATAAAAAATCAAAATCTAAGAATATTCGTAAAAATCGAAAAATATTTTAAGTTGATTTTAAGTATAATTATTATATAATATTATTATGACAGTTAATAATAAAATAGAATTTTTAAATAATCTTGGGTATGAAACTATATCGGATAGTTTAGGTCATGACTTAGAAGTACAATGTAAAAATGGGCATGTTTTTAAAAGATCCTTTAGCAGGTTTAAAAGTGGTTCAACAGCTTGCCCTGAGTGTGAACGGCAGGAAAATATTAAGTATTTAAATAAATTAGGTTATGAGGTTATTTCAGAAAACTTATCAAATGATTTGACTGTGAAATGCAAAAATGGGCATGCTTTTAAACGAACTTTAAACAATTTTAAAAAAGGTCAATTAACTTGTAATGAATGTGAAAGACAAAGAAAACTACTTTTTATAAACAGTCTTGGCTATAAAGTTGTTTCTAAAGAGTTAAATAATGATTTAACAGTAGAATGCCAAAATGGTCATATTTTTAAAAGACCATATAAAGTATTCGAAAGTGGTGTTATTATTTGTACTATATGTGAGAAGCAAGAGAAACTAGAGTACTTAAACAATTTAGGATATGAAGTCATCTCAAACAATTTAGGAAATAATTTAGAAGTAAAATGTAAAAATGGGCATGTTTTTAAACGAGCATTTAGAGTATTTAAACAAGGTATATCAACTTGTCCTGAGTGTAACATAAACAACAAAATAGAGTATTTAAATAATTTTGGTTATAAAGTTGTTTCAGAAGATTTAGTAGATAATCTTGAACTAATGTGTCCAAAAGGTCATGTTTTTAAGAGAACATTTGGCAATTTTGTAAAAGGTATAACTTTATGCCCTATATGCAACCCTTCTACTAGTTCATTTGAAAAAGAATTATCTAACTTACTAGATGATTATATAGAAAATGACTACTCGATTCTAGGTGATAAAGAACTAGACTTCTACTTACCAGATCATAACTTAGCTATTGAATGTAATGGAGACTACTGGCATTCTGAGAGTAATGGAAAAGATAAGAACTATCATTTAGATAAAACAGAGAGATGTAAGGAAAAAGGGATACAATTACTCCATATTTTTGAATCATCTTGGATAGAGAAAAAAGAAATATGGAAGTCAATTATAAACAATAAACTAGGAAAGTATAAGAAAATAATGGCTAGAAAATGCATTTTGAGAGAGGTATCTAAAAAAGAAGAGAAAGAGTTTTTAGAAAGTAATCATCTCCAAGGATTTACCGGATCAACTGTATGTTATGGACTCTGTTACCAAGATGAGCTAGTTTGTCTTATGAGTTTTGGAAAACCTAGGTTTACAGACAAATATGATTGGGAGTTAATTAGATTATGTACTAAGAAGAACACAAATGTTATAGGTGGTGCTTCCAAATTACTTAGCTATTTTCATAAACATAACAAAGGAAGCCTAATAAGCTACTCAGATAGACTTTATTCTGATGGAAGTATATATTTGAAGCTTGGATTTACATTTAGTCACTATTCTAGTCCTGGTTACTATTATTTTAAAAATAATAAGACATATTCAAGGCAACAATTTATGAAGCATAAACTCAAAGACAAACTAGAGAAGTTTGATCCAAACTTGACTGAATCAGAAAATATGAAATTGAATGGATTTTATAGAGTGTGGGATTGTGGTCAGGGTGTTTGGATTAAATTAAGTTGATTTTAAGGATAAATATTATATAATTTCGTATATCTAAAAGATATGGGATATTTGGCTATTGTTGATTAATTTATTAATCTTATTTTCAGCTATTTTTAAAGGAAATTTATTATGAATGAATTTGACATTTTAACAGGATTTTCAGGTGCAGATTTAATGCAAAAAATGCCACAAAATATTGGTCAAAAAAGTTATGTTGATAACAGATTTTGGAAGTTGTCCAAAAACAAAGAGGGCAATGGTGCTGCTATGATCAGGTTAATAACAGATCGCAATAAAGTACCTTTTGTTTGTGTGTATCACTATAACTCTAAAAAGAATGTAGGTGGCAAAGATCGCTGGTTAATAGCAAATAGTCCAAGTACAATTGGATTACCTTGTCCTATTCAAGAAGAATATTTTGAAGTATTAAATAGTGGTGATGAGAAATTGGCAAGATCACTATATGGTAGAAAGGTAAAATACTATACTAACATTTTAGTTGTAAAAGATCCAGCTAATCCTGAAAATGAAGGTAAAGTGTTTCTATTTGAATTTGGAAGTAAGTTAAAAGAAAAGTTCCTAGCTTGGATTAATCCAGATGAAACACAAAGGTCTCTAGGACATACAGAAAAAGAACTATATAACCCTATAAATGGTTATAATATAGAGCTAACTATTAAAAAAGATCCACAATCAGGTTTCTTTAACTATGATAACACAAGTTTAGCACCATCACCTTCAAAGTTAGGCGGGTTAGAAAAAAACGAAGATATTATAGACATAATTCTTAACAAAACTTATGATTTAAGTGAGTTTACAAAGCCTGAGTATTTTCCTTCTTATGAAGAATTAAAAGAAAAACTAGAAAGGTTTAAAAATCCTTTTGGTACTAAAACTTCAAGTGTTCCATCAGTGGTTGGAAAAACAAATGATAATCCACCATTTGAAACACAAGAATCAAAACCACAACCTCAACAACAAGTGGTTCAACAACAAAAACCTAAGCAAGAAAACAGTCAGGATGATGATTGGTTAAATAATCTTTAAGGTTTAAAATGCTACAATTATAAAACAATTGTAGCATTTAAGGAAAAATAAATGAATATAACACATTCACAATATGAAGTTATGGTTTCTGCGTATAAAAAAGACTTTATACCTAATAAAAATGAAATGAATTTATTAAATTCGTTTATGTTATGTAGATGGATGAGTAATGATATTCATTCTGTTGAGTTTGCTAATTTTATTAACAATCATACCGATATACCTATAAATGTTCAGTATTGGTTTGCACGCTCAATAATGAATAAAGTAACTTATATGGGGAGACCTCCAAAAGAAGATAAATTAAATGAATATGAAGAAGCTGTTAGTAAATATTATAATGTATCTTTTGATGTAGCTAAACAGTATTGTAGTATTCTACCTAAAGAAAAACAAGAAGAAGTTTTAAATATGTTTAAAGGAGGTAGGATAAAATGAAACGAGATGGATCCATTATAAAGTCGTTTAAGAGAGAGATAAATCTGCAGACAAGATTTATTAAAAATAAAACAAAATATACACGAAAAGAAAAACATAAGAAAGGGGCTATAAATGGTTTTAATTGATTTTATGCATTTAGCTTTTAAAAGTTTATATGTAGCTGTTGGAAAAGATATGTATAGCAAACAGAAACTTAGTTTTGAAAAATACCATGGTATGTTTGTTCATTTAATATTTAATTATCTAAAATTAATTCAAACAGAATATGCAAGAGATTATGGGAATGAAATTATCCTTGCTTTGGAAGGATCTAATTCATGGAGAAAGTCATATTATCCTGAATATAAAACAAACAGAAAGTTATCGGATGTTTTTGATTGGGAAAACGAAGTGTTTCCAGCTGTTAATGAAATTATTGATGTTATCAAAAAATCACTACCATATAAAGTTTTAAGAGTAAAAGGTGCTGAAGGTGATGACATTATTGCTGTATTAGCAAATCATACTGCTAAACCTGTATTAGTTGTTTCTGAAGATAAAGATTTTATGCAGTTGCTAATAAACAAACATATAACTTTGTTTAAACCTATTAAGAAAGAGTTCTTTAGAAATATAGAAGAATCAGAAATAACAAAAACATTAACTATGCATATTTTACTTGGTGACAAAGCAGATAATATTCCATCAATAATGGAAGGCACAACTTTCACACCTGACTTTATAAAGTTTCTTGAAACTAATGGTATTTTTGAAACAGATGTAAATAATTTCAATAAATTAGAAATATCAAAAACATTATATGATTTATATTCTAAGCAGTCTGAAAAATCACCTTTTAAACCAGCTTATTTTGGTGAAGTAGGGGCTAAGAAATTCTCAGAAAACTTAAATGAAAATTTAGAAAAAAATAAACTTGTTTATGATAATTTTATCAGAAATAAAACATTAATTGATTTTAGAGAAATACCTGATAATATTAAAGAAAGCATTATAGAACAGTATAATTTGGAAAAACCAACAATAGATCTTAATAATCTTCTTAAATTTTTCTTAAAATATAATTGTAAAAAACACAGTGATAGTATAGCTTCATTTAACAGTAACATGGGTATTTCTTTATTTGATGATTGGATGTAATTATTAGCAGTCTTATAAATATCTATAAATTAGATATTATAGGACTGTGTTATGATAGAACCAAAAAGAGAACCTACACAAGATTTTTTTGTATGTTTATTAAAAGAACCTAGATGGATTAGTACTGATCTTATATCCTATTTTATTAATACCAGGAGTCAATTATCCTGCTGAAATAGCTATGATGCATCCTGATTTTTTTGGTGGGGATGATATTGTATTTAAGCCTGAACCCCCAATTGATCCAGATGGTCCTGATTTATCTAACTATTATACAAAACCAGAAACAAATAGTTTATTAGATAAGAAAGCAGATAAAATTCATACACATGTTGTAGCTGATATAACAGATTTAAATTTGGATAAATTTGCTACAAAAGAAGAAACATATACTAAACAAGAGATAGATGATAAAATAGACGAAATAGTACCACCTGAAATTAATTTAACTGATTATGCAAAGAAAGATGCAGTTAATATTTTTACAAAAGCTAATACTTTTACAGAAGCACCTTCAGTAGAAGTAGATGCAACACTAGATAATCATGTTATTAGAAAGAAACAGTTTGACAATAACATAAAAGAAGTTAAAGATCTACTATCTAATGTATTTTCATATAAAGGATCAAAACCTACATATACAGAAATAGAAGCCATTGTTAATAAAAAGATAGGTGATGTATGGTATGCTGAAGATACTGGATATATGTATATATGGAATGGTAAAACTTGGTATGATTTAGGTAAATCTTTTGATGCTAGTAAATTTGTTGATATAACTTCAGACCAAGTAGCAATAAATGGTATTAAAAAATTCACAGGAAAATTAAAAGCATTAACACCTGTTGATTCTGATGATGTGGCTATTTTGAGCTGGACAACAAAACAAATAAATGACAAAGTTGAATCTGTTATTGGTGATTTAAATTCACTAAATAATGAAGTTTCTAAAGATAATTTAGTTAATGCTATAAATAGTGTAGATGATAAGTTTAAAACAACAGCTAAAACCAATAAATCAAATACATTTACAGGTGATCAAACTTATGTAGATCATATTTTACTAGAATCTGTTCCTTCTGAAAGAAATCATGCAGTTAATTTGGGATACATTTTAGATAATCCTGGAGGTATAAAGCTTCCTGATCATACAGCACTTACACAAAATTCTGTTACAGAAATAACTTTTGGATATGCAAATCCAGTAGTGTACTCTGCACAACAATTAAAAAATGTATTCCTAAAAGATATAGTAGGCAATGAATATAAAGCTATAATGGCAGATAAAACATCATTTACAGAAAATCCTTCAAAGGAAATGGTTGTTATACTTTCTAGAACTGATTATACAAAAAATATAGATGTTAAGTTTGATATAACTAAAACAGTTGATGAGCTTAAACAATATGAGCTTAAAGAAGGAGAAGTTAGAGTTATACTATCTTATGATACTATATCTGTTTATTCTAGTGGATATGGTTATGGAGCCATGTTTGCTAGAAACGCTAATAAAAAAGACGGAGATTTAATATATGATTATTATTCTGGAAGTCAAAATGATATAACAAATAATAGAAAAGTATCTATAAAAATAGATAAACTTGGTATTAATACTCCAGATATTGTAAGTATATCTATGACTACAAATGGTTCTGAAAAATTAACAGTAAAAACAGATACACTAGATCCTGTAGAAAATACATACGAATCTGCGGATATGACTTATATTCATACTCCTGTCAGCAAAATTGCAGGAGATATTCTGTATAGTAATATATCTCAAGCAATTAAATCAATACATGTGTTAGAAAATAATATATGCTCTTTAAAGCCTGCAGATATGGAATTACAACTTGTAAGACTTAAAGAATTTAAACAAACAATAAATAATATGTTGCAATCTATGTTTGATGAGAGCCCTGTAACTCTAAAAAATGGAGATTACATAGATGTTTCATTTAGTGGTAGTGCAAGCTATGGAACAGGATATTGTGGGTATGTTAATATAAAAGATACTATAAGAAATATTACATATAAAGCTTATAAAGTATCTTCAAATGCTTTTGATACAACTAGTGGAACTAAAGTTATTGCAGTTCTAACTTCTGATAACAGTAAAACAAATGTAACTTATTCTGATAGTGTATCAACATTAGAATCTTATGAAGTAGCAGAAAATGAGATATTATTAGAAATATCATTTTCTGCTGCTAAGCAATATTCTGCTAAATACGGGTATGGAGCTATGTTAGAATATTGGGGTTCTGTATCTGATTTATGTTATGATTATTATATGGGTTCAAACCTAGATATGGATTGTCCATTTAAAATAACATTACTCAAAATAGGAAGTTCTGTTAAAGCTGATACTATACAAATAGGTGCTCCTACTTTTGCAGGATCATTAGTTATGCACCTAAGAAAAAATACAAACGATGTTATTAATTTCCTTGTATCTACAGGTATGAATGTAACAGGAAGAGATGGGACTGAAAGTGGATCAGTATATAATTTAGTAGAAAAATCATTGAAACCATTAAAAGTTCTAACATCTGAAGCACATCAATCTATAAATGGTATAACTACTTTTAATAATAAAGTGTATATGAATATAAACAATGAAAAAATTACAGACAGCAAACAACTAATACATAAAGAATACCTAGATAAAAATATTGCAGACAATGTAGCATATAATATTAGTAATACTCCATTAGTACCTTACAATGATGTTAGTTCTTTAAATACAAAAAATATTTGTGTAAAAATATCTGCGACAACTGATAGCTCTAATTATTCATCTGGTGATACAGTAGTAGTTAGTAATTTCAAGATAAAACTTAAAGGAGATGATGAGTACCTTAAACCTTATGGGGTTGAAGTTATTGATAGAGAAAATAATAAAATAGGTTTAAATTTAATAGGAGATGATACAGTATATAATGATAATGATGCTTTATTATCTACAAGACCTTCTGATTTTAATTCATCTAGTGTAGATCTTTCTAGTGGAAGTAACGCCTTAGTAACTGTTAAAACTAATGGAGCTTATGATTATAGTGGAGTTTATGATATACCAAATCCTTTTAGAGAATATAATAAAAAATACTCTTTATTCTTAAGTAATGATGGGTTAAAAAATCCTTATTACCAAGTTGATATAAATAGCTCCAAACAAGTTGATAATATATCTTTTCAATTATTTGGAACTAGTGCTACAAATCCTTTTTTATATTCTAAAGACTGTAAAATTGAATTGTTTATAGAAAATACTATTGTAAAAACCTTCAATATTAAAGGCAGCTCTGGAAATAATAGTCCTGTGAATATTAATATAGATTATAAAGATGGTATGTTTTTAATATCTGTTCTTGATTCTATAAATTACATAAATAATAGAATTAATAAAAATGCAGAATTACTTACAGGGTCAGGCAAACCTAATTTTTCATTAAACCCTAATAAAGTAGGTTCTCTATACTCTGATACAACTAATAAAGCTGTATATATGTGTATAGACAATACTTCTGGTGCTAATAAATGGGTAAATATAGTAACAGGAGATGAAATTAAACCAAACCTTAGAAAAATAGAAATTACTTGTAATGTAAGATTAAGAAGTGGCCAATATGGTGGTTGTATGAGCGGTGTTAAAATAGGATTTGATAACGGATATGCTTCTACAAAACAAATAGTTAAAGGGTTAAATAGTGGTCAAATATTGCTATCTCTAGATGGGTTGGGTAACCTTTCTGGATATTCTGAAGTCAGTTCTTTAACTCCTAGCAGTCAAGATATAAAAGTTGATGTGGATACTACTGGTATATATAATGACCCTTCATATCATTGCGTTACTAATATATTCAAACAATATCTTGGAAATGCTGATCAATGTTCGCTATGGTCTGATGCTAGTGTTAAACAACTTAAAATAACTTTATTATCTAAAAAGATTCCTAATAAAATATTGTATGTAGGAGACGGATATTATGGTCAAACATCTGTTTCTGATGTAAAAGCTATATGGTATTATGTAAATGATAATGGAGACAAAATAGAAGGCAGTATAGATAATGATTTGGAAATAAGCAATAATGACTCTGAAACAAACGATAGTTCTTATATATATGCGTTCAATATAAATTAAATGCATAGGATTATATTAATGATAGAGCCAAAATAATATAGATAACACTAAAGGTGAAAAGATATTTTAAATAAAGATGGAAATAAGAGCTACTATTTGGAACATCATTTATATAAGTAAACCTTAAGAATTTCTATGATATACTATCATAGAAATTATAAAGGAAATATTATGATAGTATGTAATTATAATGTAGTACCAGTTATAATAAGCTTATATAGAAATGATTTTAATATGCAAGAGGTTAAAATATGTGGTTATAATCAGCTTAATGAATATATTAAAGATGATTCATATAAATTTGAAATAATAGGATTTAATACTGATTCTATCAATTTACCAAAGAATATAGTAAATCTTGAAATAAATTTTGAAAACATACCAAAATATTTACAAAACCCATTAAAATCATATTATAAATGGGATAAAAATAATCAAAGGGATTTTTTATTTGGATATTATTTAGATTTATATTTTAAGAAAAATAAACTGCCAGCATTAGTTGATTTGCTTAAAAATAATACAGAAGAAAATAACATTTATAATATTGTTAAGAATAATTTTATATCATTGGAATACTCTTTACAGCAAAATATTATTAAAGAAAAAATAATAAATGACACTTACATAATGAAAGGTAATTACAATTCCTTTGTGTATAAAATGGTAACATCACAGTATAAGATATATATACTAGATGACGATTTAGGTAAGTTAATAATATTTTCAGGTGATCTTAAGATAATTTATGATAGAATATCTCATTTAAAAATTGATATTATTAAAACAGAAAATTGTATTATATTAAATGATATTGATAATAAACAACAGATAGTAAAATTAATGTTAGGATTATAATGATTAGTGGATTAATTTTAAAAAGTCTTATTAATGATGAAATATATTTTGATAAAGTATATTCAATTTTAAAACCTGAACATTTTATTGGCGTAGATTCTGATATTTACAAAACAATACAAAAACTTGTAAAAGAGTATAATAAAAAACCTACACCTAAAGAAGTAGCTTTAAAGTTAAAAGATAACTTTAAAGATGAGCAACAAGAAAACTGTATAAACAGATTTAAAGAAATTATGTTAGATAAACAAAATGTATCTCCAGAGTTTCTTAATAATGAAACAGCAGAATTTATAAAACAAGCTGAAATGAGATCTTGTATTATACAAGGTGCAAAACTTATACAAGAAAAAAAGGACATTGGCAAGATATATGAAAGGTTAGGGCAAGCTATATCATTTACAATGGATACTGACATAGGTATGAAAGATATTGATGCACAAGAAAGGGATATATTAAGAAGAGAAACAAAAATTGGTATTTCAACAGGTGTTGAAGTACTAGATGAAGTTTTAGCAGGTGGTTATATGCCTAGCACACTTAATTTCATATGTTCTGTTACACATGGTGGTAAATCAATGTTTTTATCTCATTTTTGTGCAAATGCTATGTTAAAAGGATATAACTGCCTTTATATAACATTAGAAATGCCTTCAATAAAAATTTGGGATAGAATAGAAAGTAATATTTTTAATATTGATATTAGTGAACTAAGGAACTATAATGTTTCAGAAGGTTATGAAAAATTACCAAACTTAGGAAGATGTGTTGTAAAAGAATATGGTGCTGGTAGTTTTGATGTTTTACAATTAAAATCATTAGTTCAAAAAGTAGAGTCATCTTTAGAAATAAATTTAAATTGTATAATAATAGATTATTTAGCACTTATGGCTTCGTATGCTTTACAGCCTAGTGTAGGTTTATATTCTTATTATAAAAAAATTGCAGAAGAACTACATGCTTATGCTAAAGAAAGTAAAAAATGTGTTTTAAGTGCAGCACAACTTAATAGAAATGCTTATAATAATTCAAATGCTGATACTAGCACCATAGCAGAATCATTAGGTATAGCTCAAACAGCTGATACTATTGCAATGCTGCATAGATCACCAGAATTAGATGAATTAGGTCAGGCCATTATATCATTTACTAAAAATAGAAATAGTGGTAATTTATCTCAAAAGTATGTTGGTATAAACTTTAAACAATCAAGATTTTTTGATATAGATCAACCAGATTAAGGAGGAATTAAGCATAATATAGTATAATTGCATTATATTAATTTTTGTAAATATAAAATAAAATTACTAAAGGAGTAAAAATGTTACAGAACTTTGTAGGAAACAGTAGTATCCCATCAGTTTTAATGGCTGCACCATATGGTATAATTGATTCAACACCAAATAACAAATGGATGGAAGATTTAAAAAAAGATGGTAAATTTACACCAAATATTAAAAAAATTGAAAAACAATTTTTTGAGTTACAAAAAACAATTAGCTCGGTAGCATCAATTTATACAATACCAGCTGAAAAAGGTTTACAGGATTTGGCTTATGTTGCTAATTTAGGTATGATTTTCCCACATTTAAATCCAAATGAAGATCGTAGAATATTAGTTAGTAATTTTAAGTCAGAACCACGCAAAGGTGAAACAAAAGTAGGTTATGAGTACTTTAAAAAACTTGGATTTGACCCTATTATTATGCCTGATGTTAATGAAAAAGGTGAACCTATGTATTTTGAAGGTGAAGCAGACTTAAAATGGCTATATGGTAATGTGTATGTAGGTGCTGATGGTAATAGAACTAACGGTGCAGCTTTAGATTGGATTGCAAAAACATTCAACTGTGAAATTATAAAATTCCCTAGTATTGATGAATATTTATATCATCTAGATTGTAATGTATTCCCATTAGGACCAGATACAGAGGCATGCTTGGTTAATACATATAATCTTGATAAAGATATTATTAAAGAACTTGAAAAACATGTTGAGGTAATTCCATTAGGTGTTGATAGTCATGATGACCCAGATCAATATGATTTTGCATTAGCAGGAACTACAAATAGTGTATTATTACCTGGTGGTATAGTTATCACGCCATCTGATATTTCAGAGTTGAATAAAAAATCTGATAAAGATCTATATGAAATGGAAAAAGATAAAATTGAGTTTATGGATGAAATCTGTTCTGAGTTAGGATTACAGTTAGTAGTTCAAAATATATCAGGCTATTATGTTAGTGGTGCTTCATTAAGCTGCAATGTAATGCATCTTAATCAAAGAAGTTATTTAAATTAATCTTAAAGTGGTATTATACCACTTTACTTTATAAGAAAGGAATATAATGTTACTTAATAGTAAAACTATTGCGCTAGTAAATTCATTACAGCTAATTAATGAATCAATTATATTTTCATCAAAATTAACAGGTATAAAAGACAGTGCTGGTAGTATCATTGCTTTTATTGACTTGGAAAAACTTGAAAATAAACCATTTCCTAAAGATTTTGGTATTCTAAAAATTAAAGAATTTATGGATTTATTAAAAATAATTGGTGAAGATGCAAACATAACAATGGATGATAAAAATATTATTTATATTTCAAAAGATGGGATGAGTTGTAAATATCTTACTACAAATGTTGAAGCATTATCTAATGCTTGTGGTGTAAAACCAACAATACTTGAAAATGTTAATAATGCTGAGTTAGTATCTTCTTTTGAATTAGATATGACAGTTTCGGATAAAATTAAGAAAGCTGCTACATTATTAGGATTTGATGACATGGTATTAAATATTGACGATATTATTACTGTTTCTACTTCTGAACAAGGTATAAATGGTAATGAATTTTCATTAAATGTAACACCAAATGTAATAAATTCAAAGGCAAATATTTTCATAAGTATTAAAAACTTAAAAAGAATACCAACAACAGATTATATTGTATCGGTACATAAACATTCATCAAGGCAAGATACATATTTGCTTAAATTAATCCCAAAAAATAATGATGCACTTATAATCCTGATCCCATCCAAAGTTGTAAAATAATACTATAAATAACCTTAAAAGGTTATTTATAGTGATACAATACAAAGATATAAATCCAAAAAACATTGAAAAAGATATAATAAATGTTGATACTTTTTATGTGTCATTAAAAAATATTGTAAGCACTACTATTGGGGATATAGCTGGATTTCCAGAATTTTCAAATAATGCTCAGCTATTATTTGATCAATATAGCTCAGTTGCATTAGATGCTTATAAGACATCTTTAAAAACATCAATTCAAAAATTTGATTATCGTATTATAGTTGATAATATAAATATTTCAAAAGGAGACGCTGATAATAGTGTATATATTGAAATAAAATATAGAGTTAGAGATACAACTATATCAGATACAGCTAGTATAAAGGTTGGATAATGGCGGATAATATTTTAATTCCATATAATTATGATGATATAAAAGATGAAGTAATAAAATTACTTAAAAATAAAGGATATAATGCTGATGTAAAAAGTTCAAATGCAAACCTATTAGCAGATATATTATCTTATTTAGCTTATAGTATAAATGTAAATACCTCTTTTCAAGCAGGTGAAATGCTATTATCAACTGCTCAATATAGGAAAAATATACTTATGGGTGCTAGACAATTAGGATATGAAGCATCAAGAAAAGTATCTTATGTTTATTCTTTGGAAATAAAACCTTTGAAAGATGATACAAAAGATGATGATAACGAAGATAAAAGAATTTATTCAATACCCAAATATACAATGTTTAACAGTGGTTCAAATACCTACTATTATATGGGTAGTGATATTGAAGTTGAGTTATCTAACAAAGATATAACCACTGGAAAAGCATCTACTATAAAAATAGATGTAAAGGAAGGAATTTTACATAAATGGGACAAAAATAAAGACACACAAGTTTTTACTATTAAAGCTATTGAACAAAATAGAAGTATAAAATCTTCAAATAAAATATCATTATATCAGGACAACATAGAAGAAAATGGGCTTGAGGTTTTTGTAACTTATATTGATATCGAAACTGGAGATAGTAAAGTTGATGAGTATTGGGAAAAGTCAGATCAATTTATGATAGATGCAGATAGTGATACAAATAAAAAATATTTTGTTTTAAATAACATAGATTATAGTGGTGTTGATATCTATTTTTCAATATCAGGTATAGGTACAAATTTATTACCAGGAAGTACCGTAAAAGTTACATATTTAGAATCTAAAGGAAGTAGTGGTAAATGTGGGGACAATTTTGCATTTTCACAAAATACATATCCTTTTAATCTCATGGAAATTGATAAATTTGAAACAAAAATAGTTGGCACTGATGAAGAAACCAATAGTTCAATAAAAGAAAATGCTCCTATATTTCATAATTCAGCAAACAGGGCAGTTACAGTAAGAGATTATATTGCAATCTGTAATAGATATACAAATATATATCAAACCCAAGTGTGGGGTGGGGATGAAGAGCAAGTTGTACAACTAGGACATATTTGGTTTTCATTTATCCCTGAATACCGTAATCAAGATTTTTCATTAGATGAAACAACACAAACATATTCATTAGTAAACAAAAATGATTCATATTACTTAAAACAAAGTGAGTTAAGATCTAATACATTAGATAAAAATGGATATTTAGTAAATAAAGGTATATTTGATGAGTTAGATTCTTATAAAATAATGACTATGGAATTACATAATAGATATCCTATATATATGGATTTTGATTATGAAATAAGGATAATCAAACAAAATATTGTAGTTTCGAAAAATGAAACACAGGATAAACTATTTAATATTTTAAAAGATTATTTTAAATCAGATATAGAAAGTTTTGAATCTTCTTATTTTCATTCAAGTGTTATAAAAAGGTTAGGAACAGAATTATATGATTTATCAGGTATACAAGTAGATGTTAGTATGAATATACCTTTGTATTTAAGAAATAAAGAACCAAACAAAGATATTTTATATATTTATCTGGCTATACCTTTTGAGCAAATAATAACTAAAACACAGGATGATCAAAATGAATTACATGTTAACTTACTGCCACAAATAAGTTCGGATGACTTTGGTGGAAAATTAGAAGTGGATTTTAAAAATCCTATAAAAGGATTTACAGTCATAGGAAGTTCTAATGCTATAATAGGTACTTTTGATGTAGGAAATGGTCAATCAGCAGTTTTCAATGGTAAAAATGTTGTCACTTCAGATGGATTAATTATAAAGAATACTAATATAAGTTTCAATATATTTGCAAATGGAACAATAATAGGAACTTATAAAATAATATATGATAATAGAAGAAGGTTTATAGTTATAGAAATAACAGATAGTATAGTTTTAAGCAGTCTTGATAATGTAACTCCAAAATATATAAGGGTAAAATATTCTGATGATAACCTATCATTTTATAAAAATACAATAGCTAGATTATCTTCAGTAAAATTTGTAAGTGAAAGTGATGTTATATGATAGATCGTGTTGATTTGCCCAACATTTATAATGAAAATAAACTGCATAAAGATAGTGTGGAAGCCCTATATGAAGTTTTAGATGAGTTAAATCCATATTCATTAGATATATATAACATATTTAAAAGACCTAATGATAACATAACAGAAAACATTGTTAAAATATATGCAGAATCATTATATTATGGTATGCAAAAAGCATTGACAAATCCAGTTGTAATTCAGAGAATGAAAGAAAAAATAGGTACAACTGATAATTACCAACCATTTGATATAAAAGAATTTTATAAAAAATTATTAAAAGATTATTTTGTTAATTTTACAAGTTTTAAAGAAAAAAAAGGTCTTGATGTAGCAATAGAATATGCTTATAATATTATATTTACATCAGGACTTCAACCTGGTTTAGATGTAAATGGTTCAAGTGGTTTTAATTTAAAATGGGGTACAGAAGATAACCCTGATGAGCCGTTTTTTATAAGAATAGAAGGCCTACTAGATCCTATATTATATGAAGGTAGTGTTAAATCAATAGCACATCCAGTTGGTTTTGGTTATAACTATGTTATAAGTCTTGTTTTAGAATTTATAGAATATATAGATGATTTAATTAACTTCAATGTAAAAACATTAGAAATTGTTTCAACAAACTATAGAAAAGAGTTTGATAAAGATAAAGTAGAAGATATCTATACCTCTAAAAATATACAAAACCAAGAAAGAATAGTTATAACATTTAATGATGGGAAACAATTAATAAAAGATTTTAATGGTTCTATAACATATAATGAAAAAGATGGTAGCGTAATAGAAAACTGGAATAATACATACATATTAAAATTAGATTATGATATTTCTCTAAAATTTAGATTAAAAGATGAATTCGATAATTCCGAAAACAACCTTATAGTATATGATTGTGTATGGAATAGATTAAACAGTTTTGATACGCCTATTATAGGTGAAGCCATTGTAAATAAATTTAGAGTAGCTGATAAATATTATTCATCTCTTGTAATTGGTAAAATTGATGATAACACTATTTACACATTACCTGATGATCCTATCAAATATACTCCAGATAAAATGCCATTATTTCTTACAAATGCTATAAATAGAGGTTTATTTGAACATATACATGATGATATAGATTTATACTCAACTAATAATTTTACAGATAATGTTATAAATGAAAAAGGTATTAGTAATACCGTTGGAAATAAAATAATAGTGGGATCTTTTAAAGTTGGATCACAATCTGAAAACCCAGAAGGTGGTGTTATCCTTGATGATTCATTTAGTATTGAAAGAGAGATGATCCCAACAGAATATTCTGAAACTGTTGCAAAAAATCTTAAAACTAATTTTTATACAACTATACTGGATAACTTTGATGAAAAAGTTGTTAATGATGATATAAAAATAACAGTTGGTTCGTTTAAAGTAGGTAATATAAATATAGGAGCAGAATATATTGATAATGGTGTTATATTAGATGACGCTTTTGATATAAATATTTTAAAAATAAGGAAAAATAATGGTAGAATCAATTAATCCACCAAAAGGATATTTTAAAATTGAATTATTAGATAAAGATAGAAATGTTATAGATACCTTTGAAAAACATAACTTAGTTGTAAATGGATCAAGACCTGTTCTAGCTTCACACATGGCTGGTAGAAGTACAACTCCAGTAAATAAACTTGTTTTAGGAACTAGAGGACATATTGGTAATAATCTTATGATGCCAAAAACAGCTAATGAAGGCTTTACAGCTGCTAGAACTCAATTATTTGCTGAAGAAGAAGGTGAGTTTTGTTATCATGTTAATTTTACACCACCACAATCTGATGGACAAGCTGTTGTTACAGAAGATGATGTAGGTGCTGGATCAACAGTTGAAGTTACTAATAGTAATAATACAATTACATATAGAATAGAGCTTTCAACAACAGCTGGTAATGGAACATCAGGTGCTGTTGGTTATACAGAAGCAGGTTTATATGCAGGTAATGATTTATTTTGTATGAGAACCTTTGCTGTTAGAAGTAAAGATGTTTCATCTATATTAAGAATTACTTGGACATTAATATTCTAATATGTCTTTATATAATATTGATAGACTAAGAAGCTCCCTTAAACAAGGGGGTGCCATCAATTCAAAATATAAAATTGACATAAAAATACCTACCCTATTGAGGTCTCTACCGTTTTTTAAAACAGTAAATATATCAGGTGAATATTTAAGTATAATGGCTAATAGAACATCTATTCCAGGTAAGTCTATGAGTACTGTAAAAGTGTATCATCGTGGGCAACCATTTGTTATAAGAGGTGCAGCACAATTTAATAATACACATAAAATAACATTTTATAATACACCTGATATGGATATTCATCAATTATTTAGTGATTGGATTTATAGAATTGATAGTTTTGATAGTACAATTACACAATCAATATTCTTAGGTAACTATGTTGGTTTTAATAGTGTAGGTGCTGGTTATATGAGTGATATAATAGTTTCACAATTATCATCTGATGGTAAAACTGAAACTAAATTTAAACTATGTTATACTTTCCCTATTGATATAGCTGAAGTTGAATTAAGTGCTTCTGGAAAAGAAATATCATCAACAGAAGTCACATTTGCCTATACATATTGGGAAAGAGTATAAATACTACTAAAAATGGAGATAATTAAAATGCCTTTATATACAGTTGATAAATTAGCAAATGCTCTTAAAGGTGGAGCAAAAAGTGATAAATATTTTATAGAAATAGGTACTCCGTTAGGTGCTCCAGAAGTAGCATTTACAGAAGAGGATATTATATTATGTAAAACTGCTAGTTTCCCAGAAAGAACTCTTGGAGAAGTTGAAGCATTTGTCCAAGGTAGGAAATTAAAATTACCAGGTGATTCAACATTTGATGCAGCTTGGAGCCCAGTATTTTATCAAACACCTGATCATAATATTAGAGCGAAATTTTTAACATGGATTGATAAAATTGATGTGTACAAAAACAATTATCATACTTGTGATCCATATAGTTTAATGGTTACAGCTAAGGTTCATCAAGTTAATTGTAATGGTGAGCCTGTTGCAACTTATGAGTTTTTTAATGTATGGCCATCAAAAGTCGGTGAAATAGAAGTGGCAGCAGATAAAACAAATTCTATACAAGAATTTACAGTTGATTTTACATACTCACATTGGGAAAAGATAGCTTAATTATATAAGGTATTTAATGGGGCTTGAAAGTGGTGAGTTAAGAAATGAAGCACAAGGTGGATACAATCCACCTTTTGAACTATCTACTTATAAACACCAAGTAAAATTTACACCACCTAATAATTTTGAAAGTTATATAAAATGGGAATTATTAGGTGATATTCCTTTACATTTAACCATAAATGAGCAAACAGGTTTAATAACTGGTAATATAGAACTTCTTAGTAAACAACCTTCAGCAAAAAATGCTATATATGAATATCAATTGATGAAAATAGATGGTAGTAATTGGAGACATTTGGGTATATTAAAAAATGGGCAAACTTTTACATTCAATTTTCAAGTTAAACTTACTTATACAGTACAAGCAAATTCAGGAGGTTCTAGATTAAGTAATACAGTAACAGAAGTAAGCGATGTTACTATTACCATATTACAAGACAATGATATAATAAGCACTTTATTTTGCAAAAATTATATAGATGAAGCAAAATTTCCTTTAAAAATCGGAGATAAAGTATATACTGATGCTGTTGAGTTTATGAAAAATCATCCTAATAAAAATAATTTTAAAATAAATTTGGTTTAAGTTTATTTTAAGTAAATTATGATATAATGCTGATAAATTGATATTGAAAGGATAAAATTATGGAAAAAAATTACAACACTTTTTTAAGAAAAAAAAGTATTACAATTAAACTTAATGATGATCTGAAAGATAAACTTAAAGATACAATAGAAAACATAAATGATTATGATATTATTAAAATAAAATTAGGTAGAACATTTTTTAATCAGAAAAGATACTATAAAATATATGCTAGAAAAAAATTTGGTTTCTATAAAACATTACTTTCAGAAAATGATGATTCATACTTCTTTATGGAAAACACATCAAAAATTATACGCAGAGTATTTAATAAGTATGATGTAAATTGTTATAATCTATATCCTAGTAAAAAATACAGGTATGGTCTTAGTATATTTATGCTTATTTGCTGTAGTATAATTTTAATAGTTTTATTATTAGGTATAAGTGCTTTATCATATATTTTTAAAGGCTATTTTTTAGCATTTGGTTTAAGTTTATTTTAAACAGGTAACAAATGGATAAAATAAAGTTTTTAAATAATTTAGGTTATGAAGTTGTATCTGAAGACTTAGTTAGAAACTTGTATGTAAAATGTAAAGATAATCATATTTTTAAAAGAGAATTTGGTGATTTCAAAAAAGGATATATAAAATGTCCTAAGTGTGAAGAAAAGCAAAAACTAGAGTTTATAAAAGGATTAGGTTATGAAGTTGTTACTATGGATAAAAAAGGAAAGTTATTACTTAAATGTAAAAACGGACACATTATAAAAAAGTATTTTGGTAACTTTAAAAAGGGAACTACTACATGTAATGAATGTATAAAAGAAGAAAAAATTGAATTTATTAGAAGTTGTGGTTATGAGCCAGCATCAGAAAACTTAGCACATGACTTATTCATAAAATGCAAAAACGGGCATATTTTTAAAAGAGAATATAATGATTTAAAAAAAGGATATATCAATTGCCCAAAATGTAATGAAGAAGATAAGATAAAAATTATAACTAGTTTTGGTTATACCATAATAAATCAATATGACTCAGAAGAATTAGAACTCATGTGCAAAAATGGTCACATATCCAAGAGAATATTCAACAATTTTAAAAAATTCCCATTATGTAGTGAATGTGTTGAAGATAAAAGAACATCATTTATAAAAGAATTAGGTTATAAAGTAATTGGAAAAAACTTATTTGAATGTAAAAATGGACATACTTTTAGCAGAGAAGTAAAGAGCTTTAGAAAAGGATGTGTATATTGTCCAATATGTAGCCCTTCTATTAGCTCATTTGAAAAAGAAATGTCTGAATTATTAGGTAATTATATAAGCAATGATTATTCAGTTTTGGGTGATAAAGAATTAGATTTTTATGTCCCAAACCATAAATTAGCTATAGAATGTAATGGAGACTACTGGCATTCTGAGCAAATGGGTAAAGATAAAAATTATCATTTGGATAAAACAAATAAATGCTTAGAAAAAGGAATACAATTACTCCATATTTTTGAACATTCATGGTACAGCAAGAAAAATATTTGGACTAGTATTATTAATAATAAGCTAGGAAAATCAAAAAAGATAATGGCTAGAAAATGCATTTTAAAAGAAGTACCTAAGACAGAAGAGAAAGAGTTTTTAGACACAAATCATCTCCAAGGATTTACTGGATCAACTGTGTGTTATGGACTTTATTACCAAGATGAATTAGTTTGCTTAATGTCATTCGGAAAACCTAGATTTACAGGTAGGTATGACTGGGAGTTAATTAGATTATGTACTAAGAAGAACACAAATGTTATAGGTGGTGCTTCTAAATTATTGAAACATTTCGAAAAAGAAAATGAAGGTTCATTAATAAGTTACTCAGATAGACTTTACTCTGATGGATCAATTTACAAACAATTAGGGTTCGAATTTAGTCATTTTTCTAAGCCAGGTTATTTCTACTATAAGAATGGGACTAAACACTCTAGACAACAATTTATGAAACATAAACTTAAAGATAAACTAGAGAAATTTGATCCAAACTTGACTGAATCAGAGAATATGAGTATAAACGGGTATTATAAAGTATGGGATTGTGGGCAAGGTGTTTGGATAAAGAATAGGAAAGGGATATTATGCCACCAGTAACTAGATTAGGAGATATAGCATTAGGACATAGTTGTTATCCACCTTCACCTACAATAGAAGCAAGTTCTAATGTTTTTGCAAATTCAATAGCTGTTCATAGACTAGGTGATAAAATACAATCACACGCATGCCCTGATACACCACCGCATGGTAGAAATAGTTCAAGTGGTAGCACAAGTGTTTTTACAAATTCAAAAGCTACTTGTGGTATAGGAGATGCTGTTAATTGTGGAGGTATAATCGCTCAAGGGAGTAATAATGTTTTTAGAGGATAATAATAAACCGCTTTCAAAAGTTTTAAACGATAATATTATTGTAAAAGAAGATGAAAAAAACATTTACATTAAGTTTAAAAAGAATATAATAATAGAATCTGATAACAATGTTATTTTTTTAGCAAAAGACTACATTGTTAATTCAGCTAAAGAAATTCATTTAAATCCAGATGTAAAAATATCTGTTGATGATAATGTTGATGATATTATTAAAAAAATAGATGACAAGAAAAATGAAATTAATATTAGTGTTGAGAAACTAACACATAATCACAAACATTGTAAAATTAAATGTTTTTTTAAAAAATTATTTAATTTAAATTAATATTTGATGCTTTAATATTAGCATTTCCAGTAACTGTAATATTACATTCGCCTTTAATTGTAATATTACAGTCTTTATCAATATTTATGGTGTTGTTTCCTTTAATATTTGTTGTATTATCTTTATCAACAGTTAAGTTTTTATTTTCTTTTATATGTGTTGTATCATTCTTATCTATAACAGAAGTTTGGTTCTCTTTAACATTTAAGTTTCTATCTTTTACAACATTTATTGTTACTGTACCTTCTTTATCAATTAGAACTTCTGTACCAGTTCTATGAAATATATGTATTCTTTCATCTCCATTTGAATCATCAAATTCCATATAATGCCCTGATTCTGTTTCAAATACTTGATTCTTTAAGTATTTTTCACCTTTTGATTTATTGTTTGTATCAGGTTGATTTTTATAATCATTTAAAGGATATTGACCTGTAGGATCTTTAAATGATTGTAATTCTTCATTTTGATTATTAACACCTTTTAAAACACCTATTATAATAGGTTGATTTCTATCATTTTGAAATAAATGAACTAATACATAAGCACCTTTTTTTATAAAACTTGTAAAGCCCATGCCAGAAAACAAAGAAAAATCCAATGAAGTAGCCCAAGGTAAAGTTTCAGTAGGTATAGTTTCATCATCTATACCAATAATTCTTACCCTATATCTTTGAGATTCTAAAGGATCTTTATCATCTTCAATTACACCTTTATAAAAAGGTAGAGTTTGTGTTAATATTTTAAAATTCTTTTCATTTACTCTCATACAGAACCTATTCTTCCTAATGTTATTGTTTGTGTAAAAACATTACCAGATGATATATGATCAACTATTTTAGTTATAAAATATTCACCAGTAACATAAGGCATTTTTGATTTTAATGTTTCAATAGATGAATTTGCATCAAAACTTACTTTACACATTAAATTATGGTTGAACATACCAGCCACATTTATATTTATAGCAGAACTTTCTAATATTTCAGTATTATATATTGAATCAACTATATTATGTAAGTATGGGAATATTTTTATACCTTGAATGCCATCTTTGTCATTTATTGTTAAACTTGTTTTTAAACCACTTTTACCATGTGATATTTTTGTATTATGTTCTTCTTTAGTAATTTTCTTTGAATCAACTTGATAAGTTATAGACGGTGGTAAAATTGCATTTTGAGTTAACATATCACCTTGTATTAATGTAAAGTCTTTAACAGAATAAGGTGAGTATTCTTGTGTTTGAGTTGGTGAAAACTTTACTACTTTTGATAGATCAGGTGATAACTTACCTATATTATCAGTAGGTATAACAACAATACCTTTTCTAGTATTAATAATAAGTAAGTCATCAAATTTTTGCATATTATTTAGAAGATATAATAGATTTTTATTACCTTGTATTACATAATTCTCATAGGTATTTTTAGGTGTATCTTTTATAATAATATTTAATGGTGTTGAAATTAAATCAGATTTTGTACTAAAAATATCTTTAATAACATCTGTTGACTTTACATTATTGTACCCTTTTGAAATAAAAGTATTAGCAAACATATTATAATATTCATCAACTAACTCAAACTTTATAGTGGCAACAGATTGACCTTCAAAATCTCTGTCTATTTTTGTTACCTTAAATACTCTTTCAAATTTAATATTAAAGTGATCTTTTAATGAAACTTTAAAACATATTCCGTTATGTGGTGGTAAAAGTTCTGTTATTTTTTGGGTATCATTAAAAATAACATAACCTTCAACGCATAAATCATTATAATCCCAGATTATTGTAAAATCTGATATATTAGCTGGGTCTAGTGGTAATTCAGATTTTTTATTGTTTGAATATAAAAATATTGCATAATATGCTTCAGGCATAATTTTAAAATCAGAAAACATTTAACATATCCTTTATAGATTCTTTAAACTGAGGTATAAACTGCCTTTTTATAAAAATAACTTTCCTTCTTGATTCATTCTTTTTTTGTATTTTTGATAGTATTTGATTATATAGATCTTCAGGTTTAAAATTAGGTGAAAAATATTCTTGTTGTTCTTTATATTGATTTTCAGCATTATCACTTACCCAAGTATCGCCTTTAGCAAAATTAAGAATACCATTTTCACCAAAGTTTAAAATCATTAAAATATCCCATAAAGATGAATCATTATATTCTCTTAATGCTAATACTTCAAATCTAACATTATCATTCATTTCTTTAACATAAAACATTGATAAGTTATTTTTCATAAATTCTCTTAATTTTGGTATATTTACTGAATATGTAGGAGATAATGAAAATCCATTGAAATCAACCATTATTTTATTATTCAAAACAGAATTTTTCATAACTTGCCCTTATTATAAATTAACTATTTTCATCTTGTGAATATTTATAATTTAGTTCCTCTTCTGTTAGTCCTATATTAGGTTCTGATATTTTTTCATTCCCATTTGGATTTGATGTATCAGTTGTTTCAACAATATCTGATGTCATTCTTAAAGGTCGTTTTTCTTCAAATTGTAACGCAATAGATAAATCTCTTGGTAATCCGTTTCCATATAAAGCAGATGCCTGACCCATGTAATTGATATTACACATTTTAAGGTTTAATTCAGTTTCTCCGTTTTCTTCATGATTTAGCTGTAAAAGTTCATTTAATACTTTTTTAAGCTGTTCACCTTTAGTTGGATCTTTAGATCCAAATTCTATTGTAAAAACATAATCTTGTGATATTAATAATCCAGTTTTATCTGTACCCAATTGAGTCCCAGTCATTATTGATTTTAACTGTAATAACGCCTTAACAATATCCTCTGCATGTTTTGCATTATTAGGTAAAAGAATAGTTTCAAAATTAAATACCCTATTTGGTGTTCCATTGTATGTATTGATAATATGAGGGTCAGTCCTGATATTATTCCGTTTTAGTAGATTATACCCAAAAGGTAATGCTGCACCAGTTGCCATTCCAACTATAGCACCACCTTTTTTAATTTTACCTTTAACTGTAGACATTTTATTAGGTTTTGGTTTGTTAGGTTTTATTGTATGTGGTGGTACTTCTGTATTATGTACTTTTTTAGGGCCCTTTTTAAAAAAATTCGCAAATGATCTTATAGATGCCATAATTTTATTATCCTATCATATCACCTATTGGATCTATTTCATCTTGATTAAATTCATGGCTAAATGCTTCTGCTAAAGATGATGGTATAGGTAATATCCAAATATATTTACATGGCACACCAGGTTTTAATCTGGGTCCTGCCTCCCAGTTAGATGGGTTTATAATATTTGAAATATTATTCTCTGCCATGTTTAAAAGATTATCAAATGCTTTTGATGGATCATCATCTAAAATGTCATTAATACTATCTTTTATACCCGATACATCACTTCCTATTTTATAAGCTTTTATAGCAATATAATCTCTAGCTTGTGAGTCACCTATTAAATCAAATATTTGGATAGTTTGTGTATCATTCATAAAATTGCATCCTTTCTATTCTTTATAAATATCATCTTCTTTTAAAGAAGTTTCTGATTTACCTTGATCGTTATATAGGCTATTTATTTTCTTTTCCCAATCATCTCTCCATAAAGGTTTCCTTTCAATAAATTGAATACTCAGAGAAAATTCAGTCGGGTTACCATCATGTCTCAGCATTAATTGCCTTGACCCTATATTAGTATTTATTAAAGATATAAAGAAGCCTTCTGTAATATCTCTTGAAGCACTTAATAGGTTTGAAACTAAAGGTGTTTTATCATTTTGTAATGAAATAATTTCTATACAAAAAATGTATTTCATAATCAAAAAGTTCATAGGTATTATATTTCCTACACTACCTAAAGTAATAGGGTTCCTTTTAGCTTTTGTCCAGTTTTTTAATTTACTTATTTGAGCAACATAAGCGTCATATTGTTTTCTTGATTTTGGTATTATGTTCCAAGACATATCTATATTCCTAGGATTTGATGACCTATATATTGATAAGATATTAGGATCTAGTTGAATACCACTTCTTTTTAATGCTTGTTCAGATATATTTTTTATAGAAGTTTGACCTGTATAACTACTTGCTTTTGAAATAGCACTACCTAACAAATTCATAGACTGAACTTCATATGATTGTACATATTGGTCTGATAATGAGTTTGGTAGAGGGAAATAGAATGTCCCAGCAGCATCTGTTGATATAACAGCAGAATCTCTATCAATCATTAGCTCAACTGTGCGTTTTAATATATTACTTGAAGTTTCGGATAACTGATCTATAGATGAGTACTCTCCTTCTAAGTTAATATCAGTTGATCCGCTTTCATCAACTTTTTTTATCAAATCATCCCAGGAATCCATAACTTCCTTCCCTATACCTAAATTATCAATATCGTAAGCTGTTATTTTAACTAAATATTTTTCATTATCTAATCCAGGTATATTAATTACTTCAGCCATATTATAATCCTAATTTCTTTGTAATTTCAACTGATTTGACAGCATCAACAGAAGATTTATCACCGTCTCCATTAGTAGAAGATTGTTTATTATTTATTAAATTAATACCTTTTTGAAATTGATCCTTTGATAATCCTGACATTTCAGTAAATTGTTCGTCTGTATCATTTTGTAACATATTTTCTGTTAATTCAAGACCGGTATTTGTTAAATAGTAATCTTCCTTAGTTCCATCATCATATATTCTTGTTTTCTTGGTAATAAAATTACCATCTGATGTATAATAGGTATTATCATCTTTTCCTTTTTTATAAGTTATATTTTTTGCTTTTTGAGTTTTAACATCATAAGAAGTTGCTATTTTTTTCTCCTCGTATTCTATATCACCAGGAATAGATACGCCATTACCAGCATCTTTATATCCTATATCTCCAGGAATAGATGCACCTTTATTATTTTTTTGTGCAAACTCATCACCCAATCTCTTTACTTCTTTATTAATTTCAATTGTATCCTCTGGAGCATACTTTCTTGATATATTAGAATGATTAATAGGTTTTGTTTTTATATCTGTTATAACTTCTTTATTAATTTCAATTGTATCCTCTGGAGCATACTTTCTTGATATATTAGAATGATTAATAGGTTTTGTTTTTATATCTGTTATAACTTCTTTATTTGCAGTTGATTCAATAGTTTTTGTATCTATTATAGCTTTATTTGTGGTTGGTTTAACATCTCTTGTATTTGCTTTTATAGGTTTTTCTTGTTTTATATTAGAAACATACATAGATCTACCTATATTTATAGAATAATATTTACCAGAAGTAGAAACTACTGTATTTGTAGATAATTGTTTTTTTACATTTGTATTGATTGAAGTAGTATTTATAGGTTTTGTTTTTTGTAATGTATTTGCTTGTTTCTTTTTAGTTTCAATAATATCAGCTTCAAGCATACCATCACCGTTTTTATCAGTAATATTTTTTGGTTGAACATGCCAAGGTTCCTTATTTGGTATAGGTCTCCAAAAATCATATTTTGAAAGCATTCCACTAGAATCTAATTTTATTGCATCTGCACTATTAATATCTACTGCCATACCATATTCATGTAATGAATATCCAGGTCTGTTTGCAGGACTACCCTTACCATTTATAAAATTATTATATAGTTTTTGCTGTAATTCTATACTCCTATAACCAGAAGTTACAGTAAATTGTTTTTTATATGTATTAAAATAGTCATAAGCCATTAGATTTAAATTGTATAAAAGGTTTGAATCTAATTTTCCTATACCAGTATTAAATGGTTCATTACCACTATATGAAAAATAATATTTAGATGGATCAAAACCTTCTAAAGTAAGGCTTGACTTTGTTGTAGTAATACCATATTTTTTAACATGAGCAACTCCTTCTGATGTTAATTTTGCCCTACCTACATGTTTTTGTAGTACAGAATTTACTCTTCCTACTATAGTAGATGGTGTTGAAACATTTGCAGTATTTTTTTCTGTTTTCTGTGGTTCTATATCAAATTGACTTAAAACTGTCTGATTTTGAAGTTTTTTATTCACATTAAAAAATTGTGCTTTTGTCAACCTATTAAGATCTTGTACATCTCCAATATTATAACTTTGTGAAGCACTTTTATCATATACTACTTTATATAATTTATCACCAAATAGTGATGTTTTTTGTTTCCCTTTTTTGTCTTTTAATGGTTCTAAAGAATTGTCCAAAATCATTTTTTTAAAATCATTTAATATATTAGATGGTAGGACATCATCTATATTATCATTAAAATCATCATATGTTACTTCATAAGAATTTGAAAAATAATACATTGCGTTGTGTACAAGCCTTATAAATCCTTGTCTTACATGTTGTTTTCCAAATATTGAATTTTTTACCATTGAATATAGTTTTGGATCTTTTTCCTTCATTAAACTTAAAGATTCAAAATAATAATTATCAACAAATTTATTAGTTTTAGCTTGAGTTGTGATGTATTCAAAAATAATTAATAAATCAGGTCTTAATTTATCGTAAGTTTCTGAATTTTTTGATAATAAAGTTGGATCCATGTTATCAAGATCTGTATATAAGTATATAGGTAATCCATTAACTAAAACACTTCCATCTTTTTTTATTTTTTCAGCTATACCTAAACTTAATTTCATTATACCATCTTTAGCCATTTTAAAAGTACTAACTATAATATCTTCAAATATAAACACAATTGCATTTTTAAGCATAGTTTCAAGTGTATATAGCTCATTATTTTCTTCTGTTTTTAAAGCTGCACCAGCAGATATTAATGTAACATTTACCAATCCACCTTTACTAAATACTAATTTTGGTACAACAGTAATAACTCTAGAACCTGATCCTACTAACCTTACAGGTGGGAATAACATTGCAACAGCACCTAATGTTTTTAGGATGTTTATTCCCATTTGTTTATATAAAGACTCATTATTAAATCTTCCATATAAAATCATATAATAAGGGATTCCATTGTTAGACATATAATCTAGTAAAGGTTTAAATGTATCTTCAGTATAATTTAATATTTTAATAATAGTTTCAATAGAAGCATCTTTTAAAGAATCTACATCTAATGAAACCATTTGGCCATCTATTTTAATAATATCACTCATCTTTATTCTCGTTTGTCAATAATTCAATTTCAAAAGGATATAAACTATCAAAATCTGTTTTACTAAAACCTAATTGTGATATAAAATATTTAAGTGTAGAATAATACCATTCTAAATCAAGCATTATAACATAGTTTTCAAATAAATCTTTTAATTCTCTTACAGCTAAAACATCATTATTACACATAATACATTTTACTTTAGCACATAATTTTAAATCACCATCATCATTTAATTGATTTAAAATAGAGTTATAATCTTTTAATGGTAACTCATTACATAGCTCAATATTTTGTTTTGAAATAGTATGTTTTTTATTGTTAATTTCAACTTCAACAGTTTTTGGAGGTATAAATTCTAAATTCTCTCTTATGTTTATTCTTGTATCAATAGGATTGCCACAATGTGGACAAGTTAATAATATATCACTATAATCACCATTAGCATAAGACGATAATATTATCATAATATATAATCTTGAAATATAATCCAAATCTTTTGTTTGTGGTATCAATATATTAGCTATCTTATTTATTTGATCTTCTAATGGTAGTTCAATCCAATCAATAAATTGATGTAATATACCTATTTCATCTTTTATCTTCCATACATTTAAACAGTAATGCCTATTATTAATGATAATATCTTTTGTCAAAATAAATTCCTTCTAACAGATTCAGGTAATTCTTTTAATTCAACATTTATTTCACTATTACAATTTTTACAAGAGCAATTTTTAATAATGCTATGTTTTGGTATAGAGTTAATAAAATAATCAAATATTTTATTAAAACATGATAATGGGAGTTCATTAGTATATTTTTCAAATATAATATGATTACCTCTTAACTCTTCACCATTTATAGAAATATAGTCAATCATATAATATAATTCTAGCAACCTTTTCTCGTGGTCTATCATGTTTTTTGTTTCTGTAATAAGACTTAAAGAGTCATCTTGTGATAATTCTTTTTTAAAATAAATTGTAACAATAACATTATCTACATTTATTTCAATAGGTTCTAACGAGTATTCGGTTATAGAGATATCATCATTAGTAAATTTTATATCATTCATTTCATTACAGTATGGGCATTTAAAACTAGAATCTATTTCACTACATACTTCAGCGAAATATTTTTTAAAAAATAGGAATCTAGCCTCATCATTTGTAATATATTTAGGTTGGTTTAGGCATTTATATACTAAAACATCAATAATATCGCTGTCATAAATATAATTATTATCATTATATAATTTATTTAATAAAATAGAATGTTTTCCTTTCCAAATTTCCAGTTCCATGACTTCCTCTCTATAAATATTAGTAATATTTATAGAGAGGGTTTTATGGGTATATTAAATACAGCTGTTGGTGCAATATCAGATTTTTTTGGTGGCAATAAAACACAATCAGCTATAACTGAATTAGCACAAAAAATACAAAAAGCATATGGTACTAATTTTGATTTAGAAAGTTTATATAGCATTGATACTTTTGCTTTAAAAAATGAAGTTCCTGGTGCTGGTAGAATCAATATTCTTGACTTACCAAATATGGATATATTAATACAAAGAGTTTCAATAGATCCTATTTCATTTGCTGAAATAAATGAATGGATAGGTTCTAGTTGGGTTTATACTCAAGGACGACACGAATTACAACAATTAACTATAACTTTTAGAGATAGTGATGGTGGTTTTTTATATTCAGCTTTTAAAAAACTTACTGGTCATTTAAAAGATCAATATCCAGATGATCAGATGTGGATCATTAAGATAAGGAAAAGAACATTAAGAGAATCTAGGAATTACATAAATCAATCTGTACAAAATAATGAATTTAAAAATGGTGGACATGTTATTATAGATACACAATGTGCTATGATAAGAAGTCATGGTGGATTATCACTTGATCAAAATAGTAATGGTTTGGCAACATTTGATGTAACATTTTTGTTTGACCCTTTTCCACCACAAATAAGCTATTGAATATAAATAAAAATAAAATGGAGATTTTATAAATGGCTATTACAAACTATACAGAATTTGAAAAGTTATGCCCTAAAAATGGTGAAATTGCAGATCAAGATGTCCTAGGGAAACCTAGTTTACAATTAAAAAAGGAACTTGATACTGTTATGTCTCAAGTGAATTCAATTATTGGTATTACTGATCCATCAAATTGGGATACAGGCACAACATATACACAAAATCAAATAGTAAAATATAACAATTATATATATGTTTCTTTATCAGATGGAAATAGAGGGAATCAACCAGATACAAGTCCATCAAAATGGAAAAAAATAAGTGGAGGTTCTATATCATCTTCTGTTAATATAACTGTTAGTTCAAGTGATTATAATACTCCAGTTACAGAAGTTTCCGATAATTCTCTTTCATTAAAACCTTCAAAAGTATATGTTAATGGAAACCTTATTCCAACAACAAATTATACACATGATGGTACTTTAACAAAAATAACATTTATAAATGGAATGTCAGTGTATAAAAATGATGTTGTTACAGTAGAATATTAATAAAAGTAGGATATATCCTACTTTATATTTTTTAATGCATTATTTAAATTCTTCTTTAAAATCATCCAATTAGTTTCATTTGCTAAGACTTTAATATATTCATTAGCAGTGCATAAATTAAAATTATATGATTTTTTATTTAATGAAAATGTTAGTGTTTTTGTTGTATTATCATATTTATACTGAAATGGAATATTTTTTTCATTTTCAACATATCCTAAAACCCCTCTTTTTACTTCAACAGGTATTTTATCAAAAGCATATAATATAATTTTTATAACAGTTATTAATTTATTACCTTTTAAAAGTTTTTGTACCTCTTTTTGTAGTAATTTTGACATAAAACATAAAACTAATGGTTTTTTTGCTGATATGGTTTTCTTGAGTTCTTTAATCATGTTTTTTTCAACAAAAGTCATTATAAACCTTTCTAATAAATATTTTAAAATATTTATTAGAAAGAAGGATATATACAATGGATAAACAGTTAATAAAAGATATAACTATAAATGGCTTATCACAATTTGCAAAAGGACATGAAATAGAAGCTATAACTGAAACATTGCAAATAGTACAAGAATATAATATTGAACATCATAGTCATAACTTTGAGTTTGATGTTGAACCAATTACAAGTTTGGAAGACTTTATAAAAGAAATTAATATATTAATTACATATGAAGATTTAAATGTGTTTCATGAAGTATTAGTTGAAAGCTTAAAACATTATAATAACTAAGATATTTTTAAGGAATTAAGTAATACAATTCTCTAAAAAAGGAGAATTGTATGAGTATTAAACATGTAATTTCAGATAACGCATTTGGAACACCAAAACCTGGATTTGCTTTGAAAAGCAAGTTTATATGTGATAATTATAATGAACAGTTAGAAAATATAAAAATTCCAGTTGATAAATTAGATGAATTATTAGATGAAATAAAAACATTTTTAAAAACTTCTTATTATGAATGGGATGGTATTGAAGGTGATACAAATATATTTGTTTTTAGGTTATCTAACATATATATTGAAATAACTTATAGAATAGGTAAACTTGTTAAGTTAGATATGTATTCAAACAGTATTGATTTTTTAAAAGGATTTTATAACAATATTTTAAAGAAATATGTTACTGGTACTGATGAGTTATTAATCAAAATAAAGAGTTTCTATGAAGAAAAAGGGGAATTAGTATATGTAGATTCATCTAAAACTAAAGATAATTATAAAAATATTGATTATGATTATTACCCTTTTTTAGATTTAAATGAAATGTTTATACAGTTTCTATTTGCAAATAGCAATATTTTAATATTATATGGCCAACCTGGAACAGGGAAAACAAAACTTGCAGAATGTTATTTAAACTTTTTGTTAAATTTGGATTATAAGAAATATAAACATCTTGAATTAGAAGAAAAAGTATTTGATAAGTCAGATGATGATGGTAATTGTATAAATGTTGCAGTTGTAAAAAATGAGAGTTTATTAGCTGGTGATGCGTTCTGGAATGAGTTGTTAGCAAATAGGTATAATTTAGTATTATTTGATGATTTAGATTATCTATTGCCTAGATCTGACATTCAAAATGGTATAGATGCACAACGAAATCAATTTATGTCACACTTTTTATCATTTACTGAAGGTATAAATAATGATATTACATGCAAAACAAAGTTTATAATTACAACAAATAGAAACATTAATGAGATTGATCCAGCATTATTAAGAGCAGGTAGAACATTTGATATATTAAACCTAAGAACATTGACTAAAAAAGAAGCCTTAAAAATATGGGAAAACAATGGTTTACCTAAAAAATCATTCAACAAATTGATAAGTGATAATATTCTTCAGTGTAATTTAAGTAATATTATAGAAGGAGAAAAATATAACATTGCTTGTAAAAATAATTTTAAAAATTATCTAAAAGAAAATGACATATCACATATGAAAAATATAAACAATAAAAAGATAGGGTTAATTTAGTGAATATAAGAGGACTATTTATTAAACCCTCTTATGTGTAGATTAAGCAAAATTTAAGTTAATGTTTGATATGATATTATTAATAAAGTTGAAAGGAAAATAATGATAGAAAATAAGATTGTACATGCTGAAAATGAAGTTGAGTACTATCTAAACTTACCTCATCTTATAACTGGTGCATTAACATCATTCAATAATACAGTTAAAGTCTTAGAAAATAACAAAATTATTAATAAAGAAATAGTGTATAATCAAACATTAACAAAACAAATAGATGAAGCTATTCAAAATTCAATCGATGAATTTACCAGAACTGGTGGAAAATACGCTAATAAAATATCATTGAAGATTGATAAAGATAGTGGTATAATAACAATATCAGATAATGGTAGAGGATTACCAATAGATACTTATGTTATGGCAACTACCAAGTTTAGAACATCAAGTAATTATACATTTTTAGAAAAAGAAAAAAAGATAGAATTACAATAGGTGCGCATGGCATAGGTTCTAAATTAATACCATTATTTAGTTCTGAGTATCAATTAACAACAATTACTCTTGAAGGGGATAGAGGTATTGTAAAATGTTTAAACAATATGTCTATAATAGAGCATAAAGAAGATAAAGCGCCTGCCTCATCAACACATGGTGTTACAATTAAGTTTAAACCAGATTTTGAAAGGCTAGAATTAAAAGAGATTAATGATGACTTAATAAATCATATACATGCGTTACTTATAAACATAGCTTATTCAAATCCTGGTATAGAATTTACATTTCAGGGAAAACTAATTAAAGTAAAAGAGTTTAAAGAATTTATAAAATATTACTCTGATAGTTTCTCAATATTGCAAAGTGATGAAAACTTAGAACTTGCTATATTTCCTACTGATGAGTATAAGTTTGTGCATATTGTAAATTCACTTGATTTAAATAAAGGTGGGGTAGCATTAGATTATATTTCAAATAATATTGTAAATGCTTTTGGTAATCGTTTAAGAAAGGGATACTCCAAAATTACAAACACAGCTGTAAAAAGCAGGATAGGTGTCATTCTAATTCTTAAAAATAAAAAGAATCTAAGATTTGGTGGAGGCCAAACAAAAGAAGAAATTAAGAATACTATAACCGAATTAGGAATACCTACACTAAAATATACTGATTTTGCTGAACTATTATTCAAAAATACACACATTAAAGACCCAATAATTGAATTATATAAAGTTCAACAAGAATTAGAAAATAGAAAACAAAATACCTTTGAAAGAAAAGAAGCTAAAGAAAGATTTAATCCTAAATTTACTAAACATACTAAAGATCCTAAATTCATGTATATAGCAGAAGGAGATAGCGCACTTTCTTCTTTAATACAAGCAGTTGGTAGAGATTGTAGTAGTTTCTTACCTTTAACAGGTAAATTACAAAATGCTTTAAAATGTTCTACAGCACAATTATTAAAAAATCAAAGAGTTATGGATATTGTAGAAGCTATGGGCTTAGGGTTACCTGAAACAAAATATGAAAACATGGTAATAGCTACCGATGCTGATTTGGATGGAAACCATATTGCATGTTTAATTACAGCACTAGTTTATAAATTACAGCCAAACTTACTAACAGAAGGTAGAGTGTATAGATTAAAAACACCTATTATTTCAGTATTGCAAAATGATAAATTAATTAAATGGTACTATACATTAGGTGAATATCAAAAAGACCAAGATAATTTACCTAAAAATGCTGAAGTTATATACATGAAAGGGTTAGGAAGTTGGTCTGCAGCTAATTATAGAATAGTATTTGCAAAAGATGGTATAGATAACTGCTTAGAAAAAATTGAGTGGAAAGATAATGATGAAAAAGTTCTAGAGCAGTGGATGTCAGATAATGGTATTGATTTTAGAAAGCAAATATTAAGTACAAAATCATTTAATATTGAAAACTTATAGGTTCTTCAGTATGACAAATCAAGAAAAAATAGAGTATTTAAATACTCTAGGCTTTCAAGTAATATCTGAGAATCTAACTACTAATTTAATAGTAAAATGTTCCAAAGAGCATGTATTTAAGCGAGAATTTTATGATTTTCAAAAAGGATATACAGTATGCCCTACATGTGAAATAGAACAAAAAATAACTTTTTTAAATAGTTTAGGCTTTGAACCTATATCTGAAAACTTAGGAAAAAAGCTAGAAGTAAAATGTCAAAAAGGACACATTTTCAAAAGAACATTTGGTAGTTTTAAAAATGGTATTTTAAGTTGTCCTGAATGTGAGAAAAAAGAAAAGCATAATTTCTTAAAAGAATTAGGTTTTAAGATTATGTCTAACAATTTAGGAACTAGCTTAGAAGTAAAATGTGAGAAAGATCATATTTTCAAGCGTCCATATAAGAGTTTTAAAAATGGCCACATTAGTTGCCCTATATGTGAAATAAATAATAAACATAATTTTATTAACAATTTGGGTTTTGAAATACTATCTAATAATATAACTAATGACTTAGAAATAAAATGCCGAAAAGGACATATATTTAAAAGAACATTTAACAGCTTTAAAAATGGACAGCAATTCTGCCCTATATGTGAAGCAGAAAATAAAAATACTTATTTAAACAGTCTAGGGTTTATAATTATGTCTGATAACTTAGCGGATAATTTAGAAGTAAAATGCCAGCAAGGTCATGTATTTAAAAGGACATTTGGTAATTTTTCAAAAGGTCATCATTTATGCCCGTTTTGCTATCCAAACTCTAGCACATTCGAGCAAGAAGTTAGGGAATTAACAGGTGGAACTAATAACTGGGAAATATTAAATGGAAAAGAACTAGATATTTACTTGCCAGAACATAACTTAGCAATAGAATGTAATGGTGATTTTTGGCATAGTGAATCAATGAATAAAGATAAGAAATATCATCTAACTAAAACAGAAAAATGTGCTGAGAAAAATATTCAGCTTATTCATATATTCGAATCATCATGGAATGAAAAGAAAGATATCTGGATTAGCATCATCAATAACAAACTAGGAAAATCAGAAAGAATATTTGCAAGGAAATGTGTTTTAAGAGAAGTACCTAAAATAGAAGAGAAAGAATTCTTAAACACAAATCATCTCCAAGGCTTCACTGGTAGCTCAATTTGTTATGGATTATACTTTAATAATGAACTAGTTTGTCTTATGAGTTTTGGCAAACCAAGGTTCACAGATAAGTATGACTGGGAGTTAATTAGATTGTGTACTAAGAAAAATATAAATGTTATAGGTGGTGCTTCTAGGTTATTAAAACATTTTCATAAACACAATAAAGGAAGTCTTATTAGTTATTCTGATAGACTTTATTCTGATGGAAGCATATATTTGAAGCTTGGATTCACATTTAGCCATTTTTCTAAACCAGGTTATTTTTATTTTAAAAATAATACTCGTTATAGCAGACAGCAATTTATGAAACATTTGTTAAAAGATAAATTAGAAATATTTGATTCAAATAAGACAGAATATGAGAACATGGTGGAAAATGGATACTATAGAATATGGGACTGCGGTCAAGGTGTTTGGGTTAAGGAAATTTTAAGTTAAAATGTTATATAATATGTAAAATGAAAGGATAGAAATGAATATTAATACATTATTTAATGATAATTTATGTCAATATGCTTCATATGATAACATTAGAAGCATAGCAAGTTTAATTGATGGGTTCAAAAATTCAGGTCGTAAAATAGTTTATTTTAGTAAAGACTTGGCTAATTATAAAAAAGTTTCAACATTAAAGTCAGAAATAGCATCTAAATCACAATATTTGCATAATGAAGATATTTTACCTGATATAATTACAAATTTTGCAAGAGATTTTGATTGTGGTCCTGTTACATTACCATTATTTAAACCATTATCAGCTATAGGATGTAGGACTTCACCAACATCAGCTCAACCAAGATATTCTTCTATAAAAAAATCAGATTATTATGATCTTTTATTCAATAAAGACGATGAAGAGATTTTAGATCATCAGTATTTTGAGGGGCAAAAAATAGAACCAAGGTTCCTATTACCTACTTTACCATTAATATTATTAATTAACAATAACGGTATGGGTGTGGGTTTTGCCCAAAATATAATGCAAAGAAGTGCTGAAGATGTTAAACAAGCTATTAAAGATATTTTAGATAACAAACAACCAAAACCACTGGTCCCATATTTTAAAGGTTATAAGGGTACTGTTGAATTACTTAATACAGAACATGGTAAAAAACAATGGAAATTTAAAGGTGTTTATGAAAAAATAGACACTTATAATTTAAAAATAACAGAAACAACACCTTATGCTACTAATGAGAGTATGTTAATACATTTTAACTCACTAAAAGAGAAAAAAATAATAAAAGATTATAAAGACTACTCACTAGGTGACAATTTTGAATATGTAATAAATGTAAGTGGAGATTTTTGGAATAATCAAAATATTCATAAATTATTAGGAATAGAAACAACTGACACTGAAAACTTTACTTGTGCTGATAGAAACAATTTCATTAAAACCTATAAAGATGAGATTGAGATTTTAAAAGAATATATAGATGTTAAATTAGAGTATATACAAAAGAGAAAACAATATAAATTATCTAAATATTCAGACCAAATTGAATTGATTAGTAACAAAATAAAATTCATTCAAGCAGTTTTGGATAAAAAGGTTATATTTGAAAGAAAGAAAAAAGAAGATATTATTAAACAAATAAATAATATAGGCATAGTTGATAATATTGATACACTTATGAATATGCCTTTATATTCATTAAGTGAAGAGAGCATAAATAGTTTGAATGAACAGTTGAATGGTTTGCAACAAAGTTTTAATGAGTTATCACAAAAACACGTTAAAGATATTTGGTTGGATGATATAAATAAATTATTTGAAAGATTATGATTGCATCATAATCTTGATATATTCATTAATAAAATGAGTATATCAAGGTTATGGTAAGCTTATTATGTTAATTTTCTCTTTACTTCTAAAGAGACCATAGCCTGAGTAATAAAATAGAACACATAAGGTTAATACGCAGACCTAAAATAAGGTCCCTCCTTTCAATCTTCAGATACTCTTAACCTGGTGTTCTCTAAACATAAAAGGAACGATATGAAATTTAATTGTAAAAATTTTGCAAAAGCGTTATTTTACTCAAAAGATATTAATTATCTTATAAAATTATTCAAATATGCCAAACAGGAAGATAAAAAACAAGCAATGCAGATTTTATTATGGGCCAGAGATGTAAATGGAGGAAATATAAAAAATTCAATTTTACTTCTAAAATATATCGCTGAAAAAACAAATAATATTAATGACATGTTTTTAACATCTGTTGTAAAATATGGCTGTTTTAAAGATTTAAATGAGATGTACAAAGTTGCAAGTAATTCTAACAAAGAAAAAATATTGGCATTTTATTCAAAAGAGTTGAGATTAAAAAACCAGTTAGCTGCAAAATGGACTCCAAGAAAAGGACCATTATTTTATGCACTAGCAAATAGTTTGTGTTTAAAAATTGGTGACTTTAGAAGATATATCACAAGTTTATATATTTCAGTAGAAGCAAAAATGTGTGATAACATGTGGGATAGTATATCATTAGATGAGATACCAGAAAGAGCTATAAAAAAATACAAAAAAGCATTGGAAAAAAGATTGAAAATCACTATTTATTGTAGGAATCCAAAACAAAGAAAGCTAAAGTTTAAGGGGTGTGAAAAACTACTAAAACAATATTATTAAAATATTGAAAAAAGCTGTAATGAAAAAGCTAACATATATTTTTATTTTTGTATGCATTGTATTTACAACAACATCACAATCAGTTATTTTTCATGCTAAATATAATCTTGAAGGTATTATTCAAGAAAGGTTATCATATTTAAAACAAAATATGATAAACCACATTTCAAAATATAATAACAAAAACGCTACTGAAATAACAAACTACATATTTGAAGTATCTTTAAAATATAATCTAAATCCAGTTTTTATAATGTCGTTAATACAATCAGAATCATACTTCAAATATAAAGTAAAACATAAACATAATAATGTTAAGGGAATAAGTGGAATAAATTACAAAATGTGGAAAATGGTATTAGCCAAACATAATATAAAACATATAAACTCGTTAAAAAATCAAATAGAAGCTACTGCTATTGTAATAAATGATATTAAGAAAAGATATAAAACTAATGATGACTTAGAAATATTACATTATTACAAGGGAAAGGGGTATGACAAATACTTGAATAAAAGTGGGTTAGATTTAGCCCAGTATAGTTATAACATGTATATAAAAAATATTAAAATAATATACAACTAAGATAACCTTAAGGTTAAATGTTGTATAATTTCAAATATAATAAAGGAGTAGTGATGACTATAAAAAATAAAATTAATGATATTAATAAAATATTACAGTCTTATGTTGGAGAGTTGGTGTTATCTGATATTGATACTCAGAAAATAGTAGAAAATCTAACAGAATTGGAAACTATTATAAAAGATGCTATTAATAAGCAATCAAATAATAGTAAATTAATATTAGGATAAAAAATGAGTTATAGTTTTGAACAGTATTGTAATAGTAATAATTTTAATGAATTTCAGATATACTTAATAACACAACTTAGCTACATAAACAATAAAAATGTTGTTGCTATACAAGATCCCGAGTATATGGATGTATTTAAAGCTATTAAACAAGAGTATTATAAAGCATCATCATGTAAACATAGCGATAAAGAAGAGGTAATACCTGAGCATTATACCAAACTAGCAATAGAACCCATTGATTTTATATATAAAAATAATTTGAATTTTTGTGAAGGTAACATAGTAAAATATGTTTCAAGACTTGGCAGTAAAGATGATAATAAATCAGAGTTAAAGAAAATATTTTTCTATTTTGATTATTTATTACATGGTAATTATGATTTAACTAAGAGAACCTTTAGTTAAAGGTTTTCCTAATATAAATTATTGTATAATAACTACAATTAAGGAAGGTTATATGAAATATGTATTTATAGGTGGTGGTGTAGCAAATATATACACTATTTGTTATGGTATTATGAATAATATTATTAATATGAAACATGATGAAGTAATTATTATTGAGAAAGGGAAACACATTAATGATAGGATACCGACAATAGATATTGTAAATGGTCTCCTAGGTGGTGGTGCATTTAGTGATAATAAGAATGTATTTTCACTACATGATGATCAACCTATATTTGAGTATATTAATAAGCAACAAGTTTTAGAATACTATGATTTTTTTAAAAATAAATTATTTAAAATGTTTTTACCAGAAAATGCTTCTATACACATAACACAACCAGTTGAAACAGGATCAAAGTTTGTAAGTGGTTATGGTGATATAGCTTTAAAACAATCTGAGTGTTATCATGTAGGTTCAACTTTGGGGCTTGAAATGTGTAAAAACATGATAAAATGGCTTGAAGATAAAGGTGTTACAATTTATTGTAACTCTACATATATTCCTTCAAAACTTGATAAATGCATAACAGTAAGAGATACAAATGGTGTTGAATCATATATAACTTATGATAAACTTTTTATAGGTCTTGGTAGAAGTGGTATGAAAGATATTAAAGAAACCTTTGAATTAAACAATATTAAATCTGTTGCTGACCAAATTCATATAGGATTTAGATTTGAGTGTGAATATAATAATACAATTCAAGAGCTAGCAAACAATATTCAATACGATTTTAAGTTCTCTAAAAATATTAACAAAAATCATCTTAAAGAGTTAAGAACATTTTGTGTTAATCATGGAACAGCAGAAGTTGTAACAGAAAAAGTAAAAGGGTATTCTATTCCTATTAGAGAACAAGCAAATGGACACGCTTATGGATTACATGTAAAAAACAAATGGACTGGAAAATCCAACTGGGCTATTTTAGGTTCTTTTAAAAATGTAAATGTAGAAGATTATTTATCACAAATAGAAACTATTACTAATGGTAAAATTTATGAATTAAATCAGAACTCATCTTTAGAGTTTTTAAATTATTTTGATAACTTAGGTGATTCACTTTCAGAATTTGTTAAGGAACTTTGTGATATACTAGATATAAAGGAATGGAAAGGATATTTTCCAGAAATAAAAATAATAGGCCCTAGAGTTAGTTATAATAATAATTTTACAGTACAGGATTTTGGCAAAAATGTCTTTTTTGTAGGTGATTCAGCTATTACAAGAGGTATTATTCCAGCTGCTGTAACAGGCATTCATGCATTATTAAATTGAAAGAGGTAAAAATGAAAAATATAGAAATTTTAAATATGGTTGAAGAGTTGGTGAAATTAAACCCAATATTGTTGATTAGTGAAAACTTTTCTCATACTTATGAATTATTAAAAGAAAATGTTAGAGAAAGTAAAAGTATAGAAAATAAAAAAATAAAATTGAACTGTATATCTGTTAAATTAGATGATGATACAAAACTACCATGTTATGGGACTGTTTTGTCAGTACTTATGAAGGATAATTTAGAAAATATAATAAACAAAAACCCACAATCATTACTTGAAATATCTTTTAAAATAAGTATTAATGTATTACTTGACCTAATTGATAATTTTGTAGAAATATATGATTTTAATGATGAATCACTACTTTTAATCAATAGGATAAAAATATGTGTGTATTAAAAACATGGTTAGAAGATAGTAATGCAAAATTACCAGAAATATCAGTAATGGGCTCTGCTTGTTATGATATGTTTTCAATAGAAGATAAAACAATTCAACCTGGTGGGTTTGAGTATGTTGAAAATGGTGTTAGATTAATAATTCCAGATGGATATTATATAAGATTTAACACTAGAAGTAGTCTAGGGTTTATAAAAGATTTATTTGTTTATCCTGGTATATTAGATGCTTCTTGGAGTGGAAATTTAAAAGTAAAAGTGTATAATTTTGGTAAGGAACCATACACTATAAAAAAAGGTGATAAGTATTGTCAGTTTGAGTTATTAAAATGTAATGAAAGTAAAATAGAAAACATATCAAAAGATGATTTTGATAACATTACAAAAAATTTAGTTAGAGGTAATAACGGTGGATGGGGAAGTAGTGGAAAGTAAAACAGAGCTTTTTAATAAGCTCTTTGAGTTTAGAAAACAAAAAGATATGATGGATGATTGTATTTTAGATGTTATAATTGAATTTGGAAATCATATTAATATGGAGCCTGAATTAATAGCATCAGAATTGTCTGACTATGCAATATTCAGGGATATTGTTGAGAAAGACTTAAAAAAATTCAAATTTACAAGATATGATCCAAACCAAAGCGACATAGATATATGGGAGTAAGGAATACTGCATGAAATTGCACTATTATGATATTTACAATATTTCTAATGGAGTGTTTCTTACATTTCAAAAAAACTTAAAAGAAAAATTATTATGTGTATCTCATAGCAAAGATATAATGAATAAAAAAATAGGTTTTTATCCGTTAAACTTTTCTGATAGAGGTGACTTCATTTTATTGTGTGTATATATAATGTTTAAATACAGTCCATCTAGTATTTATGGTTTATGTGATTATTTAAGAAATTACAATAAAACAGAATATGAGAAATTTAAAAACACAATAAAATTCTATAAAAATATAATAAAAAAAGACATAACATCATTAGAAGAGAAATACAAAAAACCGATGTTTAAAGAAGTAATGCGTGAATATAATAAAAAACAAATATCTTTCGTTACTGTGTATTGGTATCTAATGTTATATAATATTAAAGATTTTAATGGTATAAACAATACTATTATATGTGAAAGTATTTTGAATGTTTTTAAGTTTTTAAAGTTTACAGATGAATCAAAAGATTACATAAAAACTGTATTTAAACAAATTGAAGGCGAAGTATTATAGATTAAGGTAATTTTAAGTAAAACTATTATATAATAACTAAAAAAGAAAGGATTGATTTTGAAAAGTATAAACGAAAAAGAATATGTATGGGCAGAAAAATATAGACCATATAAAATAGATGATATGATATTGCCTGATAAACTTTATGCAAAAATAAAAGAATGGATCAATTCTGGTGAAATTCCAAATTTGGGTTTCTTTAGTAATACACCAGGAACAGGAAAAACATCATTAAATAAAGCAATATGTAATGAGCTAGGTGCAACACATTTATTTATCAACTCATCAAAAGAAAGTGGAGTGGATCTTGCTAGAAATAAAATTACATCATTTGCAAGCAGTGTTTCAATAGATGGTTCATTAAAAATTATATCTCTATCAGAATGTGATGGAATGACAAATGAATTACAACGCTCAATCCGTGATATATTAGATGAATATACCCAAAATTGTAGATTTATATTAACAGCAAATTATACTGATAGACTAATAGAACCTATTTTAACTCGTGTTACATGTATAGACTTTGATAAAGAGTTTAATGATAATAAAACCGAACTAGGTGTTAAAATACTTGATAGGTTAGAATTTATACTACAAAATGAAAAAGTAGAATATGATAAGAAAGATTTACAGAAACTTATTCAATGTTTTTACCCATGTATAAGAGAAATGTTAATAGTTATGCAACACAATACAATTGATAATAAATTAGTAATAGATGAAAAAGTGTTTGAAACTATTAATAATTATTCTAATTTAATTGAAGCTTTAAAGAAAAAAAATTTTACTGAAGCTAGAAAAATTATAGCACAAACAGTAAGTTATAGTGGTTTTTACCAGTATTTGTTTAAAAATATAGATAACATTTTTGAATTAGAAAGTATTCCACAAGCTGTAATGCTTATAGAACATTATAGCGATCATGATAGGACAAGTAGAGATAGAGAATTATGTCTAAGCGCTTTAGTAGCTGCTCTTATAAAATATGATATAAAATATAAAAATAGTTGAAAAGGATCTAAATATAATGTATTCAAAATTTTTAAATGAATCATCTGAAAACTTATGGGTATTTGCAAAAAATGATATAAAATTACGCAAACTAATATTACCTGTAATACAAGATAATATAGAATATGTGATGTTTTTAAATGATAGATCTATTGAAGAAGGCAAGTTGAAAGATATATGTTTAGACATTGAAATATTTGGAGTATTTGAGCATTATAATATTGGAAATTATAAGAAAATTGAGCCATCCATAGTTGTTAATGTAACAGATTTAAAAAAAGATGCTTTAAAATCAATAGAAGATAAACTTAAAAATTGCAAGAGTAAAGATGAACCTGTATTATCACTTAAATTGGATATGATAACAGAATATAATGTTGCAAGATTACTCGAAAAAGAATATTATATAAATAATTTTACTGATATTATACAAAATGAACTTAAATCAAAACAATTTAAAATAGTAGAAGGTAATATAGGCAAAAATGTTATAGAATTATTTAATAATTATGAAGAAAGTATGATATTTACTTTGAAAAACGATAAGGTTATTAAAGTAAATTATCAAGTTGGTACAAAGTATAATTATTTAAATTCATCACTAATTATTCAAAAAATATAAATAATTGAAAAGGATATAAGTATGATATACTCAAAATTTTTAGTTGAATCTATAAATGATTTAAAAAACAACGATAAAAACATTAGCAATAATATTACTAGTTTAATACTTCCAATAGCTAAAGCTAATTTAAAGGTAAATGTTAGTTATGGTAAAACTATATTAGACAGTTATAAATTAAGTTCTATAGTTAATGACTCTGATATACAAATTCTGATATCATTCTTTGTTAAAGAACGAACTGCTCGAATAAGAATAAACTTAATAAAACCTTGTATAACAGTGAGAGTTACTGGTATAAAAGAAGATATTTTAAATGAAATATACGAAAAAGTAGCAAACATAAGTTTTGATGGAGAAAAATACCCTCCTATTATAATTAATTTTGATGAAAAATCACTACAAAAATTAGCAAGCGTTATAGCATCAAAAGTTGATAATATAGATAATATCATCAAAGATGAGCTATATGATTGGGAATATTATGAAGGTGATATTGGTTCAAAAGTAAGAGTTGGTTATGATGATAACTCAGCTATGAAAATAAAAAATTATGAAGGTGAATGGGAAATTGTTATTGATAACTTTGGTGCTGAATTTGATTTAGAAGACTCTGATTTATATGTAAAACCTAAAAAATAAACATGTTTAATACTCGTTTTTTCGAGTATCAAACATTTAAAGGATGCAAATGTTTAATTTTTTATTTTCATTTATAAAGTCAAACATAATTTATATTTTGTTAGGATCTTTGTTAGCTTTTACTGCTTATAGATATATTTCATTAGAAAAATCAAATGCTATATTGATTGAAAATGAAAAACAATTAACACAAAATATAAAAAATTCTAAAAAGGAATTAGAAGCGCTTAAAAACTATAATAATCTTACTATTGAGGTTTTTAGAGAAAAAGAAGTAAAATATAAGGAAGTTCTTAATAATATAAAAAATATTGAGACTAAAATACAAAAATTAAAATTTATGGGAAAGGATGAGAATGAAACACAGTATATTATTGTTAATTTTTAGTGCATTTATGTTTGTTGGCTGTTCAACAGCAACCAAAACAATAACAATTACTGAAAAAGAGTATTTAAAATATCCTCTTGATGAAAAATACATTCCTCATAAAATAGGTGTTAAAATCATGAAACAGAAAATTAATGGTAAAGAATATCTGTTAATATCTCCAAATGATTTTATACTTATACACAATCAATATAAACATCTTGAATTTAACTATAATAATCTTTATAACTCAATAGAGAAGTTTAATTCACAAGTTAAGTAATATTTAAGAATATTTGTAATATAATATTCTTAAATTTATTATACGAAAGGAATAAAATGGTTATTATTAATGATGATAACATATATTTTGTCAGCAAAATAGACTCATTTAGTGTAATTAAAGACGATTCATCTAATATTGTATTTATTAAATGTGGGCTGCAAGAGTACAAGTTTACAATTAAACATAAAACATCAAAAGAAGTATATAATTTTATTATGGAGGCGATAAATGAAGAAAATGTAAGCCAGCATCATGTTGTTATAGATATTAAGAAATTTAGAAAGGATTAAAATGTCATTAATTAATAAATTATTAAAAAATAGCACTCTAAAAGATAGAACTAATAAACTTGAAAATAGTAAATATTTTGGTAAAACTGAATTTGTTGAAACACCAGTACCAATGTTAAATCTTGCGTTAAGTGGTAAGATTAATGGTGGGCTAACACCAGGACTAACAGTAATTGCAGGTCCTAGCAAACATTTTAAAAGTAATTATGCACTTGTAATGATGGCTTCATATTTGCAAAAATATCCTGATGCTGTATGTATTTTTTATGATTCTGAATTTGGTATCACTCCAAACTATATGGAAAACTTTGGTATTGATACAACAAGAGTTATCCATACACCAGTTATGAATGTTGAGGAATTAAAATTTGATATTGCAAATCAATTAGAAAATATCGAAGATGGTGACAGAGTTATAATAATTCTCGATAGCTTAGGAAACTTAGCAAGTAAGGCAGAAATAGAAAATGCAATAAATGAAAAATCAGTTGTAGATATGCAAAGAAGTAAACATATCAAGAGTTTGTTTAGAATTGTAACACCTTATTTGTCTATGAAACAGATCCCTATGGTTGTTGTAAATCATACTTATGATGATATTGGATCTTTGTGGGGTGGTCAAGTGGTATCCGGTGGTACTGGAGTGATTTATAGTGCTGATACTATTTTTATTATTGGAAAAGCACAAGAAAAAGATAGTAAAAAGAATTTACAAGGTTGGCAATTTACAATAAATGTTGAAAAATCAAGATTCATCAAAGAAAAATCAAAAATACCTATTTTAGTTACTTTTGATAACGGTATAAATAAATGGTCAGGTTTGGCTGATCTAGGGCTAGAACTTGGATTCCTACAAAAACAAGGTGATAGTCATTTTAATCCATTTACAGAGAAAAAGTTGTATTTAAAAAGTGCATCACAAGAGCAGCTTGATGAGTTCTTTAGTGAGCTACTTTCCAATAAAGATTTTGTAGATGCTCTAGAATATAAATATTCTTTACTGAATGTTACGCCTAATAATAACGAAACTACCGAAAATAATATTTAGGGTATCCCCCTAAATATGGAACACACATGACTAACCACGAAAAAATAATATTTTTAAACAATTTAGGATATAAAGCTATTTCTGAAAACTTATCCAAAAGTTTAAAAGTTGAATGTAAACATGGCCATATTTTTGGAAGGATGTTTGATGATTTTAAAAGAGGTTCTGTAAATTGTCCTGAATGTGATAGACTAGGAAAATTAAACTATTTAAATAATTTAGGTTATAAAGCGGTTTCAGAAAACTTAGCAGATAGTTTACATGTAGAATGCCCAAAAGGTCATATTTTTAAAAGAGCATTTGGTGATTTTAAAAATGGCAAAATTAATTGTCCTAAATGTGATATTCGAAATAAATTAGATTATTTAAATAATTTGGGATATGAGGTTGTTTCAGAAAATCTATCTAAGGGATTAGAAGTAAGATGCTCAAATGGACATGTTTTTAAAAGAGCATTTGGGAAGTTCAAAGATGGTTTTACAACTTGTCCAAAATGTAAAGATACTAATAAAGTAAATTATATAAACAATCTAGGATATGAAATAATTTCAAATAATTTAGCTGATGAATTAAAAGTAAGATGTATACAAGGACATATTTTTAATAGAACTTATGGTAACTTTAAACAAGGTAAAATAATATGTCCTACATGCAACCCTTCTACTAGCTCATTTGAAAAAGAAGTATCTAATTTACTAGATAACTATATAGAAAATGACTACTCAGTATTAGGTGATAAAGAACTTGATTTTTATTTACCAAAGTATAACTTAGCAATAGAGTGTAATGGAGACTACTGGCATTCTGAAAGTAATGGAAAAGGTAAAGACTATCATTTAGATAAAACACTAAAATGTGAGAGTAAAGGTATTCATCTTCTACACATTTTTGAACATTCATGGTACAATAAGAAAGAAATATGGACTAGTATTATAAACAACAAATTAGGAAAATCAGACAAGATAATGGCTAGAAAATGCATTTTAAAAGAAGTACCTAAAGTAGAAGAAAAAGAGTTTTTAGACAATAATCATATCCAAGGATTTACTGGTAGTTCTATTTGTTATGGGCTATACTTTAATAATGAGTTAGTTTGTCTTATGAGTTTTGGTAAGCCTAGATTTACAGATAAATGCGACTGGGAATTGATTAGATTATGCACAAAAATGGGTGTGAATGTTGTAGGTGGTGCATCTAAATTATTAAAATATTTCGAAAAAGAAAATGAAGGTTCATTAATAAGTTATTCTGACAGATTATATTCTGATGGTAAAATATATTTGAAACTAGGATTTACATTTAGCCATTATTCTAAGCCAGGTTACTATTATTTTAAAAATGGGACTAAATACTCTAGACAACAATTTATGAAACACAAACTTAAAGACAAACTAGGAAAATTTGATCCAAACTTAACTGAATCAGAGAATATGAAAGTAAATGGGTATAATAGAGTGTGGGATTGTGGGCAAGGAGTATGGGTTAAGGGTAATCTAAGTTAAAATATTATATAATATAAATAAAAAGGATGAAGAAATGTTTGTGAAAATTAAAGAATTAATATGTAAGTTTGTGAATTTTAAAACTCTACAGAAATTTATAACTACAGATAGGCAGTTTATAATTGAAGGGCAAAATGGAATGAAATATAGTGGTGACTTTTTCTTTGTAGATGAAGGTGGATGTATTTGCAAAATAAGTGATGGCAGTTATGTTGGTACAATGGTAAAGAGTAGCAAATGAAATTATTGGTAGCTGGTAGTAGGGATTTTAATGATTATAATCTATTGAAAAATAAAATACTTGAATTAAACATACAACCATCAACAATTGTATGTGGTATGGCCCGTGGTGCTGATATGTTAGGTTATCAATATGGTATTGATAACTCTCTTAAGATAGAAAAATATAAACCAAACTGGAATCTATATGGAAAATCAGCAGGACCTATAAGAAATAAATTGATGGCAGATAGTTTAAATAAAGAAACAGATATGGCTATTATTTTTTGGGATGGAATTTCAAAAGGTTCAAAGAATATGATTTCTATTTTAGATGACAAAAAATAAATTATAAAATAATTTACTATAAGGAGAAAGAAAATGAATAAACAGTTAGGAATTTATGCAATTATATGTTATTGTGTACTTTCAATTATTATCAATTTTATTAGTTTGCCTGTTGCTTTTGAAGTGTTTGACAGAGTTGGAGTACATTTTGAAAATCCAAAAGAATATGTTACAATGTTGTTTGAGACATATACAGATATGCTCATATGGTCATTTATAATAATTTGTTGTATGTTATTACTTGTTACAAATAAATATACAACTAAATTATATAATATAGTTGTAAGTCTTTCAATTACATATATTATGTATGACTTCATTTCAAATTGTATTGAGTTATATAGCATGTATAACTTAATATATGTTGAACAGTTTTTTGATGTTAATGAGTAAGGATATTACAATATGTTATTAAGTAAAACCAATTTAGTGACAGATAGATCCAAAGAAAAATTTTTCTTTGGAGAATACTCAGGTTTTCAAAGATATGACTGGTATTCACACAATCAATTAGAAAGTTTAGATAGAAAACAACAAGCACAATTATGGTTTCCAGAAGAAATTAGTATGATTCATGAACCAAAGTCATTTATAGAATTGCCTGAGCATAATCAAAGACAAATAAAAGCAAATTTAACTTTTCAAACATTAATGGATTCTGGCCAAAATAGAGGTTTGGACAATATATTAATACCACTAGTAACATCATCAGGATTAGAAGGTTGTTTAAAAACACAAGCTTATTTTGAGTATATTCATTCAAGATCTTATTCACATATCATAAAAAGCGTATTTCCAAATCCTACTGATGTTTTTGATGAATATTGTGAATATCCTGAAATAAAAACTAGAATTAATGATGAAATAGACACTTATGAATCACTAGAAGGTAGTTTAGAAGAGAACGATGAAAATAAATTAAAAATATTAGAAGCTTGTTTAAGAATTCAGTTTTTAGAAGGTGTTAAATTTTATGTAAGTTTTTTAACAACTTATATGATTAATAAATATTCAGCTGGTGGTAACAAAATACCAAATTTAACTAAAATTATAAAATTAATAAATAATGATGAAGATATTCACCTTGTAATTTTTAGTTTTATACTTAAAACTCTTAGAAGTGAGCAGCATCAGGGATTTTCACACCTTTTTGATGATAGTTTGTCACGGAAAGCTAGAAAAATAGCAAAAAAAGTTTACCAAGATGAATTAGAATGGGCTAAATATTTACTATCTATGGGTCCTATTCCAGGATTGACTATTGAAAATATTGATGGTTTTCTAAAGTTTTTTGTTGATGATAGACTAAAAAAATGTGGCTTTCAACCTATATGGAATGCACCAAAAACAGACTTAGTCAAAGAATTTCAAGAAATAAAAAATATAAGCAGTGAAAATCAAATGCTTCAAGAAGTTGATAGTATCACTTATTCAAAAGGTGTTATGAAAAAAGATACAAAACTAGAAATATATAATGGTGAAACACTAAAAAATGAGTTAGAAAAAATATTGAATGGAGAGATTGGAAATGTTGCCAGTTAAAACATTAACAGAATTAAATGACATTAATATAAATGTTATTAAAAGAAATGGGACTGTTGAAAAATACAGTCCAGATAAAATGTATAAGTTTTTATTAAAAGTGTGTGATAATAAAGAATCATATGCAATAAACATTTTATCAAAATCAAAAATAAAACTAAGAGATAATATTAGAATACAAGATCTTTATGATGAAATATTATCTACTACTGTGAATGAAATAAGTATGTTATATCCAATGTATGAAAAGTTTGCAGCTAAATTATATATCATTAAATATCGAAAAAACATGGGAGATGAAATATCTCTTGGCAATGTTTTAAGACTTGGCCTTTCATCAGGGATATATTCTAGTGACTTTGTTAATAGTTTTTCAGAAAATGAAATACAAGAATTAAATAAATATATTGATAATAATAGAGATTATTTGTTTCAAAACTACAAAGCTATTAGTATGTTTTATACAAAGTACTGTTTAAATAGAACAAAAACAATAAAATTGGAAACACCTCAAATAACTTATATGAGAGTTGCTATGTTTATTTGTATAAATGAAAATAACAGAGTTGAAAAAATTAAAAGAATATATGATTTAATCTCAACTCATAAATTTACATACGCTACACCTATAATGCTGAACTCTGGTATTAATAAAGGCCAGTTATCATCTTGTGTATTAGCTAAAATGGGTGATGATTCACATTCAATATTAGCTACAAATGATAATCTTGCAATATATAGCAAAAATAAAGGTGGTACTGCTTGTGATATTTCAGCTTTAAGAGCTACTGGTTCTATTATAGATGGTGTTGGTGTTTCATCAGGACCTATTCCATTTATAAAATTATTAGATTCTACAATATCTGCATGGAATCAAGGTTCTACCAGAAAAGGTAGTTGCTGTGTTTATTACCCAACATGGCATATGGATGTTCAAAACTTGATAATGTTAAAAGATAATGGTGGAACTGAATCTACTAGAGCAAGAAACTTGCAGTATGCTATTAAAATAGATGATGTGTTTGTAAAAAGATGGTATAATAATGAAAATTATACATTATTTGATCCAAAAGATACTCAAAAATTGCTAGATAGTTTTGGTGATGATTTTGAAAAATATTATTTAGAATATGAACAGAAATCAAACATTAGGAAAAAATCAATAAATGCTAGAGAGTTATTTGATGAAATTTTAAAGTATAGAGTTGAAACAGGAAATATTTACATTTTCTTTACAGATAATGTAAATAAACAAGGTATGCTAAATAGAACTGTTACACAAAGTAATTTATGTTGTGAGATAGTTTTACCAACATCAGCACCTTATAAAAAAGATGAAAAAATAGTACATTATATGTGATTAAGTCATATTTAAGGGGATTAATGGCATAATTCCCTTATAAATAGTTAAAATACTAATTAAAAAAGGGGTTAAAGATGAAGTTAATGGTTTAAAACAAATAATATCTTATCCAAAGAAAACTATAAGTATTCTCTTTGGATAAAATAATATAAAATGATTAATATAATCATCTTATAAGTTTTTGAAAGGAACAGTATAATGATAAACAAAAAAGAATTAATAAATCATATGTATTCAGAAATATTACATAAATGTTTAAATGGAACTGAAACTGTTGATAACCCATATCATTTGGAAAAAACTGTATTAGATCACACAATAATGGTATTAAATAAGGTTGAAGATTTATTTAAAAATGATAAAGATTATAAAGTTTTAATGTTTGGTGCAGCCTTACATGATTTAGGTAAGGTATTTACAAGAGAAGTAGTAACAAAAGATGATGGAACAGTAAAAGTAAGATTTCTTAATCATGAAAATGTTGGAGTATATTATACTTGTGATGTTTTATCTAAGTTTAATTTAAGTGAAGAGGAGATAATAAAAATAATAAAAATAGTTGCTTATCATGATATCTATAAATATGATATAGATAAATTAAAACGAAAATTCACTTATGATGATTTGCAATTATTATACAAGTTTTCAATATGTGATTCATTAGGCAGAGCAACTCATACACCAAAATCAACTGACATATATAAACAAATAAAATCATTAGAATATTATGAAACAAAAAGTATTGATAATTCAAAACCTACTATAACAATGTTAATAGGAGTTCCTGGAGTTGGAAAATCAACTTTATGTAATCAATATGAAAATGTAGTTTCAAGAGATGATGTATTGATGAGTTATGGTAAAACAAAATTTAATTTAAATACATACTCAGAAATATGGAGTAAATTATCTCAAGATGACCAAAAAGAGATAGATAACATCTTTAAGTTTAAGTTAAATAGACTACTACAACAAGGTAAAGATATTGTAATTGATAAAACAAATACTTCAATGAAGTCAAGAAAGTCTTTGTTAAATTCATCAAGTTTGATTAAAAATTACAACAAAGTTGCAATAGTTATGTTATGCCCCTATAACACAATACTAGAAAGAATTGAAAAAAGATCACTAGAAACAGGTAAAGAGATATCAAAAAATATTGTGGATAATTTCATAAAATCTATGTGTTTACCTACATTAGAAGAGTTTGATGAAATTGCTTTTAAATGGTCAATATAAATATTATGTACCAAATGATATGAAGGAACATAATGATACAATTTAATTTGCTTTGCAGTTATGTAATATTTTCTTCTATTACTTGTGTTATATTTAATGACATTGATAATAGAGAATATGAAAATATGATAGTAGAGTTTATATCAATATTTATATTTTTTATATTTTTTGTTTATCAGTTAATTATTTATAGAAATTTTAACAGGGATAAAGTTGAAGATAATTTGTGTTAAGGTACATTTAAGGGGATTAATGGTATAATTCCCTTAATATTATAAAAATATTTTTGTAACTTTTTGTTTAGTATTATCTGTTTTATTGTAAGATTTATCTTTTTAGCTTTAACAAAAAACTATGCGTAATAATGCTTACTCTAAATTATAGGAGGTTTGTGAAATGACACCTGAAAAAATACAAGAAATCTTTGAAAAAGTTTTAAAAGAAAAGGAAAAAGAATATACTGATGAGAGATTAGAAGAAATAAGAAAAGAAAGAGAATATGTTGAATCTATTGTAAATGAGGGTATTCAAAAAGCAAACAATATGTTAAAGGAGTTTAAATGAAACTTATAATTAGTTTATTGATATTAGCTAGTATGGCTTTTAGTATAGAGGTTTGCTCTTTTACAAAACCATTAAAAAGGGGCGTTTTAGTATTTGATAATTCCATTGTATTTATTTGTATCGATAAAAAATTATTTGTAAGAAATTTTCCTGGAGAAACAGATTATAGTTACTCAGTGACTCAAGTATTTGAAGAAGGTATGAAACCACAAGCTTGTAGTTGCCCAGCAGAGGAGTAGTTGCAAATGGAAAAAGTTATCCATAAAGAAAGTGGCAAGGAATATACATATTTTAAACCCGTATTAAATAAAACAACTGATGAAGTAATGATATTTTATACAGATGGTGTTAATTTTTATGTAAGAACCAAAAACGATTCTTTGATAAATTTGAAATAATATTAGAAACTCCAGAAAAATATGATACAATTAAATATTTTCATGATTTAGCTAATAACAAGCTATGGGCTTTAAAAAATACAAGAAGAATTATTAGATAAAGTTTCCAAATTTGACCTTTAAGCTTAATTTAAGGATATTTTGATATAATATCCTTAAATTAAGTTTTAAAAGGAAAGAAAATGGATAAAAAAGAATCTTTAGAAGGTAAAGATAATGGAAAATATTTTTGTGAAATATTTAACGCTAATGTTGATATTTTAGTTGTTGATGATGGTATGAAAAAATCTGAAGCAATTATTCAAGTTTTAGAAGATGTAAAGGGGTTATACAAGAATGACTAAACAACTTATAGACAAGGCTGAATATCTTGTTGCTAATAAAGATAATTATAGAAAAACTACTACTTATTTTAATGGACATAAGTTAGATTTTTATACTTATATTATTAATGATTATGAAAGGTTTAAAGAAGATGACTCATTCTTCATGAGAGGTCTAATGGTTATAGATAATAAAGAAATTTCTTATCCTTTACAAAAATTCTTTAATGTAAATGAAAATGAAGATTGGGTTTTAAGTGATGATGAGCTTTTAGATGATTATATTATAACAGACAAGTATGATGGTAGTTTAATTATACCATTTTTATTAGATGGTAAATTATATTTAAGAACTAAAATGTCTGTTGATAATGATCAAGTATTATTAGCAACAAAGTTTTTAAAAGAAAATAAAGATTTAGAAAATTATTTACATGAAAATCAAGTTTTTATGGAATTAGTGTCGCCTTTAAATAGAGTAGTGGTTGATTATGAAAAAACAGATTTAATTAAAATTGCTATGAATACAGATAAAGGTTTAGTCATATTTGATAAAGAACCTTCTAAATATAGTAATTTTAAAACTTTAAAAGAATTAAGAGAGTATATTAATACCATTGATAATTTTGAAGGTGTAATTTTACAAAACAAGACTACTGGAAAAGTTTATAAATTAAAAACAGACAAATATATTGAATTACACAAAACTTTAGCAGAAGTGTTAAGTTATAAAAACATATTTGAATTAGCTTTAACAGAAAAATTAGATGATGTTATACCATTAATAAAACCTATTAAAGAAAAATATGATTTTGTCATAGATGTTGTGGATTTAATTGTTAAAAAGCTTAATGTTATTTTAAACACAATAGAACATTATTATTCTTTAAATAAAGAAAACACAAAAGAATATGTGTTTCTTTTGAAAGATGCTAATGTTAAAACTATTGAGTTCAATACTTTAATGGCTTTACATAAAAACAAAATAAAAATAGGTGATATAAATGACTATGTTAAAAATCTTTTATTAAAAAGATATAATACAGAAACAAAAGTAAGGGAATTACTAGAAATAATTGAAGAAAATAATGATTCTTTAATAACTAAAAATATTATTAAGTTTAAAAGGATGTAAAATGTATCACTATAGAGTATTTAGGCCATATATTCATCACTATATTAAAATGGAGGAATACATGCAAAGTTATGATATAAATAAGCAAGTAGAAAAGCTTGTTGATATTGTAAACAATAAAAATATTAAAAGTTTTAAATCAACTTTTAATATTGATGAAACATCACAAGAACCTTATGAAATAGAAATTATTGTTTCTAACAAGAAGATTTGTAAAAAATCATTTGGACAAGCAATATGTAGCTTTCTAAATTTTGGTGTAATTACACAAACATGTAATACAAAGAATGTAAAATGAAAAACTTAATGATTTACTTGATGTGGTGAGAGTTATATATCTAATATTTTTAGATTGGACTTTAGAATTAACATTTAATAGTTATATAGAAGTTAAAAAAGATATTTATGATAAAATAACATCGTTTTATAAATAACACAAAATACAAAATTAAAGGAGAATTAATGAATATTTACAGCATTTTTTTAAATGAGGAAGTGGAACCTCAAAAGGATCTAGCCAAAAAAATCAATGAATCATCTTTAGCTGACTATGGGCTTGATGTAAATGGATTTTATAAACATATAGATGGTAAAGAAAGTATAGTAGAAACTGATGATTTTAAAATAAAAATAACATATGATTCTGTGAATTCAGAGTTTGATGGCGATAATGAAGAGTTGTTATTAAAAATGCATTGTAATATTATTGAATTAAGATATATAGTTACAGGTATTGAAGATGCTATGAGAATCTCTGATGAAATAAATAATAAAATAGTTGAAATTATAGAAGAAGATCTTAAAAAATATGATGATATTTCAAAATATAATATTTTAATAGATAGTGGAGTGTATATAGACCCTGATGATCCATCTGATTATATTCAAAACGCTTATATAATAATACAACCTAAATACTAATGCCAGAATTCAAACAAGGTTTTTATAAACCTATTAACCCAGAAAAATATATAGATGATGTAACAAACATCATCTATCGTAGTTCATGGGAATATAAATTTATGTTATGGTGCGATAATAATGCTGGTGTTCTTAAATGGGCTAGTGAGTCAATAATTATACCTTATGAGTTTCTAGGTAAAAAACATAGATATTTTCCTGATTTTTATATTGAAGTAAAAGATAAAGACAATAACATAAAAAAATATCTTATTGAAATTAAACCACAAAAAGACGCTATATTTAAAAAACCAAAAATAATCACAGAAAAAAATAAAAAAAGAGTAGTAGAACAAGCATTAACAGTTTCAAAAAACCAAGCAAAATGGGAAGCTGCAAGAGAGTTCTGTAGAATAAATAATATGGAATTTATGGTATTAACTGAAAATGAATTATTTAAGTAATCTTTAAGATTGTTTATGGTATAATACCATAAATATTTGAAAGGAATAATATGAATAACGCAACTGTGATATCTTTTAAATTTGAAACTAAGCAACTAGCATTTTTAAACAATTGCATATGTTATTATGATGATGAGTTCTACAATGTTAAATATATGTGTAATCTTTCAGATGATGAATTTAAAAGAATTACCAACTTCATAAGCTGTATGGAAAATAGTATAAAATACTTAGAAATAAATGATAAAAATGTGGATATTGAAATGTTAATTAACAGACTAGGTAGCCATATATTCCGTTATGCACATACTGATACTCAGAAAGAACATAAAGACACAGAGTATATGTTACTAAAAGATTATTTATTACTACACATTAAAGACTATGGTGATAATGAATTAGTAAAACAAATTCTCAAAAAGTCAGAAGAACTTAACAGTAAATTATATTATAGATGAAAAATATAAAACAAGGGATTAAGATGTTAGAACATATTAAAAACTTTTGTACTGGAGTACTTGTAATCGGTGGTATAATATTACTATCTATATTAGTTATAATATTACTATCTATATTAGTTACATACTTTCCTCATATTATACTATCATTACTTATTGTAATACTATTTATAGGTGTTTATAGTATAGGACGAGAGATAAGAGAAAATTAAGAGGAGTTATTATGTTTAATTTTTATAAAAAGTATTTTTGTAACTGTGAAAGTTATAGTTTTGGAGAGTTTAAAAAATCATTTAAAGATAATGTTTTGTATTTAAAGTTGGAAGAAAATGGCTTAAGGTGGATTATTGCGGAATGTCCTAAATGTGGAACTATAAGAATGTTTTCTTATAATTTAAGTATTGCATCTCCTTCAAAACTTGATGAATACCTCAGTAAATATGGAGTTATAGGTAAAATTAAAAAAATATCAGAAGTTGAAAAAGAATTGCTAGATATTTTAAAATCAAAAGAATGTGAATATTATAATAAAAATAATAATATACAACTCATTAAATACATCAATTCTAAAGAAGTTATGTTGTTTCACTCAAATATGATGACAGATGAATAATTTGATAACTTTTAGATGAATGTGATATCGGAGCAAAAAATTTAGAGGATAATAATTAAATATTTTATAAAGGAGTATAATTATGGCAATGATTTTAAGTCAAGAAGAAATTGATGCTTTATTAGAATGTGGTAGTCGTCCCACAAATCTTGGAATTAGATCAATTGTAGATAAAAAAATATCAGAGCTTAGAGAAGAACATAGCAAATTAAGCATTAAAATGAATGCAATACAAGGTTTAAACTCATTAGCTCATACTGATGATTTTACAATTAAAGACTATATGAGTATTATAAATGATTTAATAGACTGTTTAGAATATAAGATAATTCATTGTCAATCGTTTGGAGATAATATTCCTGATAAAAAAGCTGAAAAGGAATTTTTAAAAGAACTTGGGTCATTTAAATCAACATTATTCAGTTTTGAACTTGATATGGATACAGGAAAGGAAAATGGAGAAAGATGAGTTATTAAGCATTCTAGTACCTACAATTGAAGATGAAGAGTTAAAGAAATTTATAAAGAATTAAAAGATAAAGGATAAAAATTTTAAAAAGGCTTCAAAAGAGAAAATTAAAGAGATGTCTGAAAGGTTAGGAATATGATAGAGTCAAAATTTATTATTAAACGCAAATTAGATTTTAAAAACATGAGATTTGGATATCAAGTATGGGATGTTTCAGGATACTCTGAATTTATTGAAAAACCAATTTATGATCATATATTAGAAGAATTTAAAAAATTAGATCCAACGATGAAAGATATAGCTATTTTGAATAAAATTAGATATATTGATAGAGTTAGACATGATTTACTTTATGAAATTACATTTATTTTGGGACATTTTAGAAATGAATTAAATAAAGCTATTAAAAATGGAAAAAATTTAGACGAATTTATTTTTTATGATCTTCATTCAGATTGGTTACTGAAAATAATAGATGATATTATAGATGAAAAAACTTTATTAAAATATTTACCATCTATATTAGAGTGTATGGGTAATATAATTAAGTCTATAAATGATAATTTTGATTTATCAAATAATTCAAGATTTAAATGGTTTCAAAATACTCATAATTATGTAAAATTACTATTAGACGGTAAAATTGATTATGAAAACTATTGCATTAATATTGATTTAGTTATAGATAGCAATATAGAAAATGCGTTATTATTTGAAAAAGAAGTTATTGAAGAATTAAATAGGTATGGTATTAAAAAATAAAAATGATAGGAGCTTAAAATATGAAGAGTTACAATAATACTTTTGATTTGAAAGATGAGTATTACACACCAAAAATGTTAATTGAATTTTTAATACCTTGTTTGTATGAAAAGAATATTATTAAAATACTTTGTCCTTTTGATGATGAGAGTTCTAATTATGTTAAAGTTTTCAAACACTATGGTTTTGATGTAATTTATGGACATATTAATCAAGGTAAAGACTTTTTTAGCAAATGGTGGCTTGATTATGATTTTGATATTTTAATAAGCAACCCACCTTTTAGTAAGAAAAATGAAATCATAAGACTTTTAACTCAAGAGAATATTGATTTTATATTATTAATGAACTTAATGAGCATAAATTATCAAGATTTTAGTGAAACATTAAGATTAGCAAACTTACAAAAACCTATAAATTTCATAATACCAAATAAAAAAGTTAGCTTTGATGGAAATACGAGTAGCTTTAGTAGTGGTTATATTTGTAATTGTATAGAAAGTAATTTGTTTGTTGATCTACCGCATAATAATTCAAATAAACATTATAATAAAGATATTTAAGTTTATTATAATTATGAAAATTTTGAAAGGAGTAAGAAATGTTACTTGAAGTTGTATTTGAAAACTTTAAATTTTGTAGGCAAGATAGGGTTGAAATTAATTTTGATACAGTTTATAGCCCCGATTATTTTAAGAAAACTTTTAGAAAAGTAAAGTGTAAATGTAACCCTTTAAAATCATTATTTTTTGTTGATTGTGATTTACCAAAATATATTTTAAAAGCAATTAAAAGAGACAAAAGTCTTTGCAATGAAATAACAAAAGATTATGGTGTTATTACACTCACTTATAGACAAGATGATTTTTTAATTGATTACATTTTGAAAATTACGGAGTCTGAAATTATCCAAACAACTGATTTAGTTTACTTAGATTTGTATCTAAAGGATGAAAACTCTGATTGTGCTAAAACTATAAATGAAAATACAAAATTAAAACCTTCTGAGAAAAAAGCACTTGAAAAAGTTAAGCAATTTGAAAAAAATACAATAGAGTTTAATTCTTATGAGTACAAAGATAAACTTGATTTTCTAACGCATATTTTCAAGCATTTTGATAATAAAACTAATTGTATAATGTTTTTGGATGATTTATTAATGAAATTATCATATATGGCACTTTATAAAATTTCAGTTGAGTTATATAATGATAAATATCAAAACATCCAAAAGTTTTGTTTAATAGATGGAAAACATTGGCATTTATTAAAAGACTTTAGAAATTGCTTAATTTCACCAGACAATGTTTATTTTTATGGTGAAAAAGATTTAATTTCAATAAGTGATTATGAAGATGCTTTAAAAGTATTTAATGAACCTATTCATCGTCGTATGTTTATTGAATATGAAAGTCCTTATCAGGAACCTGATGATAAATTTATTACTGAATATTAAGATTTAAAATATATTATAATAAAGGAGTAACAAATGAATGTAAATGTTAAAATATATCCAAGTGATATAGAGAATTTTGATGAATATGATTTAATAGAGCTATATTCTGAATTATCATGTGATGAAAAAGTAAATTTTTTAAGAGAAGTTAATATGATAAATATTGATGATATGTCTATGTTTGATCCACTTGAAAAGATACAAAATATTTTATATAATTTACCATTAGATGAATCTTACAAAATTGTTTGTAAATTAAAAGAAGATTTTAAAAGTCAAGAAGAGTGGGAAGAATTAGTAAAGAGCATAAACTCTTAAAGGTTTATAAATGAAAAATATTTTAATTATAAACTTTACCGAATCAATTAAAAAAGAATTTGAATTAAAAGACATGGATTGTTTAGATGTTGGTGATTTATTTGAAAGAAAATCAATAGTACTTCCAAAGAAAAATCACGAATCAGTATATATTGATGATGTTTTATTTTTATTTTATGAACATGATTTATTAGAAAATGTTTTTGAGTTATGTTATAAAAATAACACAGATAAAAAATATTATTTCATGGGAGAAAACAATGAAATAACTAAGTTTATTCAATTCTTTTTTAGAGAAGATAAAGTACCGTATTACATAATAAATGAAGATGAAAGAAAAATGATTACACAAAGTATGTTAGATTGCACCTTACAACAAATAAGAGAAAATAGACAAGTAAAAGATTTTTGTATTAAAAACTTTGAAACGCTAAGAACTAGAATGAAAACTAAAAATGATTTTAAGTCTGAATTTAGTATTAATGGAAAATTTTATTTTAATATTAAAACATCATTTTTAAAAAATTACGGAACTATTGATATTACAATAGACTTTAAAACAAATAAAGATGAAGATGTATTAAAAAATATTACTGACTTTCATTTGAATGATCAAGGAAATTATAGATTCTTATCTATTTTAGGTGAAGATATATCAGATAGATTTGTAAGTGATATTAATAATGATGAATTTAGTGAAAGTTTGTTTCAATTTTTATTTAGTTCTATAATTTAAGTTTAGTTTAAGTATATTTTGTTATAATTGTAAAAATTAAAATTTGAAAGGAAAGAAAATGAAACTTAATTATAGAGTATGGGACGATAAAAACAAAAAATTTTACTACAATGAAAATCCTATTGATGGTGATGTAGAACTTTTTACTGGATATATTGATGAAAATGGAAATAAAATATATGCTGGAGATATTTTAGAACACTTAACATGGGTTGAAGAATATATGGAGGATGAAGCACATGAAGAATTGATTTATGAAATTGTTTGTTTTGATATAAAAGACGGACTTTATTCAAGGTTATCTGATGGATGTTGTGGGTGGTATTTTGAACATTTTATGGATGATAAAAATAAGAAAATAAAAGAAATGTGGCTTTCTGGTAATATCCACGAAAATATGAATTTGTTAAAGGATGAAGAATGAAATTAAAAGATTTTGATTTTAGGGTTTGGAATAATAATTCTAAAACATATGAAGCAGGAAGTATAATAGAGTCGTTGGGTTTTATAACTAGCGTATTTAATCAATTAACCTATGAAAAACCTACTATAGATTATGAAATAGAATTATTTACAGGATTTTATGACAAAAATGGCAAAAAGATTTATGAAGGTGATATTTTAGAAAATAAAGAATTTGAAGAATTTTATCTTATTACAAGAAATGATATTGTTTATAATATTCTTGAAATAGCAATATATCGAAAAAATATTAAAGGGCAACTTTACAAATATAAGAAAAATGCAGATATAAGTTTTTTCAAATCCATACCATCAAGCAAATATATGGAAATTGTTGGAAATATTAATGTGATTAAAGATTTATTGGAGGAAACAAATGAAAGTAAAAGTTGATTTCAGAGAATACAAAGGTTTTAGATATGTTGTTTTACCTAATAAATCATGGAGATGTGGATATTTGCTAATAGATGAAAATTTATTTAAAGATCTGGGACTTTATTGGTATGATAACCATACATTATCTAATGATGGTGCTATAACTTGGATACAGAATAGAAAATTAGGTGATAAAGAGTTTGAAGGTCAAAAAGATAATGAAATATATTTTGGAATAGATACTAACCACACTTGGAGTTGTAGTACAAGTGATGGATATGTTGATTCTATTATGAAAGAGTGGATAGATTGGATAGTTGATAATAAGGAAACAACATGAAACTTAAAAACTTTATTTTTAGAATATATGATGAAAAATTTGTTGGATGTAGTGATAAATTATGTAAATGTCATCAAACAAAATTCATTTATGGTGATGAAGCAAAAACAAGATTATCAGAATTTGATGAAAATACTATTATTAATTTATGCACAAATTATAAAGATATTAATGGAAAAAAAGTTTATGAAGGTGATATTGTAAAAGTTAAAGCACCAAATTATGAAGAATTAGTAATAATAGATTGGCGTGATAGTGAAAATAAATTTGTTGCACTTAAAGGTAAATGGAAATATGTATATGATTTTCATGAAACTTTATGTGGCGAATTTGACATTGATAAATGTGAGTATTTAAATACTTTTGAAGTAGTTGGTAACATTTATGAAAACGAAGATTTGTTGAAGGAGTAAGTTATGGTAAATAACATTGTAAAATGTCCTTGTTGTAAGCAAAATATTGAAATAGATCAAGATATTTTAAATGACTTACAATTGTTATGAATGTATGAATTGTGGTAAAGAACTTACATTATATCCTATTTTCAATGTAGAATTTAGAGTAAGATAAGTTTATTTTAAGGCTAATCTGATATAATTATGGTATAAAAATTAAACGATTAAAAAGGATAACAAATGCCATTTGTAAAATTTATTAATGAAGTTGTTAATGATATGCTCAGTGAGGTTTATGTAACCAACAGCAAAACAGGTCTGGATTTTAAAGAAGATTATAATAATATAGAATCGCGTGGGAAGAAAGCTTTGAAAATTCTACACAAGCTTGCAAGGGGTGGATATGATTCCAAACAATATTATAACATTTATAGTGACTTGCTGAACGAATTATGGAATATAAATCAATATCTAGTTATCTATAAAAACGATATGCCTTGGTATAGGGATGAACTCAAATCACCAAAATTGAAAATATACCAAGAAAACATCCGTGATTATATGGATGATATTAAGCAAGCTATGAGAGAGCTAAAAGCCGATTATGCTTCTGTTTCTCACATTAGTAATAAAAATCTAGAAACCAATATAGAATCTATTATAGACGAATATAAAAGATTATATAAAATAGTTGAAAAAATCGCTCTATCACAGTGATGAAGTAGAAAAATATTAAAAATTAGTGGAAATATATTAGCATAAGACTTACCCCAAAAGAAATAATTGGGGGAGTTATAATGAAGATATTAATGATTCACCAAATAAATGATAAAATGCTTGAAGGGAGTTGTAAATGAATGGGAATGTAATTATATTTATAGGATTAATTATTCTGTCAGGAATAATTTACTGTTATTTAAAATATGATAACCATAAAATGAAAATCGAAATAACAAGAGATATTTCAAATGTTGTTAAAAAGTCACCAGAAATAATACTAAATGATGAATTTTACAAATTATATGTAAAATATATAGGTCCTAGTGAAGAATTATTATTTTATAAAAATTGCAATAAAGGAAGGTAATAATGAATAAAATTAAACAATGGACTATAGAATTAATGTGTATGTTCTATCCTATAAAAATAAAAAGCACCGCAAAAGATAATTATTATATATCATATAAATTTAAATTCAACAAGTATTATGTTTTCGGTGATAAAGGCGGAGCATTATTTGCTGAAAATTATAAGGATGCTTTAAGAATAGTAGAATGGATGGATAATAACTAAGTTTATAATAATATAACTTATGTAAATTGAAAGGAAAAGGTAATGGTATCAACAGTATTTGAAAATGATTATGTAGAAGTTGTCACTAGAAAGGATGCTGAGTTTATAGTCGAAAATTTTATAAAAACTTGTGATTGGAATGATGATGAAAATTGCGATAAGTGCGCAAGTATAGATAATTTAAAGTTTCACTTAGAAGTTAATAAGGATTGCAATATTTTCGTTAGATTTAAATTTAATAAAGATGATAAAACAAACATTAGATGGAGTGGCAATTTATGTGTTAATTCTATATCAGAATATGTCGAAAATGAATTAGAAAGTGATATAGAATTAGTTAAATATAGTAGGGAATTAAAATGATAAAACAATACAATAGAAGAAATGTATATTATTGGCAATATACATGAAAATGAGAACCTATTAAGATATATTGAATGTGAGGAAGTGGTATGAAGTTAATCAGGACTAGTGAGAATGTTTTAATACATCTGAATTTATTTTCTAAAGTGATAATCAGTGCATATTATTCAGAGGGTTATGTGGAATGTTGTTTCTATGAATGGACAGGAAACCTTGTTAACAATACATCAACCACACTAATTATGTTAGCTGTGAAAGAAGACTGTAGTGATATTGATGTTGAAAATGTAAAAGAAGAACTTGAAAATTACTTAATGAATTATATCCTTGTATTTGTGGAAAGTGATAAGAGGGTTCTGGATTTGAAATCTGAACAGTTTCTAAATGACATACTATGTAGATTTACATACTTAAAATTAAGGGGAACAAAATGACAAAAACACAATTTAATAAAATTAAAGAAAGATTGACACAATGGCGTGAAGAAAGACATTTAACCTATGAAAATCAGCAAGCAGAATTTTTAGGTAATGTTTTTAAAAAAGTAAGTGAGTATTTTAGAGCAAAAGATGATTTAGAAAGAGTTGACGCACTTTGTGATATAGCGGTATTTTGTTTTAATGCTTTTGATATTGAATATGATTTTTATGGTAATTCAAGAATGAGTTTATCAATATGTCTAAATAGTTATTTAATTGATAAAAATTCTTTAGCATTAAATAATGAGGTAAATTATGGAATGAGTAAAATTGATTATTATGAAATTGTAAGTTATATACTTTCTAATATAGAGAAACAAGTTTCAGACTTAGATTTTGATTTTGATTTCTATAAATGTATGCTAGAAAAAATTAAAGAAATTGAAAGTAGAACAGGGTATTATGATGAGAAGTTAAAGAAGTTTATCAAAGATACTTCAGATGAGGCTAAAGCAAAATGGTATAAAGCTGATTATGAAAGTTGTATGTTTGAAGGTTGGGAGAAGTAAATTAATAAAAGAATTTAAAAAGTAAAAATAAACTTTTAGATATATTGACATAGTAACTCAATATCGTGATAATAGTTGTGATTTAAAATTATTTTAAGACTAATGTGTTACAATTATAAAAGTAAAGAAAATTATTTAACCAAAAAGGATAAAAATGGAAAATTACAAAAGTGTTTATAATGATTGCTTATTGCTCTTTTTGGAACTACAAAAAAGCGATGATAAACAAAAACTACAAATATATGATTTAATGTTAGAATGTATTAAACTAAAATTTCCTGAAATAACAACTAAAGAGAATATTAAAAAAGTTGAGGAAATATTAAAAGATTGTAGAGAAATAGAAACTCTTGATGAAAACAAAACTTATGGAACAATTTCTTGGTGTTATCTTCTTAATTATATCGGAGATGTCTATAGCATTGGATATAAGGTTGTGTATTATGGTACAAATGGAAGATATTCATATAATGATGATTATTTTGAAAATATTATTAATTTGTACTCAATTATAACTTTTTTAAAGGAAAAACTACAAAAAGGTTGCCCAGATAATGTTTCATTAGCTGTATTTAATAAAGAAGGAAACTAAAATAAATTATCTGTGGAAATATGATTACTCAATTTATGATGATATTTTGTAGTTAATAAAACTAAGTTTTATTAACTACACAGAGGATTAAAATGACAAATAGATGTTTTATAGGTATATTAGAAAACAATAATAATGTGAAATACTCGTTTTGTATGTATGATGGTAATATAGAATTAGCTGGTAGAATACTTTTACAAAATTATAATTATAATAAATTGTGTGAATTATTAGATATAGGTAAAGATATTCGTTTTTTATCAAACCGCATTGATTTATGCAATTTCTTTGAATATGAACATAATTATAATCATGATGTAAAAATGAATTTGGAAGCATTTAAGAATATAGTATTTGATGACCATTATTGTGATATAAAATACATTTATTTGTTTAAAGATGGTAAATATTATTTTGCTGATAGAAATAATTATAAAAATCTACTTGAAAATGCACTTGAAGACTTTATATGTTAGGATAAAAGATATTAATTATCATATAACACACAATAAGCTTAATTTAAGACTAGTATGTTACAGTATGAATAATGAAGATAATTTAATAGAGGAAATAAAATGCTAGAATATTTTAATTGCTACACAAGTAAAAAAGAATTTTATAATTATGAAAAACTTAAACAAGAATTAAATGAACATGGATTAAATATAAAAGATGATGAAAACAGTATAAAAGAAGATATAGATAAAAATATTTTAAAAAGGAAAAACAATGAAATTAAGTAATTTTAAAATGTGTAAGATTAATAAGAAATATCACTGCATTAATACTAAATCTGCATTAGTACAGGAAAATTACAAAATGGAAAAATCAAAATATAGTGTTGTAAAAGAGTTTATAAGTTTAAACTACAATATACCTATTGAAAAAATTGATAAAGAAACTGAATTATTTTTCTTTTCAATAAAATTATTATGTGATATTATAGAATTATGTCCAAACCACAAAAAAGAAATAGAAGATAAAGTAGGAGAGCTTTGTGATTTTAGAGAATATCAATTGGAATCTTGATAAATAATTAAAAAGGAGATAAAATGTTTAAAAAAGTATTAAATTGGTTTATAAATAATTTTTGTGCTTGTATTTTGTTGTTATATCTAATACTTCTGCTAGTAATAATAGATGGTGAAATTAGTTTAAGTAATGTTATAACTGTTATTGTAATTACTGGTTGTTATATTGTAGAAAGAATTGAAAATATAATTAAAAGTAATAAAAATGTCTGAGGATATTAATACAAATTATTTTTAATAGAATTAAACAAAGCCTAACTTTGGCTTTGTTGATTTTTGCTAATCATTTTTGTAATTTGAGCAATAGTCATTATTTCTTGCTTACCACTACCTTTTTCAGCTTCTTTTGGAGCTATCTTAATTTGAATATCAACTATATTTTTGTAGATATCAGTAAGTAATTTTGTACTATTGTTTATAGTATCAACTAATGTTGAATAAGCCATAACAGCTTGATTAGAAGATAAAGGATCAGCTAATATATTATTCGAAATAACTTCTAATATATCTTGTCCTCTTTTAATAGTATTAACTAAAGATTCTCTCATTAAGTTAAAATCTTCTTTTAAATATGTGAACTTTAGATTTTCTTCTGGATTAGATTTTACTAAATCTGATTTTTCAACTTCAACTATTGTTTTTTCTGTTATATTAAAAATATCATTTATTTTATCTAATTTTTTTCCTAATGCTTCTGCTTTTTCTTTCATGAGAATTCTAACTCCATTTCATAAATATTACTTTGTAAATCAAATGAATTTACTGCTTGAATACTTAACTTTAAGGTACCTTTATTTTTAGCAAACACAGTAAAATAATTTAATTGTTTTGATATAATAGGATTAACACCATTATCTTCTAATACATTTATAATAAACTTAATATTATCATCAGTATCATCTGTGTATAATATCCTATATTTTATATTTTCTTGAATAGGTAAGTTTTTAACTTCACCCTTTACACCATCTATAACTGGTTTTACTTTATTCCATTCTTCACCATAATCTATTCTAACAAATGAATCTATATCCATCATATGTGTATTTTCATTAACATTAAACTTATGCACTATTTCTTTACTATCTTCAGAGAAATCTACCACTGGTGATAAGTATAGTTTAACCTGTTGAATAACAGCACCATTTTTAATAGGGGGATATATATTCCCGTGAAGCCTCATTGTAACATTAGCACTACAAATTCTTATATCAGCTCCATCATTTTCATCAGGTAATTCATAATCTACACTAATTAATTCAACTTGTATAGTTGTAGGTTCTGTTAACCATTCTAACTCTCTAACCCTTAAATTGATGTTTGGGTTAAAGAAAGGTAAAATTTGCTCTAATATAGAAGTTAAGTCAGTTAAAGATCTTGTAGCTATACTTAATACAAAATCAAAAGAATAAGGAACACAGTTATGTTGAAAAGTTATATTTTTTCCGTCAATATCTTTTATAGGTATTTGAAATCTACTTGTAGCTCTTTGATCATCTCTTTCCATACTCATTAAAGCTAAAGACATTCTAGGTAATATGTTAAAATTACCATTTAATAATTGATCTAATTCTGTATCACTAAAAACAGAAGCAGCATCTTTACTTCCAAAACTAATAGGTACTGTGACATACTTATCTGTTTTTTCATCTATTTTCTTTTTAACTTGTATACTATTGAATATATCGAGTAACCCTTTACAGTACTTCTTAGTTGTTTCGAAAAAGAAAAACTCCATTTAATTTCACCCTTCATAAGTTATTATGTTATCCATTTATTTATAAGTTAAGGTTGATTTAATATAGTTTATGTTATAATAGTATTAAAATATTTAGGATATAATTATATGGATAATAACGATAAAATAACATATTTGAATAATTTAGGATATGAAGTTATATCTAAAAATCTATCAGTTAATTTAGAGGTTAAATGTTTTAAAGGACATACTTTTAAAAGAGCATTTAGTGTTTTTGAAAAAGGTTGTACTACATGTCCAAAATGTAAAGACGAAGCAAAAATGCAGTTTTTACATAATTTGGGATATAAAATAATATCAAAAGATAAAAATGATTGTTTTGAAGTGGAATGTAAACATGGACATGTTTTTAAAAGAGCACTTAGTGTTTTTAAAAAAGGAACACATTCATGCCCAAAATGTGAACTTAAAAATAAGATAAACCATCTTCATAATTTAGGATTTAAATATAAATCTGATAATTTAGTAGAATGTCCAAATGGGCACACTTTTAAGCGACAATTTAGTAAATTTGCTAATGGTCATGTTATATGCCCAGATTGTAATAAACAGAATAAACTAGATTTTCTGAAGAAATGTGGTTATAAAGCTGTTTCTGATGATTTAACCTATAATTTAATGGTTAAATGCCCAAAAGGACATATTTTTAAAAGGACATATTATACCTTTGAGAAAGGTACAGTTATATGTCCTGAATGTGATAAAAATAAAAAAGAAATGTATTTAAGTAAGTTGGGATTTACAATTCAGTCTGAGTCTTTAGGACATAGTTTAGAAGTTAAATGTACAAAAGGACATATTTTTCAAAGATCATTTAGCAACTTTTTTGGTAAAAATGTAACATATTGTCCAAAATGCAAAGATGATGAAAAAGTATTAATTATAAATGAATTAGGTTATAAAATTACATCAGAAAACTTAGCAAAATATTTAACCGTTGAATGCCCAGAAGGCCATATTTTTCAAAGAAGTTTCGGACATTTCAAAAGAGGAAATATTTTATGTCCTACATGCAACCCTTCTACTAGCTCATTTGAAAAAGAAGTATCTGATTTACTAGATAACTATATAGAAAATGATTATTCAATTCTAGGTGATAAAGAACTAGACTTCTATTTACCAGGGTATAATTTAGCGATAGAATGTAATGGAGACTATTGGCATTCTGAGCAAATGGGTAAAGACAAAAACTACCATTTAAATAAAACAGAAAAGTGTAAAGAAAAAGGTATTCAGCTTTTACATATTTTTGAATCATCTTGGATAGAGAAAAAAGAAATATGGAAGTCAATTATAAACAATAAACTAGGAAAATCAGACAAAATAATGGCTAGAAAATGTATCCTAAAACAAGTATCTAAAGCAGAAGAGAAAGAGTTTTTAGAAAGTAATCATCTCCAAGGATTTACTGGTAGTTCTATCTGCTATGGGTTGTATTACAAAGATGAGTTGATGTGCCTAATGAGCTTTGGTAAACCAAGATTCACTAATAGTTATGATTGGGAATTAATCAGATTATGCACTAAGATGGGATTGAATATTGTAGGTGGTGCCTCTAGATTATTAAAACATTTTCATAAAAATAACCCTGGGTCATTAATAAGTTACTCGGATAGACTTTACTCTGATGGATCAATATACAAACAATTAGGGTTTTCTTTTAGTCATTATTCAGCACCTGGATATTTTTACATTAAAGGTAATAACAAATATTCAAGACAACAATTTATGAAGCATAAACTAAAAGACAAACTAGAAAGATTTGATCCAAACTTAACTGAGTATGAAAACATGTTATTAAATGGATATAATAGAGTATGGGATTGTGGTCAAGGTGTTTGGGTAAAAGATTAACTATCTAAATAACCAAACACACTATCAGTTCCTTTAACTAAAGGACTTTCTTTATCTTGCTCTTCTTTTATTTTATCTTTTGAGTTTTCTGCACTTCCAACTAAATTAAAAATTTCATCTAAAGATTCATTAACTTCTTCATTATTAACTTCTTCTAAAGTTGGTATATTATCATGATTATAATTAAATGATTTACATCTTAGCATATAAACATTTTTTGAGTTTGAATAAGTAAATTGGTTATTAGCACCAGGTACTTGATGTTCAATACTTGTTATTTCAATATATTTCCCACTTGGAAGCAATAATAAATCACCAACAGCAGATGGTATTTTAGACTCATCTTGAAATATCCTTTTCATTGTATTAGCACTAACAAAAAGATTCATAGAATCCATTGTAAATATACCAAATTTATTTAATATATCCCCTCTTTCATCAAACATTTCTGCATTTTCTGGTAATGCAAATATCTGATATGTTGCTTCGGTCCCATAATTTATTATATCATCTAGAACTTTATCGTGTCCTAATCTTGTTGTTTTTATATATGTTAATTGAAACCCATACATATCTATTATTTCTGCTGATAGAGTACCAAATAATTGATACTCATTTTGTCTATTATTTAAGTTCCAAGCCATATTTTACCTATTGTATTTCAATACAATGTAAGAAAATAGATTGTCCATCATTAGTATTATCTAGTGGATGTTGAACTACATCATACCTTAAAAAATGAAAATATGATTCAGCACCACTTGTAGCGTCAAAAGCTTTTGTTATATTATAACTATAAAATGCAAAGCAAGTAGAACCATCAGCTATTTCGACTTCTTTATTTCTATGCTTATAAGAAATTAGCATATATTCTTTATTTAAAGTATTATAATAATCACAATATATTTCTGTTGCACCTATGGATCCCATGAAATATGAGTTTGTGAAATCTTCATTTGCCTTAAAATTAGGATGTGACATCAATTTAGCGCAAGTTTCATATGGTGCTGTAATACACATAGTTATAGCTCTTTTGGTTGAAGCAGCCATTTCCAATATTTTTTTCTGAGCTGCATTAAATAATTCTATACCAACTAATGGATCATTAGGTGCTTTTAATGTTAATTGTGTTTTTGTTGCTTTAGTTGTCATCATTTTTAAAGCTGAAAAGTCAATTTCTTGGATAATTTCTGTTAAAAGTTCTCTTTCTAATATATCTTCAACAGTTGTTTTACCAGTAAGAGCAACTAAATCGGTAATAGCTTCTATTGACCATTTTGATCTTATTTTTTTAGTTTGACAGTTTATTGTTCTTTTTACAATTTTATAATTCATTTCAGCTTTTACATCAGTTTCCTGATTATTATCTCTATTTCCAGCAAAATCAGGTAAAATAGTAGCATAAGGGGTGCTGCTTTTATTAGTTCCAGTATAATCTGTTAAATATTTTCCCTTAAAAGCAAAAATACTACCATTAGGAACTGCTACATTTATTCTTGCTCCTATTCTATTTAACAAAGATTCAGTGTATATACGATATATTAATTTTGCAAGTTTTAATTCAACACCAGCAATATCAACTGTTGTGGTTGATTCATTTATAACCTTACTCATATCTTTCCTTTATTTAAGTATATTATGTTATTTATATTTATTAAGATGACTTTAAGTTATTATATGTTATAATAAAATAAAAAGGAATTATATGGATTATTTGAAGGAAGAAGATTTAAGAGATGAGATTATAAAATTACAAAAGGTTGAAAAACTAAAAGAATTACTAAAAATAGAAGATAAAACAGATGATGATATTCAACAAATAGAGAAATTAAGAGAAGAAGGGATATCTGAACATTATAAAAAAACAAAATTTGGTGAAATGTGTTTGCTTCTAATAAAACGAATATTAACAATGCCAAAATTTAGCGGATATACATATAAAGATGATTTTTATTCAAATGCTACTGAAAAGTTAATGTTGTATGTAATTCCTAATTTTGATGCTAATAAGGTTTCAAAAATATCCAAAGAACCAGTTAAAGCTTTTGCATATTGTACTCAAATAATAGTTAATAGTATATTACAAGTAATAAATGAAAGAAAAGCTGAGCAGGAACTATTAAAAAACTATTATACTGATTACACAGAATTAGAATTACGATTGGAACAGAAAGAATATACATGCTGTTATAAAACTGATGATGAAAATATAGAATATGATGTAGAAATATATCCTATCGTTGTTATAGATGATAAATTGTATATTGTAGAAGATATTAATAAAAAAGTTGAAACTGATTTAAATCTTGATATTTCAAAAAGGTATTTTATTGTAAATGAAGATATTATTCAATCTAATACACTATGGGATATTTTGAAAAATATTGATAACAATAAAACAGTAAGAATGATATACCATCATGATTATTTATTAAAAACTGATGAGTATAACAAAATTACTGGGAAAAACTTTAAAACATTAGATATTATGAAGTTTAGGAACACATATATTCCTAGTTTTCCTAAAAAAGAGAAAAAGACAGTAGAAAGTGAGTTAGATATATGGGAAAATTAATAGCTTTAATAGGGGATTTACATTTTGGGTGTAAAAATTTTGATCATGATATTCTTGAAGTACAACTAAATTCTCTAGAAAAATATAGAGATATCTTAAAAGAAAAAAATTGTAGTACAATATATCAATTAGGTGATATGTTTGATAATAGAAAGCTAATTGATTTAAAATTATTACATACCTTATCAACTAGATTTAGAAATATATTTGAAGGGTTTAATTTTTATACATTTGCTGGAAATCATGATATGTATAACAGAGGTAATAGAGATATTGTTTCAAGTGAGTTATTTGCTGATTTACTTGGAATAAAATATATTAAAGAACCATCATATCATATTTTTGGTAAATACAAAATAGGAATATCTCCATGGTTATGTGGTGATGAAGAGTTACTAAAAGAATGTGATATATTACTAGGTCATGCTGAATTAAAAGGATTTAAATATAATCATACAAGTATTGCTGAAGAAGGATTAAACATTGATAATTCAAAATATAAAAAAGTTTATATGGGACATTATCATTTTAACCAAAATAATGTTTATATAGGAACACCTTATCAAATGACTTTTAATGAAATTAATTCTGTACCTGGTATAATTTTGTTAAATGAAAACTTAGAAGAAGAGTTTGTAGAAAATACTTGGGATAGGCGACATTTTACTGTTACTGTTTTAAAAGATAAAATAATCTTGCAGTATAAAGATGAACCTGAGTTATTTACTGGCAACTTTCCTGATTTTTGTAAAGTAGGGAAAATAATACTTGAAGAAAAAAATGAAAAAGAGGATAAAATATTAGAATATTTTGGTGCTAGGGCAAGAATAAGCAAGGTATTCTACAAATATGAAGAAGAAAAGTTATATAAATCTGTTAGTTTAAATAACTCTGTTGCCGAGTCATTAGATTTTATAAAAGAATATATTTTGAAAGAACACAAGCATTTAGAGTCAGTATTGAATGATGTTATAAATAATTAAGCTTAAATTAAGAAAACTATGGTATAATTTTATAAATTAAAGGAGAAACAATGGTTATTAATGTTAGTAAAAATATGTTCCAAGAAAGAATGCAAAAACAAGGACTAAGTTATGGTGCTTCAGATATTCTTTTCGACTATATAGAACAACTAGAAAATGATATTGGTGAGCAAATTGAATTTGATCCAATTGCTATTATGTCTGATTTTTCAGTTGCAGAAGGTGAAAATGAATTAAAAGATATATTAGAAGACAAAGGTTATTTTGATATTGAAGATGACGATTCAGATTTAGATGATGCAAAACAAAGAGCTGTAGATGATGGTGTCTTAGTCTATGAAGATGATGATTATTATGTATTTAGAGATATGTAAAAATAAAATGAGTGATTAAACCACTCATTTTTTAAGGAGAGAAGGAGAGAATTTGAATAACATTAATTTTAAATCTATAACACTACAAAATTTTATGAAATATGGAAACAAAAAAACAAAATTTGAATTTACTAATGGTATTCATTTGGTAACAGGTAAGAATGGTGCTGGAAAATCAAGCTTATTTTTAGCATTACATTATTGTCTTTTTGGTAAAACATATAATGGTAAAACAATAGGATCACTTGTTAATAATATCAATAAAAAAGGAATGTATGTTGAAGTTGAAATGAATATTAATGGAGATGAGTTCACAATTAAAAGAGGGACTAATCCTAGCATTTTTGAAATATACAAAAATAATGAATTAATACCATTATTAAGCACAAATTCAGCGTATCAAGAATTTTTAGAAAATAATATATTAAAATTTACAGAACAAGCTTTTAGAAACCTTATATATTTAGGTGGAGATTTGTTAAGTCAATCATTTGTAAGGTTATCTAAAAAAGAAAAAGAAGATGTATTTGCTATACTTTCTGATACTGCTACATTTTTAGAACTTACTGAAAAAATAAAACTTTTAAAAAAAGAAAAAACTACTATACAAACAAATACATTATTTAAAATAAACACTTTGCAAGATGTTATATCAAAAGCAAAAATAAAATACGAATATGATTTAAAAGCTTATAATGACTATATAGAAAATAAAAATAATAATATTAATGAGATTGAAAATAAAATTAAAGAAGAATCTAAAAAAATTGAAAAATTAAAAGAGTTAAAAACACAATATGACAGTATATTAACACAGGACCCTTCTAATAGAATAAATGATTTGTTAAAAACTATCAATGAGCAAAAATCAGCTTTACAATTAATGGAAAAATATAAAATGTGTAAAGGTTGTGAGAAGTTAAAACAAATTATTCCAAGCAACATTGATGTCTCTAATCATGATGATTTATTAAAACAATTAGAAGTATTACAAAATGAAAATGAAGTATATATTAAAAATAAAGATGATATATATATAAAAATGTTAGAATTAAAACCATCAATAGAAAATAAAAAAATATATGAAGACTTATTAGAAAAAAGCAAAGTAGAACACATAGAAAAACCATCTAATGATGATATTATTTTAAATGAAAAGGAATTACAAGAAGTTTCAAATGAGTATAATGAGATCAATACATATATTTCTAATTTAAATCAACTTGAAATCCTATTGAATAATAACAATTTAAAAGGTGCATTTTTAAATATGCACTTACCATTTATAAACAAAACTATAAACAAATATATAAATATGTTTGATGAGTTTAATTTTACATTTTTGTTAGATTCAAACTTGAAAGAAACAATTACTAAAGATAATAAACCATTTGAATATAAATCTATGAGTAATGGTGAAGCTTTAAGACTAACATTTTCTATAATGTTAGCTTTTTTAGATATTTGTAGAAATAAGTTTGATGTAAAATGTAATTTACTTATACTTGATGAAGTTTTAGATAGTTCTTTAGATAGTGTAGGTAAAAATGAATTATTAAAAATATTAACAAGGAATACTGACTTAATGAGCATGTATGTTATAAGTCATAATAGTGAAATTAAAAATCAATTAGATTATTTTACATCTACTGTTAATATTATTAATGATGGTAAGTTTTCTGAAATAGAATATAAATAATGTTAAAAAGGGAGATCAGTTAAATGGCATATGGTATAGATAATGTATGGTCATTTGTAGATGATTCACAAACTGGCATAGATAAGGTTCCAGTCAATAAAATAATATTGCTAAAAAGTGAAAATAAATTATATTTAAAAAAACAAGAAGGTGGATTGACAGCTACATCAACTGTAAATGAAGCAATTCTTAATAATAGTATTGTATCATTATCAAGTAATGGCAATTTAGGTGTAGTTGATAGTAGTATCAAAGTAATAAATGATCCAGAATTTACCACAACTGATAATATCAGTAAAGGTAAAAAAATGTTCAAAATAGCAATTGAACCTGATACAATAATTCAAGTTCTGGGATTATATATAGAAAATACTGCAAACTCATCAATAGATGCAGTACCTTTTGACTACATTATTAAAAATAATAATGTAGTAATATATACTGATAATGATACAATTCCTATAAAAAAGATAATTTATTCAAAAACAAAAAGCAGTCAATTAAGTTTAAGTAGTTTACCTAAACTATTAACAGAGAATCTTGAATGGACTGTTGGTACAAATGGAACATTTTCAAATTTAGTAGATGCATTACAAGAAGCTTCAAAATATATATCTGTGACAAATTATAAAATTACTATAACAATGAAGTCATCGTATAAATTAACTGAAAGTCTTCATATCAATAATGCAAATTTAGGACATGTTGTTTTAACATCAGAAGATGATTATGTTGATTTTGATGGAACTATGACACCTAATCCCGCTTTTATAAATCAATACGCAACAACTCCTATTGCAGTTTCATTTACATTTGGAATATCTCCAACAATATCGTTTAAACTTAGATTTAGTTCAGTACCTACTATATTTTCGATGGCATTTGGATTCTTACAAACTAATTTTAAGCTTTATAATTCTGGTGTATATAATGCACAATGGGGTGTTGGTAGTGTTGGATGTATAGGATTAGTACAAAACAGTACATTTGAAAATTGTACTGAATCGGGTGTAGTAGCAGACAATGGTAGTATATTAAATGTGTGGGAAAATAATACATTTAAAACTTGCAGTGGAAATATACTATGGAGTGCTGATTCAAGTAAAATATATGCTGGAAATGTTACATTTGATGGAACATATAATAATGTAGCTGCTAATTGTGGTGTTTCGCATATTGCATCTGAATTAGGATTTAATACCCCTATATTTAAAAATATTTCAAACAGTAATTCATATGCTTTATGTGTTGGTTTGGGTGGGCGTATTTCATGTAATAGTAATATAGTTGTATCTGGTTTTAATAAAACTAATATTACTGCAAATTTTTTTTCACCTAGTGGTTATATATGCTTATATTAGAAAGGAATTATAAAAATATGATAAATTATGGAAATTCAAATATAAAAGAAATAATTGATGGTAGTGTTAAAATATTAACAGAGAGCAAAACTTATACAGTAGGAAGGGGGGGGGGTTCTCCAAATTATCAGATGCTTTAGCAAAAGCACTCGAATATATTTCAGTTAAAAATAATTGCAACATAAATATTATATTAAAATCAGGATATAAATTAAACGAACAAATTATCTTAAGAAATGCATTAGCAAATCATATAAATATATTATCAGAAGATGATGAAATATTGCTTAATAATTTTGATGCCGAAAAGTATATCTTTATGTTTTATGGTTGCAAAGCACCTAATATTAAAATTATGATTAATGCTGTAGGAACTAAAGCAAAAGGATGGTATTTTAGAGAAAGTTCTGTTACTATGGTTCCTTCAACATCTAATGCATACAAATATGGTATTAAAAATTGTTATAAAAATGCAGTTTTATCATTAGCTTCTAAAATTGCTATATCCAAATATAGCTTTACCAACAATGGTAACAATTTAGATGGAACACAAGAGCAATCATTATTATATTGTAATGATCAAGGTGAATTAACGGGATTTGATTTAAAATTAGATAATAATGGTAGTGAAAACTGTAATGGATGGTTATATTATTGTGGATATGGTTCTAAAATGACATTAACTAATTCATCAATTACAAATAATAAATCTGCTGCTAATATATTAAATAATAACAATTCTTATATGAATCTACAATATCCTAATTTTACAGGTTCAAAAGCAGCAAATTTATTATTATGTTATAATGGTGCTCATACAAATATAACAGGTAGAAATGTAACTAATTGTACATGGAGTAGATATGAATTACCATTTGCTACCAATACTGTTACAGCCAATGGAATAATTCATGCTTAATTTTGATGGTATTTATTATAAATACCATCAAAATTAATAAAGGATTTATAATGCTAGAATATGGTAGTTCCAGTATAAAAGATATTATTGATAACTCTACAAAACTTTTAACTTCTAATTTAGAATGGACAGTTGGAACAGGGGGGGGGCAAGTTCGAAGACTTGCAAACTGCTATCAATGAAGCCAATAAGTATATAAATTATAGTAATAAAAGTATAACTATAAAATTAATTAGTGACTTAGTTATAAATGAATTTATTAATATTGTGAATATACATTCCCCATTTTTAAATATAGATTTTAATGGTTATTCTATTACATTAAATAATGCTTCCTATGATATTGGATTTTCCATGTATAATTCAATCTTAGGAGGTATTAGTAAATTAAAAATAAATTGTAATAATAAAAGTATCAATACAGCAGTTTTATTACAAAGAAATTCATTCTGTTGTTTTGACGATATGAAAGGGATATTAAATTGTTTGGGTAACGCATTTGCTTTATCTATTAATTCAGAAGCTTATGTATTTAATTCAACTTGTGAATTAAGTGCAGGTAGCAGTGGATACTTTTCAAAAGGAATATTATCTGTAGGAAGCAGATTATTATTTCATACTTGTAAATTTACTCAAAATTCAGGAGCGTTAAGCCAAAGTGTTGAAACTTCTGGAATAATAGATAATTTTAATACAACATTTTCAGGAAGCATAACTGGTAAGTCTCAAGTTGTGGGTACTTGGACTAAAAATGGATATATTTCAGCTTAAATACAGCTAAACTACTTCAATACAAATTACAAAAATCTATTTTTCAGTTTTAATATTATATATT